CTCGCATATATTCTAAATCAAACATTACTTTGTAGTTTTGATTTTTTCATTTTTTATTGCGAAAGTATTACCCATTTTTAAGAGTTCACCTAAAGTTGAGTTATGGTATTCAGCCATTTTATCATCAACTCTATCGAACATAATGATTGCTTGGTATTCTTCTTCAGTAAGAGTAATACCGTGTGATAACGCATAGTAAACACTACGGTCACTTACACGCATTGAAACCAAATCTTCATTAAATTCAAACATCTTTCCTTGGTTCTTACGGTGCCAGTCTGATGTACATGGAGTATAAAGATTTGCTTTACCAATTTGGTGTAAGAAACAAACTTTTAATAAAGAAGTTTGGTCTACTTTTTCACCTTCTGGTAATGCATTATTGAATTTTACAGCATAGTTTGCAACTTTTAATAAATGGTCAATAAGACCACCTTCAAAAGCGTTATGCAAGCTTTCCATTGTTGATGCTGGGGCTTTGATGAAAGATTCACCTAAATAACCCATAAGGTCACTATTCATGAAACCTAATTTTGTTGCTGTTTCAAAGTATTTTTTTGTATTTGAAACAATTTTTTCTTGTTCTATTGACATTCTATATCGTTTTAAGAAGTGTTATTTTATACAAATATACTACTTTAATTTCAATAAATCAAGTCTTTTGGTGTTAAATTTAATGTTTTTTAATTATTCACGAATAATTGTTTGAGTACCACCAGTGATTCCATCATCTTCAATTTTTTCGGTTTCCAACTTTTTACTATATTCTTCTTTCAAATTTTTGATTTCATTTTCAAAAGTTTTTCTTTGAGTACTCAATAGGATATTTGTTACTGCTTGTTCTTTATCTTTAGCGTCAACTCTATCCATAAGGTCTTTGATATGTTTGGCATCTTTACCTAAGTTATCGATTGGTGATTTAAGCTTGGATATCGTATCACTCTGAAAAACACCTAAGTGATTCAATATATTAGATTCAGCTTTTTCTAAGCTTGGTAAAGTTGCAGTTTCAACTAATAATTTTTTAGTTCCAACATTTGTTGTGGAATCTTCTTCTCTTAAAAATTCAGCAATAAAGCTGAATACATTTAATAAATCTTGTTTCTTGTTCATAGTTTTAGTTTTTATTAACTAGTGATAAGTACAAAGCTCTTCTATCTTCGGTTACTTTATCCATAGAGTATGTATCTTTAACCGTTTGGTATAAGTTTTCTTGCAATGCAGTTACAACTTCTGGGTTAGTTATTAATTTTTTAATTGCTGTGTACCAATCTTTACCATTCTTTTTAGAATCAATAAGGATACCGTTGGCTTCCATATCAAAACCACCACCATATTGAATAGCGTTTGTTAAATCAATTTGGTATGGTCCGTAGTCTTGAGCGATAATAGCTTTGTGGTGAAAACCAGCTTCAATCACTTTTAATTGACTTTTAACTTGGTTGAAGATGTGTTCTTCAATCGGTGCCAAAGAAATATCAAACAAATTGTAGTTAGAAGCATATGTAGAAATTGGTTTTGTCCAAACTCTACGGTATGGTTCGTTTGCAACGTTAGGGAATTCATCTTGTGAAAATTTCATAAGGAATTCTTTATATTCTGGACTAATAGTTTGATAATTATCAGTAAATATTTGTTCGTATTTAAACCAAACACTTTCTCTTGGTGTAATTGGTCTAGTTTTTTGTTCTTTGGTTACGCTATCAATTTGAGTATGTGTACCTCTAGTATCGAAACCACATAACACAAATTGTACCTTGTCTAATAAATTATCAGTTCTAAGTCGACCTACAACTCCATTAAGAATTTCTAAATCTTTTAAGTGAGATGAACCACCTAACCAACCGATTCTAATTCTGTCGGATTTCTCTAATTTTGGTGTAAATTGTTTTTCTTTAGGGTCAACAGCGTTTGGTAACACATGTACATTTTTATTATATTTAGCAATTTCTTTGGCAAATATAGATGTGGTTGTTGTTACATTTTCGGCTGATTTAATATTTTCTAGAATTTTTTTATCTATTTCAGCATTTTTAATCAAAAGATATGCTGGGTGGTGAATTCCTGGAGCCCAGTAATCATCTAAGTCCATAATAGAAACGATTCCTAAGCTTTTAAATTTCTGCACCAAAGAGGCCATTTGTTCATAAGAACCGATAGTTCTATGATAATGAATAATATCATATTGTTTTAACCATTCATCATTATTGATTTGTGGTTCATAATCAACGTCAATATGAAATTCATCTGGGTAATTATTTTCTAATGCAATATGAGGATTAGTACTTCTAAAGTAAGAAACTCCAGTTCTGTCGCTAGGTACTACTAGCACTTTTAATTTTTTCATAGTTTTATTTTTAAAAACAGTTTTATAATAAGCAAATATATTACAAATCAAAACAATAGTAAATAAAAAAAGCCCTAAAAGGACTTTATTTTATTATTTTTTTTATACAACTTTCTTTTTTACACCTATTTTACCTTCTTTTATTAGTAGGTTAATTGTTTTTTTGATTGTTTCTTCGGTAAGTGTTTTATCATAAACTTGTTTGAAGAATGTTGATATCCCTTCGTTTATCATTTCTTTTAATTCAGCTTTACTACATGTAATCATATCTGAATTTTGAATTTGTCTAGGTGCTTGATTTTCGTTTAATCTTTGTTGTTGTTGTTGTTGTTGTTGTTGTGCTGGTTTTCTAATTGGTGCACCTGTGATTCTAGAAATTTCTTCAGCTGAAACCCCAGTACCAAAACTTTGTGGTCTAGCAATTCTATTCTTCAACATAGCTTCTTTAATCGCATCTGGCATCTTAGATGCACGTACTTGTTCTTCAGTATAATCTGAGACACGTGTTGGGTCAGAGGTTAATAATTCTGGTTGATTGTGGCTAGGTAATCTATCATCATCAAAACCAGATGACTCATTATAACTATTACGTGAATCGTAGTCGTTATATGAAACTTCTGATTCATATGACTCATTTATTTGATTTCCAGATTGTTTAACAGGTTTTTCACCTTCAACTTTTGACATAACTTGTTTGGACTTAGCTAAAAGTGCTTGTAAAGGTCCTAAGTTAACTGGTGTTGGCATTTCCATATTCTTATCTTTTATATTTCTTGTTTTTCAACATTATTTACTGGAGCTTCTGGTTTGTATTGTCTAATAATTGTTGCAAAAGTATTAACTTTTTGTCCTTTTATTAAATTACCTTTCATATCTCCATTATCGTTGTATGCTCCAACGGCACCGTAATCTGAAACTGGTTTGTTCCATTTCATGTTTGTAGGGTACCAACCTTCAATTCTATCTAATCTAAAAATTTTCCACGCACCAGTTGATGGTGTTGTTTTAGAACCACCAAAAATTTGGTATGCTCTAATCGCATAATTACCATTATTTAGCTTTCCGTATACATATGTTTGTATGTACCTTTTGCTAGGTGGTGCATTTTTATAATCTCGATATAAAATATTAACGTTATATTTACCATCTATCGCTGCAACTACTTCATTGCCAGAAACACCTTCAGAAATTATCTGTAAGTGTTTTTGGGTTTCTTCTAATATAACTTCTTCGAATAGATTGTAAAGTTTCATAAATATTTTTTTTTAGATAACTACTTGACCTACGTTACCAGCTGTGTTAGGTGAAACATAGTTACCACCAGCAATAATTGCTGGACCATAACCCCATGTCGCTGCATTAAGAGTTATTTCTTGGTTTCTACCAGAACCAGCTTGGGATGGAACACCGTTAATATCTTCAGTGTTTCCACCAGCATAGTTAGTACTAGCAGCGTAAACACCTTGAGTGACACCGTTACCAGTACCTCTACCGTTGAATGGTGTTGTCGCATCAGCTAATGCATTTGTATTAGTAGCACCATATTGGTCATTTGCGTTACCAGTAATTTGTGGGTTTTTATATGGCCCTTGGAAGTTATATTTTCCAGTACCAATCTTAGTTTGTCCGATTATTGCTAATCTTCCAGAACCTGGGTATAATGAATTACCATTGATAGCGTAATATTCTAATGGTGATTGTTGACCGTTGTAAACTTGTGGCATAATTTATAATTTTTGTTTTTTGTTATTGTTATCCATGTATTCTATTAAATATCTCATTCCAGATAATTCTTTATTTAATCCTTCATTATAAACTTCTTTGTTAGTCATAATTTTATCACTAACTTTACCTTTTGTTACATTTGGGACTCCACCGATAGCGGTAGGATTTGCATTATCTCTATCTTTTGTGTGTTTTGTTAAGAATTGATTTTCAGCCCCACCTTTTCTTTTGATATCTTTAGCGTTGTAATTGGTTTCTTGAGCTACATCTATTGTACCCTCTAAATTCTTACTATTCGCTTCTTGTTTTAATTTTTGATATTCAAAACAGTTGTTGGTTTCTTCACATAGCTTTTTAGCTTGATTCAACCTAGTTTTTTGCATGGCTAAAGCATCGTATGTTTCTTTGTTCTTATCATTCTTAACGCTAGAGTCGCCTGTATTAAAAATTTTACCAGTTAAAGCTTGATTTGGCATCTTACAAATTTTTAGTTTTGTTAGGATTATTTTTTTTGTTTAAAATTGCGTTTGATAATTCCTCTAATTGAGTATCTGTTAAATCAACATCGTTAATGGTGTCGATTAATTTACCAACCTTTGGGTTATAACCTTTTTGAGTAACATCAGATGATTTACTTTTTTTAACCAAATCTTCAATTTTTTCTTCAACACTTTTTTTAGTGACGATATTTTTTTTACTTTCTTTTAACCCATAACTAATTTGTAAACCACCACTTCTAGAACCACCAAAACTATACACAGCAAACCATGGAATATTTTGTCTGTAACGACCAAATACCTTGTCACCAGTTGTCGCCATACCTTTTTCATAGTCTGAAGTATCGTTGTAAGGTTTTTGAACTGGACCTGTTTCAATTTCACTGTTGTTGGTTACATTTCTGTCGTTACCAGCAGAAAATACATCACCACCAACCAATTCGTTCAATTCATTCTTTTTAATTGTACTCATAATTTATGTTTTATTATAAATATATTCAAAAGATGGAATATTTATAATAAAACCTATAAATATGGCATTTAGAACAAAATTAGACTTTTCAAGCAACAGACAAGTAAAACAACACATAGAAACTATAACTGTTTTGTCTGGTGGTACATCATTTGGTGTTCCATTTAACGTTTTACCAACAGGCCCAGATTTAACAACTTCTGGTGATACTGGATATGATGCTAATATTGTTAGTACTTTCTCTGGTAATAACACAACTACAATATATAATTGGTTCGACCCAAATATGCAGTTAGGGTGGTCTTCATTATCCGCAATAACACCTTCAACTTCTGGTTTTACCCAAGAAATTGTTGACCCAATATTTACAGCTAACACTTTAACTGTTATTGATGGGAATACCGTTGTATTAGATTATAGTGGTGTATCTTTCGATATTTACGTACTAGCCATGACTGATTTGGGTGGTGGTAACTATAGTGGTACAGTTGAGACTGATGAGTTATATTTTTATTCTGCTGGAACGTTAGATTTCACAGGAAGAACAATATGGGCTGATGTATCTGGAATCACTAGAACACAAGAACTTATAATAACTAAAAATCCAGGTGTTGGGCATGTATTAACATGTTTGGATGCTGAAGGTAAAGCTGGGTGGTTACCACTTTCTGGAGCAACTAGTGCTTCAACTGTATGGGATATAAGTACAAACCCTAATTCTGCCATACTAAATGGTAGTACAAGTATTGCTAGTGGTTTCTTTTCAGTGGCTGAAGGTGATGTCAATATTGCTAGTGGTCCTTATACACACGCTGAAGGTTTACAGACAACTGCTAGTGGTGCTGCATCACATGCTGAAGGTCAGAGTACAATTACACTCGGTGGTGCGAGTCACGCTGAAGGTAGTGGAACCACAGCAAATGGTGATTATAGTCACTCTGAAGGTTGGGGTACACTTGCTGGTGGAACAGCAAGTCATGCCGAAGGTTACCAAACATCAGCAACAACAATTTATTCACACTCTGAAGGTGTTGGTACGCTTGCTAGTGGAATTAATGGTGCTCATGCTGAAGGTGCTAGTTCAATAGCTAGTGGTATAGCCAGTCATGCTGAAAATCAAAATACACTAGCAAGTGGTTGGTATTCACACGCTGAAGGGTTTCAAACAAAAGCTTTGGGTACTTCAAGTCATGCTGAAGGTAGTCAAACAATCGCTAATGCTGCGTGGAGTCACGCTGAAGGTGTTAGTACGTCTGCAATGTCTCAATCATCTCATACTGAAGGAGAATATACTAAAGCAGCTAATCAAGGTGCACATGCTGAAGGTGGTTTTACACTAGCAAGTGGTCAATATTCACATGCTGAAGGTGCTTACTCACAAGCTATTGGTGCTGGTTCGCACGCTGAAGGTGGTAACTGGTTATTGAATCTTTCTGGTGGTACTGCTAGTGGTGTTGCGAGTCACGCTGAAGGTGTTAGTACGATAGCAAGTGGTAATTATGGGAGTCATGCTGAAGGTTGGTTGACTAGAGCTATTGGTGGTGGGAGTCACGCTGAAGGTATGTCAACATCGGCAACATCACTATATGCTCACGCAGAAGGTATGGGAACACTAGCCAGTGGTGATGGGAGTCATGCTGAAGGTCAAAATACTGTTGCTTCTAATACTGGTAGTCACGCTGAAGGTCAACAAACATCAGCAACAACAATTGCAAGTCACGCAGAAGGTAAATTGACACTAGCTAGTGGTACTGGTAGTCATGCTGAAGGTCAAGAAACACAAGCTATCGGTAATTTTTCACATGCTGAAGGTGCTTTGACATTAGCAATTGGTGAAGGTTCACATGCCGAGGGTGGTTATTATAGTTTAGGTTTATTTGGTGGTACTGCTAGCGGTATTGCGAGTCATGCTGAAGGTGTTAGTACGATAGCAAGTGGTAATTTAGGGAGTCATGCTGAAGGTTACCAAACTAGTGCGACAACAGATTTTTCACATGCTGAAGGTGGTAATACAAAAGCTTATGGTCAAGGTGCTCACGCTGAAGGTTGGGCTACAAGGTCAGCTGGTCAAGCCTCTCACGCTGAAGGTTACGAGACTTCAGCAACAACAAGTTATGCACATTCCGAAGGTTATGGAACACTAGCCAGTGGTACTTACTCACACGCTGAAGGTTACCAAACAATTGCTAGTACTGATGCAGCTCACGCTGAAGGTTTTAGGGTAACAGCAACAGCACAAGCTGCTCACGCTGAAGGTTCGTATACCATAGCATCTGCCCAAGTTAGTCACGCTGAAGGTTATTATACTATAGCTAGTGGTAATTATTCACATGCTCAAGGTAATCAATCAATAGCTAGTGGTACATCATCACATGCTGGTGGAAATGCTGGTCATGCTATTGGTAATTATTCATTTGCACATGGTCAAAATACTAGAGCCATTGGTGGGACGAGTTTTGCTGTTGGTGGGGCTACATCCGCAACGACAGATTATGCTTTTTCTGAAGGTTACCAAACACTTGCTGGTGGTTTTGGTTCACACGCTGAAGGTGGGTCGACAATCGCTAGCGGTGATAATTCACACGCTGAAGGTTATAAATCACTAGCAAGTGGAAATGGAAGTCATGCTGAGGGTGGTTCTTCAGCTTACGTTATTACTGGTGGTACAGCTAGTGGTGATGCAAGTCATGCTGAAGGTCGTGAATCAAAAGCTATTGGTTTTGCGGCTCACTCTGAAGGTGCATTTTCACAAGCTATTGGTGATAATTCACACGCTGAAGGTCAGAATACTAGGGCTAGTGGTATTTATTCACACGCTGAAGGTGGAGCAACGTCAGCAACAACAGCAGCAGCACACGCTGAAGGTATTCTAACACTTGCTAGTGGGCTTTATTCACATGCTGAAGGTAACAGTACAACAGCAAGTGGTGAAGGTGGTCATGCTGAAGGAATACATACACTAGCGAGCGGTCCCTATTCACATGCTGAAGGGTATTATTCAATAGCTAGCAATAGTAATTCACATGCCGAAGGATATCAAACTACCGCTAGCGGTAATTATGGTTCGCATTCTGGTGGTATCCAGTCAACAGCAAGTGGTGATACTGCATTTGTTCATGGGGCCAATTCAATAGCTGGTGGAACAAATACTGTTGTATTAGGTGCTAACATAACTGGATTGGTTGCAAACACAACGTATGTTGATAATTTAAACATTAAAACTGTTGGTGCTGGTCCTGGTACTAGTATTGCTGTTGATGGTACTGGACATGTCGTTTTAACATCTTCAGATTTACGTCTTAAAGAAAATATATCAACTCTAACAAATTCTTTGGATAAGGTGAAAAATCTTAGAGGTGTTACTTACCAATTAAAAGATAGAGTAACTGGTGGTGATGATTTTAGAATTGGGTTTATCGCTCAAGAAGTCAACGAAATAGTACCAGAATTAACATTTATAAACAAAACAATCCCAGAAGAATACATGGGGGTTCATTATAGTGACGTAACTGCGTTGTTGGTTGAAGCTGTCAAAGAATTGGCAACTGGAACAACTAGCAATAATACAACCTATTTAGAAACTCAAACAATTCTAGCTGAGGATAACAATATAGAATTAAATTATAGTGGAACTCCTACAACCGCCATTGGTGGTGGTATTAGTGTACTCCACGCCAAAGGTATGGGATTATCAGCTGAAATTGTGACTGATGCTGAAGGTAATTGGGTTACAAACAATGATTTTAAACCAAACGCTTTAACAATCCCAACATATACACCAACATCGACTAGTGATATAAATGGTTCTGAAGGTAATCTTACAAGAGATGACGACTATTTATATGTTAGAACTAGTACAGGTTGGAAGCGTACTAACTTAGAAAACTTTTAACTATGGCAAATCTATTAAATTTTAACTTTAACAAACTAGACCTTAAACTATCCAATAGTGATTATTGGGACTTCTTTTTGGCTGCCGATGCAACGGATGGTGATTGCTATCCTTTAGAGGCTGGTTCATGTCTGGTTGTTTGGTACGATTTTAATAATCCAGCAATATATGAAACTGGTACGGATTCAATATATAGTCTTGTTACATGGGACAAAGCGGTAAATACTGGTTATACCTTAAATACGATTGGACTTACTGGTATTGATAACGGATTAATAACATTCGATAAACAAGCTGGTGATGATTCAAACTTGGCTTTATTGTCGGCTTTGACTGGTTCAACACTAGTAATACCAGCTAATGATATGAGGCTTACATTGAATAGGGTTACAGGTACAACAGGTAATTTCGTGTATCCTACTCAAATATTAAATGAAGGTGGTAACGATTATATTAATCTTTGTGGTGGGTTTTTTCAAGGGTTTTATAAATTAGATGGATATTCATATGAAGTTTTACCAACTAGGGTCAATCAAGCATGGGCTATTGAGATTAATTTAAAACCACAAAATTTATGTAGTAATACGGAACCAATTCTTAATGACGTTAACCCAAATAATAGTGGATTTTTCTTTTATATGGGTACTAGAGCTGAAAATAAGTTTTGGAATATATGGGAAGGTGCTGACACTGGTTGTACAGTATCTTGTTCAGCTTCAACAGCATGTACTGATACTGTGAATGAATGGTGTACAATTCCTAAAGAAAGTGAAATTTCAATTGTAGGTGATTATGGTACTGCGATTCCGTTAGACCCACCACAAGTACATATAGATTTGATTACAAATGGATTTTTAATATATGGTAGAGCTCATGATAGTAGTGTACCAAAATCTACCGAAGAAGAAGGTAGTATTATTTATCAACCACACGATGAAGTTCAAACAGGTAATACATCATGTAGATGCAGTGCTTGTGGTCAAAATCATGATGGTTTAGGTACTAAAACTGCATGTACATATGATGGTAAAGGTATTGCTGTTGTTAGCACCGCTAGTGTGTTGACTAATCACGATAACCCATTCCTTATATACGGTAGAGCTAGAAAACATGGTCGTTCATGTGGTTGTAATACATGTTCTGGACCCAACGATGGCTTTGGTGGTGAAACGGTTTCAACTTTTAGTGGTAGAACAAGCCCAGAAACTGAAGTTAATTATACATTGGATGTGTTTGATAATGCGTTAGGTTTTAGGGTTACAGATGATGGTAGAATTGGTTATAGATTATTATCGTTTACTGGTCATTGTGAAACGAATTCGTTAGGTGAAGATGTTTATGTGAGTGGTGTAACTATTGAAGAATCATATTCTGAAGCTGGATTGGTTAACCCAGATATGTGGTCTTATATTGCAATTAGATATGTTACTGATTATAAAACAGATTGTGAACTTGAGGTTACTAAACCAAGAAAGGGAAGACTTATGTTTTATGTTAATAGTAAATTAAAATATGTTGTTGAGGAATTTGACGAATTTATTGGTAGAAGACTTAATGAATATAAAGATAAACAACTTGGTGTTCCATTTAATTTTAGTTTAGGTGGTGGAACTCAAGGATTACTTGAAAGTCAAACTTTTGATGGTTTAGACCCTAATGACCGAAATTTAATAATAGAACGAAATTTCGCTGGTTCATTTATTGGTGGTATTTCAGATTTTAAGTTTAATATTTGTGATTTAAAATATTGTAACATACAAAGTAAAATAATTGTCGCTGAAGCAGATTTAACAACGCAAGAAGATGATGGGTTGATGTTGCAAGAAGATGGTTCTGGGATTATTTGGTAATTCATTGAAATTAAAATAATTTAAAGATTAAATAACATATTTATTATAAAGAAAAATCATGGCTAATAAAAAAATAAGTGCTTTTAACGTTAATAACAACCCAACCTTAGAGGATGTTATACCTATTGTAAATAGCGGTGAAACTAAAAAAATAAGTATAAGTGGATTAACAGAATTTATTAAACCATATGTTGGTGGTACGCAAGGAATTCAAGGGATTCAAGGAATTCAAGGAATACAAGGAATTGTTGGCCCTATAGGACCACAGGGAATCCAGGGGTTTCAAGGGTTACTAGGGATTCAAGGGTTACAAGGAATTAGTGGTTTAACTGGTGATATTGGTCCACAAGGGATTCAAGGAATTAGTGGTTTAACTGGTGATATTGGACCTATCGGTCTACAAGGAATACAGGGAATTAGTGGTTTAACTGGGCCGATTGGTCCTATCGGTCTGCAAGGAATCCAAGGTTTTCAAGGGGTTAGTGGTTTAACTGGACCAATCGGTCCACAAGGAATACAAGGGGTTAGTGGTTTAACTGGTGGTATTGGACCTATTGGTCCACAAGGAATACAAGGTGAAGTAGCACCTTCTGGGTTAAATTGGTTATCATTATGGGATAATAACTATCAATATATTATTAATGATTCAGTAAGTTATAGTGGTGCATCATATTTTTGTATCCTAGATATAACAACATCTGGAAATACATCACCAATAATCGATACAATGCACTGGGCTTTACTAGCTGCTAAAGGAGCTCAAGGTATACAGGGAATTAGTGGTTTAACTGGCCCAATTGGGCCAATTGGTCCCCAAGGAATTAGTGGTTTAACTGGACCTATCGGTATTCAAGGAATACAAGGAATACAGGGAATTAGTGGTTTAACTGGTGATATTGGACCTATCGGTCTACAAGGAATACAGGGAATTAGTGGTTTAACTGGACCAATCGGTCCTATCGGTCTGCAAGGGATACAGGGAATTAGTGGTTTAACTGGACCAATCGGTCCACAAGGAATACAAGGGGTTAGTGGTTTAACTGGACCTATCGGTATTCAAGGTATTCAAGGAATTGTAGGTCCAATTGGACCAATCGGTCCACAAGGGATTCAAGGAAATGCTAACGATACTTTTGTTACTGGTGGTACATATACTGCTGGGACAACTACCTTTAAAAATAATTCTGGAAATACATTTACAGTTACTGGTTATACAACTGGTAATTTTGTTCCTTATGTGGGTGCAACAAGTCAAGTTGATTTAGGTGCATTTGATTTATTATTAAATGGAACACAAATTGGTCTTGGTCAAGGTAATTATAGTTCAAATATAGTTTTTGGTAAGAGTGTGTTATCTAACAACACAACAGGTACATTAAATGTTGCAATTGGAGCAAGTTCATTATTCAATAATACAACAGGAATGGAAAATTTAGCAATTGGTTCACAAACGTTATATTCTAATACAATAGGTAAAAGAAATATTGCAATTGGTGGTGATGCGTTATACTATAACACAACTGGTGTAAGAAATACAGGAAATGGATTTAATGCTTTATACTATAACACAACTGGTAGTTATAATACTGGAGATGGATTTCAAGCACTTGCAAATCAAACAACACCTTTATATAATACTGGAGTTGGAGCATTTTCATTGTTTAATAATATAACAGGTAGTTCAAATATTGCAATTGGTTATTTTAGTGGTGCTTATATTGCGGTTGGAACAGGAACTACAAGTTATGCTACAAACATCATAAACTCTACTTTGATTGGTACTGAGTGTAGAGTTGAGAAAGACAATCAAGCTAATCAGATTGTCATTGGTTATAGAGCAATAGGAAATGGTTCAAATTCAGTTACTTTAGGTAATAATAGTATAACTAAAACAATTCTTAAAGGTAATGTTGGTATTGGTGGTGTTGTTAACCCAACAAAACGTTTACATATTTCTGGAGAAACAATTAATGATAGTGGATTAAGACTTGCTAATCTTACTAGTGTAAGCCCAACATCAATAGGTCAACCAATTGGTGTTGATTTAAGTGGTAATGTAGTAACAATTAGTGCAACAACAACAACAAATTTTTGGTCATCAATTACAGAATCTTATGAAGTTTCAACAACTTCATCTACTGATGTTATAATAAGTGGTATGTCTATAACACCGCCAGCTGGTACATATAAAATAGATTTTAATGCTAATTACGATATAGTACCAGGTAATGTTTGTACGATAGCTACCTTGGATTTACAAAATTTATATTTAGCTTTGTTAAATACGCCAGCTACTGGAAGTCATGGGTTATCGTTTGGTTCTGGTGAAGTTCTAACTGCTGGGGTATACACTGTTGCTGGAGCGATGTCTGTTGCTGGGACATTAACCTTAGATGGTGGTGGTAACCCAAATTCTTTATTTATTTTCAGAGTGACTGGAGCTATAAATACAGCAGCGGCTACAACAATACAGTTGACTAATGGAGCTAACGCTGCAAATGTATTTTTCATGGCAATTGGAGCTGTTGGAATTGGGGCTGATAACGTAATTTCTGGTAACTATATCGCTTATGGTGCTGCTGCGGCATTAGGTGCGAATTGTGTATTTACTGGTCGTTTATTTTCGACTAGCGGTGCATTAGCTTTTGGTTCTGGAATTCAATCTAGACCAACGGCTCAAAGTGTTATGAATATGGGTATTTTACAGACTTTCCTATGTTTTACAGCGGCTGGAAATGTTGCCAATACAGCATTGGCTGTTATAACTGGTGATATGGGTACTAATTTTGGTAACGTAACAGTATTTGCTGGTACAGTTTTTAATGGAAATCCTTATGATGATTCACAACAATTTGGTATTACCAATGTGTTTAGTTTATATTATAGTACCGCTATGATTATAAATTCTAATAGAATTAGAAAGTATAATAACTACACACAAGATATTAATTTAGCTGGTATTGCGACTGTTAATGGTTCGCAAGCAATTAGTGTTAATTGGAGAACAGATGTTGGTCGAGTTTTATTGAATAATCGTATCTTAACCATAGTAAAACTATAAAATGATAAAGAAAACAATAACCTATTACGAAAATCACCCACCTACTAATCTAAATAACATAGCTAATGGTTATTTTATTGGACAATTTTGGAATGACCAAAGTACTGGAAATCAATACTACCATAAAACTAATGGCGTTTGGATTAAATTTGGTGGTGTAGTAACTTTTTCTGGTAGTACTAATTTTATATCAAAATTTATAGATGTTGATATAATTGGTGATAGTCAGATGTATGATAATTCTATTAGTTTAGGTATTGGAACAATAATACCTGTAACTTCAGCTAAATTACAAATTGACTCTACTACGCAAGGTTTTTTACCACCAAGATTAACTACTTTACAAAGAACATCGGTAGTTAATCCTGTTGAGGGTTTGGTGATTTATAATAATGATTACCATTGGTTAGATTGTTATAATGGTGCTAATTGGTATGCTTTAGGTAGTTCATTAAGTGGTGAATTAGGGATTATTAATTATGTTTATACTGGAACGTTAACAACCCCACCATTTGGTGTTATAACAGCACCACCACCAGCTTTGGCAAGTGGTTATATACCAGATTATTCTGGAAAATGGGTATCAACAATAGTTTTACCATCAGATAACCCAAATTTACAAACAATAACCTTTACTGATATTCAAGGTATTATGGGTTCATTTACTCCAAATAGTTTAACTGGTTTAACAGGTGTTAATTTTCCAGCTTTAATTACAGTATTGGGTTCATTTTCACCAAGTACATTAATTTTATTAACGACTATAAATGTACCTATCCTTGTAAATGTTGAGGGCAACTTTAGTCCTAATAATTTAGCTGGTTATGTAACAATGATTTTTCCAAATTTAAAAACTGTAACTGGTAGTTACAGTCCTAATAATTTAGCGGCTGTAACTGCTATGAATATACCAGCGTTAACAACTGCTGGTGAATTTTCACCAAGTTTTATGGCTGGGTTAACTGCTATGGTAGTTCCTTCTTTGAAAACTATAACAAATTCATTTGCGGCTAACACAATGAGTGCTTTGGCGGCTATGACTTTTGCTAGTTTAGAAACTATTGGTGGTGGTTTTATACCAAATACAATGAGTGGTCTGGTTAGTATGTCATTACCTAGTTTAATAAGTGTTGGCGGTAATTTTGGTCCTAGTGGTATGAATGCTTTAACTGGTATGAGTTTTCCAGCTTTAAAATTAGTAGGTGGGAATTTTAACCCTAGTGCTATGGATGGGATAACATTACTTAATTTACCATCTTTATTAAGTGTTGGTGGTGATTTTGCCCCAACAGCTATGGTAGCATTACAATCTATGTCCATGTCATCTTTAACAACTGTTGGTGGTAATTTTGCTGCTAATACCATGAATGGTTTGACCTCTTTAAGTGTACCATCTTTAGTTTCTGTAGGTGGAAATTTGAGTTTTAGTAAAATGGATGGTATTTATATTATGACGTTTCCATCACTTAAAACTATTGGTGGTAGTGTTTCGCCAAGTAGTATGGTTGTTATTGAACAGATTTACCTAGACGCTATCGAAAGAATAGGGGTAAGTAGTACATCTGGTAGTTTAATTTCATTTACTTCTGGAACACCAACATTAACAACATTTAGGTTAAGTCCATCATTAAAACAAGTAGGTTTTACATCTGGAAATGTAATTATAACAAGTGCCGTATTAGGTCAAACATCTGTAGATGGGTTATTGGTTAGATTAGCAGCGTTAGATGGGACAAATGGTACAACATCATTTAATAATAGAATAGTAACAATAAAAGGTACTTCAGCTGTACCATCAGCTACAGGTTTAGCAGCTAAAGCAATTTTAATCGCAAGAGGTTGCGATGTAACACATAATTAAAATAAAATAATTTAAAATATGAATAATTTAATTCTTAGAACAACCAATAGCCCATATGGGGACGTAAACAAAGGGAGTGTATTGAGTCAAGGTGAACTTGATGAGAATTTCGTTAGTTTAAAAGGTGAAGTCATATATACTGGTGAAACCCAAAATGACCAAGTTATACTAAAAAAATACAATGGTCATAATATTTCATTTCCTGTATCTAATGTTACACATTGGTTGGAAGGTACTAGTAAAACAGTTGGTAGTACAGAGACAGTTGTTATTTCTGGTGACTATGTATTAAGAAATTCACAATTATATTTGCTTTCAGATAATGATAGTATAACAATTGGAAATTTAATTTTCAATAAATACGCACAAATCTTTATTGGTGGATATTTATTGTTAGTAGATAGCAATATCGTTAATGATGGTTTAATCAATGTCGCTGGCGGTGTTATTTTATCTGGAAACTCAACAATAACAGGAACAGGAATTTTAATTTAAAAAATATGCAATATATACAATTACAACAACAACCAGAAGGTGATATCCCAAATGCAAGTGCTAACGGTTCAATGAACTTATTCATAAGCAATGGGTGTATTACGTTAAAAGATAATGAGGGTCACGTAGTGCCACAATGTGGTGGTGGTAGTGCTTTAGATAACCTACAAATGGAATTAGGGTGGGGTTCTGGTGAAACAATTGGTGTTAACAGTGAAAGAGTTAGACTACTTGATATCAATACTAACATAAACGATATTCTAACTGGTACAACTGGTGATGAAGTATGGTTATATATTGAAAGATACAAAGGGAAAAGAATTAAAACAAACTTGCTTGATGAAAATATAATTCGTGAAGCTCAATGGAAACATGAAACTCACCCAAATGAATTTTTTCCAGATAGACCGTCTGAAATTAGATTAACAGCAGCAACAACCAATGATTTTTATTTTGCCCAAGAACAATATTTTACTATAAGTTACAACCCTATTGGTAAAGGTCAAGGTGTGGGTCAAGAAGGTGGTGTTATTTTATCTAAAGGATTAGGTAGGGGTTATCAAAATAGACGTTCTAATGTTTATTTAAGATTCAAATTAAAAATTGGTAGTGATGCTAATGGTTGGGTGTATACAAAGCCGTTGGCTAAAATACAACTAATGTGGGAATTTCAAGGTACACCAGGTGGTTATCTACCACAATTAAATTATAAATACGTATAACGTAAAAATATTGAGACCTTGTTTGGAACCCCGATGGGGTTCGTATGGTGGCTGCCGATGGTGGTCTTACGATTGGACTCATTACCACCCGAAAGGGTAGTAAAAATTTAGATGCCGCTGTCAAAGGCGGCATTTAAACTAATAAAAAGATTTGAATCTAAAAATATAAACTATGTTCGAAAGTAAATTAAACAAAGACAAAGCTAACGGTTATGTATCCTTAAACAACATTAAAAAAATTGAAAGGGTTTATTTACCAACTGACATATATGTTAAAAGTGGTTCATACAATGATATCACTGGTATCGCAACATTCTTAAATTCGACTGGTGGTACGTTTAGCGTATCTGGGTTTTATACGGGTTCAACTGGTGGTCAATTATATTGGTATGCTGAAAATGCAACACCGCCAACTACAACACCTATAGCAACTGGTACTGGTTCAATTGCTTTGGGTGATGCAGCACAAGCATTGTCGAGTGAAATGTTTGTTTTTGGTAGTGCTGCTGGTCTACTAGCAACCAACGCTAATAATTCAAACTTCATGGGGTCAAGTGCTGGTAGAGAAGCGACCAATTCTTTTTCATCAAACTTTATGGGTTGGAATGCTGGTCAAGGTGCGATAAATGCGAGTCATTCAAACTTTATGGGTTCTAACGCTGGTTATAACGCACCAAACGCTACGTATTCAAACTTTTTGGGTACCAATGCTGGTTCTAACGCAAATGCTGCAAACAACTCAAACTTTATGGGTTTTCAAGCTGGTTATATAGCAACTGGAGCTAATAATTCAAACTTTTTGGGTACCAATACTGGTTGGGGTGCAAGTGGTGCTGCTAACGCAAACTTTATTGGTCAACAAGCTGGTTATCAAGCGGCTAACGCTATAGCATCAAACTTTTTTGGTTACCTAGCTGGTTTTCAAGCAACCAATGCTATTTATTCAAATTTTATGGGTTATTATGCTGGGTATGGTGCGACAGGTGTTAATCAGTCGAACTTTATTGGTAGTATGGCTGGGTATGGTGCAACTGGTGCTTACGATTCAAACTTTTTTGGTGGAGCCGCTGGGTTATCCGCAACCAATGCTTTCCAATCAAACTTTATAGGTAATGGTGCTGGTAATGGAGCGACCAGTGCGTATAACTCAAACTTTTTGGGAAATAATGCTGGTAATAATGCAGCCAACGCTTACCATTCAAACTTTATGGGTCAAGAATCTGGTTGGGGTGCTACTAGTGCTAGTAACTCAAATTTTATGGGTAATTTTGCTGGTACTGGTGCGTATAATGCTTTCCAATCAAACTTTATTGGTCCAGCTGCTGGACGATACGCAAACAACGCTTATAATTCAAACTTTATGGGTACCAGTGCTGGTTGGGGTGCAAGTTCTGCTAATAATTCAAACTTTTTGGGTGCTGATGCTGGTGAATATTCAAGTTCTGCTTACCAATCAAACTTCTTGGGTTATAATGCTGGGTATAATGCACCAACCGCTAATAATTCAAACTTTATGGGTTCTTATGCTGGTTATAATGCTACAAATGCTAATAACTCAAACTTTTTTGGAGCTTATGCTGGTAATGGTGCGACTAATGCTTATGTTTCAAACTTTATTGGTAATGGTGCTGGTTATAGTGCGTCTGGTGCTAGCAATTCAAACTTTATAGGTAGTAGTGCTGGTCGAGAGGCAAGTTCTGCACTAAATTCAAACTTTATAGGTAATGGTGCTGGTTATCAATCAACAAACGCAAGTCAATCAAACTTTATTGGTAATGGTGCTGGTAATAGTGCGTCTGGTGCTAGCAATTCAAACTTTATAGGTCTTCAAGCTGGTTATCAAGCAACGGATGCTCAGTATTCAAATTTCTTAGGTTATAGTGCTGGTTGGAGTGCAACCAATTCTGTATATTCAAACTTTTTGGGTTATAATGCTGGGTATCAAGCAACCAATGCTAGTCAATCAAACTTTATAGGTCAAGCTGCTGGTCAAGGTGCAACTGTTGCTACTAACTCAAACTTTTTTGGTCAACAAGCTGGTTTTACTGCAAGTGGTGCAAATAACTCAAATTTCATAGGTCAAAATGCTGGTCGTGAAGCTATTAATGCTTCTCAATCAAACTTTATTGGTCCTAATGCTGGTTATGGTGCAACTGCTGCTAATAACTCAAACTTCATGGGTGCTAATGCTGGTAATGCTGCAACAGGTGCTAGTAATTCAAACTTTATTGGGACTGGTGCTGGTTTTCTAGCAACCAACGCTACTAACGCAAACTTTATGGGTTCTTATGCTGGTAATGGTGCTACTGGTGCAACTTTTTCAAACTTTATTGGTTATCAAGCTGGGCGATATGCAACAGGAGCTTATAATTCAAACTTTATTGGGCAAGGTGCTGGTAATGGTGCAACAAACGCTTATAGTTCAAACTTTATAGGTACTAACGCTGGTTTAAATTCTTCTGGTAATACTGTTAATGCTTTTGGTGCTAATGCTGGTATTAATAATGCTTTGAATGGACAAACAATATTCTCAAATGGTTCTCTACCATCTTATGTTGATAGGAGTGCCGCAACAACTGCTATTACCGTTCTTAACGGTGCTAGTGTTAATAATACATATTTATATTATAATCAAACAACCTTTGCTATAGAAGGTGTAAGACTATAATTAATAAATAATTTAAAACAATAAACAATATATGGAATTTCACATAAATAAAAATTCAACACTTCCAGTTCTAAAATTGGAACTTATCAAAGATGGGAGAAATGATTTTCATAAATTCCACGATAAAATTCAAAATGCCAGCATAACCTTCACTATGACTGATGTGATTACAGGTGTTAAAAAAATAGCTAAAAAATCAGCTGGTATTCAACAAGTGGAACCAGCTAGTGATTGTGTCGGTGAAGAATTTTACCTAGTTTACCAATTTACGGGAAAAGAAACAAATACTGCTGCTAGATATGCTGCTCAATTTGAAATTAATTTTTTGGATGGGTCTGGAACCCTTATTGTTCCTATAAGAGAAGAACTTTTCGTTAATGTTTTAGACGGTAGTATTAAAAAATAACCACCTTTAGTTGCATTACTGAATCTTATTTCGTAACTTTGTAATGTACAAAGTTAAAAATATTTATTGATTTTTACTTGTATAAACTGATTTTGTGTCGTACCTTTGTAAAAAAGATATAACTATGAGTCAACAAAAAACAAAAGTCGATACGGAAGTAATCGAATCATTTCTTCAAGGAAATAACCCTCAAAAATATATCGTAGCAGTTGAACCCAGCTATGATAAGCCTAGCGTGACACTTGTCATTAACGATAGGGAAACAAACACAAAAACACTAGTCGAAGATAAGTTTAAACCATTCTTGTGGTTTAAAGAAGATATCACGAAGATTCTTTATGGTGGTAAACGTATGAAAACAATCGAGGCGTGTACTAGACATGGTGTCAAGATTACTAGACTTAGAACAAACGATGCTAACGGTGACATACCCTTAAGAATGGAAAATGGTTATAAGTATTTAGCTACATGTAAAAATGCTTATAAAGATTTAATAACATTCTTTAAATTTGGTGGTGTTGATATCTTTAGCAAGGAATATTCTAGAAACTTTGTTATGTTCAGCCCAACTGAACAATACCTTATCCAAACAGGTAAACGTTTGTTTAAAGGAATGGATGACTACGATGATGTCCATAGATTTCAATTTGACTTGGAGACGGAAGGATTGTTCGCTAGCAAGAACGCTATCTTCCAAATCGGTGTTCGTGATAATAGAGGGTTTGAAGGTGTTATCGAAACCATAGGAAAAGATGGTCAAGAAAAACGTAATTCAGAAAGAGAAAATATCGCTAAATTTTTCCAAGTAATTGATGCGATTCAACCAGATATTATTACTGGTTATAACTCTGAGAATTTTGACTGGCCTTTCTTATTTGAACGTGCCGAAAGACTTTCAATTCCAATCACAGAATTGGCAATCACTCTTAATAGAATTTCTAAGATTAAACGTAAACCAGCATCGCTTAAATTAGGTGGTGAAACTGAAGTTTATGAGCAAACGCATATGTATGGTTATAACATCATAGATATCTCACATGCCGTGCGTAGAGCCATGGCGATTAACTCTGAAATTAAATCATGGGGTTTGAAGTATATTACTCAATACTCTGAAATCGCTAAACCTAATCGAGTTTATGTTCCTGGTGATAAAATCAACACAACTTGGGCCGACAAAGTAAGCAAATTCGCTTTCAATGATAAAAATGGTGACTGGTATAAGATTACCGAAAAGAATCCATTAAAAACTGATTACAAGATTGTAAAAGGTGATTATATCGTGCAACGTTATCTTTGTGATGACTTGTGGGAAACTGAACAAATTGATAATATCTTCAACCAAGCCAGTTTCCTTATTGCAAAGATGCTTCCAACAACATTCATGCGTAGCTCAACAATGGGTACTGCTGGTCAATGGAAACTTATCATGGCTGCATGGTCGTATGAGAATGGATTAGCGATACCAGAAACACAAGCTAAACGTGAATTTACTGGTGGACTTTCTCGTCTGTTAGAAGTGGGTTATGCTAGAAACGTAGTAAAGCTAGATTACGCTGCTCTTTACCCTAAAACACAACTTACCCATAATATCTTCCCAGACTTAGATATCAGCGGTGTAATGGAAGGTATGTTGACCTACGTAGTTGATACACGTGATAAGTTTAAATTCTTAAACGGAAAAGAAAAGAAAACTGTAAAAGCTTTGGAAAAACGTTTAAAGGAAGAAGAACTAAGTGTCGAAGAAAAAGAACTTTTAACTAAAGAGATTCATGACCATAAAGCCATGGCTAATCTATACGATAAAAAACAGTTGCCACTTAAGATTCTTGCCAATTCATGGTTTGGTTCATATGGTGCACCATATATCTTTAATTGGGGTGATACCGATTCGGCTGAAGAAACAACATGTCGTGGTCGTCAGTATTTAAGACTGATGGTAAAACACTTTACTGAAACTCACGGGTTCCGTGCTCTTGTGGGTGACACCGATGGTTTCAACTTCTCGTTCCCAGATAATGTAGATGAAATAAAATACGTAGCAAAAGGTACGCATTGGAAAACTACAGATGATGCCAATAAAGAACTTTCTGGTTTAGATGCGGTATTGGCAGAGTTCAACGAAAACTACATGGAAGGTCGTATGGGATTGGATATCGATGATATTTGTAACTCTACAATCAATTTCGCTAGAAAAAATTACGCCAATGATATTGGTGGTAAGATTAAATTGGTTGGTAACTCTGTTAAGTCTAAAAAGATGTCAGTTTATATTGAAGATTTTTTAGGTAAAGCTATACGTATGTTATTGGATGGTGATGGTCATTCATTTATAAACTATTATCATGAATACGTGGATAAAATCTATAATTATCAAATACCATTGGTTAAGATTGCCTCTAAAGCTAGAGTTAAACTTACCATGACTGATTACAAGAAAAAAGCTACAATGAAAAACAAAGCTGGTAATCCAATGCCTAAACAAGCACACATGGAGTTGGCACTTAGAGATAATATTGATATTACGTTAGGTGATACTCTTTATTATGTGAATACTGGTAGTGCTAAATCTCATGGTGATTTAAAAACTGAAAGAAACAAAGAAACTGGTATATCAACTGTAACTCTTAATTGTAAATCTATCTCACCAGATACTGTAGAGCGTGATTTTGAATTAATCAAAGAAGTTGAAATGCTGAAGAAGGCTTTGGCAGCTATGGAACAGAACAACGAAATGGATATGGATTCTTTTGCTACCATTGGTCAAAGAATTGAGGAAATAAATGATTCGTTATCAACTGATGAATATAACGTTGCTCGTTATTTGGATAACTTTAACAAAAAAGTTAGACCATTATTGGTTTGTTTCAGTCAAGAAATTAGAGATAGAATTCTTTTGGATATCGTTAAGATTAAAGATAAAGACACCAAGAAAGTAACTGAAAAGTTAAAAGAAAGAGTTATCTTTACCAAAGGTGAATGTGAATTGGTTTCTGGTATTCCGTTTAAAGATGGTGACCAAGATTCATATGAAGACCTTATGCGTATGGAAGATAAAGAGATTAAATTCTGGGATAAGGTTAATAAGCTTCCAAATAACATGGAGCAAGCTGAATGGGACGAATTAAGAGCTGATTATCACGAGCGTATGTGTATCGCTAGGTTAGAGAGTATCGAACATGAGAAAAAAATGTTAGATGATATCTTTAGACACTTAGAGGTTAAAGACCTTAACGATATAGACAAAAAGTGTGAACTTCCAATCGATATATTCGTTTTGTGTGACGTAGATTCTGATAATGATGGGGTATATTTGGTTTCTAGAAAGTGGAACGTAGAATTATGTAGATACTTAGAGATTTTTAAATACAAAGACCAAGCCAACGAAAGATTTAGATACTATCAAATGGCTGGTAATGGAAATGAAGATAATAGATATGACCAATGGTTAGATTATGTTGCGGAATGTAGAGTAATGACTGGTGATACAATTACTATGGAGTTTGAGGAACTTGAGGACCATGTTGGCATCACCGAGCAAGACAACATAGCTGAAATATTAAAAGAGAAGGCTAGCAAAGTAGTTGTTGAACAACCTAAAGAAGTCAAAAAGAAAACAACATCGGAAGATGATGATGAAGGCGATGAAGATACTGACGATGAAGTCATAAAGTTTGACGATGAATTTGATGATACCGTTGCTGAAATACCAGAAGGTTACGTTGTCGATGAATATGACGAAACTGCTGATATGAATGGGATGTATCGTGAAGGAGAACTTCAACACAAAGAAGAACTTCAACACAAAGAAGAACCTAAAGAAGATGAATGGGAATTCTAACAAATAAATAAGGGGCTATTTAAGCCCCTTTTTTTATTTTAAATTTTCAACTACTAACCCTTGAGCTTCTAGTTTTTCTTTAACGATACTATATATCAATTCGTAAACATAGTTGTCAGATAATTCTCCTTGTACGAAGTCTAACATGTATGAACTAGATACTTCAAAACATTCACATCTATTATTAGCGTCAGCTTCTCTGGCTTTTTTGCTAACGTATTTATTAAACATTACGTTATTCATGTTTTGTTTGTTAATCATAATGTTTTCAATGTTTAAATACATTTCTGAAGTTTCACCTTTATTAGTATGTAAAGGTGTTGTAATTTTTAATCCCATTTTTTCTTTTTTTTTATTTGTTTGTTATTTATTATTAATATACCCAAAATCCTAATGGGTGGTGTTTTAATGATGTATTCAAATCGGTAGCTTCTTTAGCACCTCTTTCTAATTGTGACGTACTTGAAAGTCTTAATAATCTAGCTTCTAATCTTTCTAGAACCGCTTTTCTTTCGTCATTTCCTTCGCTAATTAGTGTTTCGTAGTCCATGGTTCTTTCACCTTCTGGTAAACCAACGATACCGCCAAATTTACCTCTTGTTCTACCTAGTGCTCTTTTGGCTTCAGCGATGAACAATTGTCTTACAAGAGTCTTTGTTGGTTCGTTAAAGTCACTAAAATCTAACTTTGATAATTGTACTTGATTAGGCATCTTAATGATATCTGGATTGTCATTTTTACACGCCTCTAGGTTTTCTGGAGTAGTATCATAATAGTGATACCATACTTGACAACCTGTCATGTTTATTGAACTTCCAACACCACCGATACCTTGACCAAACGATAACTTAGAACCAGGAACCGATAACAAGTGTAATAATTTTGTTCCGTTAGGTCCAGCTGTAATTTTATGTACCAATTCACTTCTTACGATACGATTTTTAAGGTTCATATCAGCAGCTGTTAATAAAATATCAAATGCTGGTGCAATATAGTAACCCATACGTCCAGCACCACCTGGCCCACTTGTTCCCATACCACCACCTGTTTGTGCAAAACCACCACCAAATCCATAATCAATACCACCGTAGTTAGCCAATAAAGCTTGACTGGTTGCTGGTGGCGTAATCCAAAGAACTTCATTTACTTCACGTCCAGCTGGGATAATATAAACTTGTCTTCCAGCTTCTATCTCAACGTAATCTTTTTTAAGTTCCCATGGTCCGTTAGATTGTAATCCAACTTGTTTTGAATAAGCATACGTATATTGAGTCATAAAGTCAAAGCTTCTGACACTCAATGCAAATGCCATATCAGTAGTATCAACATTGTGACCTAACAATGATTGCCATTGATGTTCAATCAACCACTCTTGTACGTATTGAGCATAATCCTCAATTGATATTTCTAGAAGGGTACATAATACTTCATCTGGAACTTCAATAGTACGGATTGGTGCACCTACAGAGTGTCTAAATTGACGAAACAATTTTTCTTTTTCTTCTAAGCTTACTGCCATAATTTACTTTTCTTATAAATATAAGAAAAAATCAAATTATACTAAAAAACTCTTGGTTAATTCAGCCGCTTCCTTAATACTTCTAAAAGAAACATTAGGAATAAGCAATTGTTTACCTATTTTAATTACAGGTACTTCTTCTGCTTTTGAAACTTCTAGAATTGCTTCGAATTCTTCTTTATTTTCATCTAAATTGATATTGACATCTTTAAATTCAATACCTTCACTTACTAGAATCTCTTTCAATTCTGTACAGTATGGACATTCTGGGAATGTGTAAATTGTTACCATAATTATGCTGCTATTAATTCATCCACCAATAAGGCAGTTATTTCATCATCTGTTAATTTTTTATCACCCATAATGGTTGATATAACATCTTTTTTACTGTTTAACATATTCCACATTCTAGTTGAGATTGTATCGTCAAATAATTGGTAGTAAACATTAACATCATTCTTTTGACCAATACGGAACGCTCTATCTTCAGCCTGTTCATTATTTCCAGGAACCCAATCAAATGAATTGAATATCACAACAGTACCTTCAGTAAGTGTAATACCAACACCAGCTGATTTAATGTTACCAACAAAAACCTTAACCTTTGGATTGGTTTGGAAAGCATCTACAGACCTTTGTTTTTGTGTTGTCGTCATTGGCCCGTTATGTTTAACGGCTAACTTTCCAAAATGGTTTGTTATTATTTCTAATTCTTCGGTAAAGCTTGTAAAAACAATTACCTTACGTCCCATTTCAATCGCATTTTCAACCATTTCAATAGTATAAGGAATAGCCTCTAAAGCAATAAATTGTCTTAAAAGAATAAGTTCAACCAAATCTTTTTGTAACTCATTCGTTTTCTTACCTTCTAATTTTCTTTTCTCGGTATATTGTTCCCAAAGCAACTCATAATTTTTAAGCCCTTTTTTATCTAACATATGATGCATAGGTGTCATTACCTTGTCTGGCATATCCAATACTTCAGTCTTTAAACGTCTAACTATAATGTTTTTTGTTTTCGATGCCAATTCTTCAAGATTACTAGCACCGTCAGTTAACCATATTTGTTTTCTTTGACCATTTTTAAGTGTTCTAAAGAATTGTCTTCCATCACAATATCTAACCGCAAAGTGTTTCCAGTTATCGGCAATAGGTGACTTAATAATCTTCAATAGATTAAAGAAATCCATAGGTCTATTGGCAACAGGTGTTCCTGTAAGTAACCATACCTTATCAATGTTGTGTTTTGTTGATAACTCTACCATAACCTTACCACGGATACTTTCATTATTTTTCAAATAATGAGCCTCATCAATGATTGCTAAATCAAAACCAGCGTTGGCTAATTCTCTATTTAATACTTCTTCTGGTTCGCCTTCTTTTCTTTTTTTACCAGTACTAAGAGTATGGAAATTTTTAAGAATATCAAAGTTAATAATCGTGAATTTAGCATCGTTCCATTTTTTACCATCAATGATTGCTGTATCGTCACAAAAAACGTTTATTTCTCTTTCCCAGTTAATCTTTGTTGAAGATGGGCAAACAACTAGTATCTTTTTGGCTCCGCTTTCTAACGCAGCAATAATAGATTGTATAGATTTACCCAATCCCATGTCATCAGCTAATATACAGCCGTTTCTAGACAATAAAAACTTAATTCCGTCTTCTTGATGCTCATAAAGTTTTTTACCCGTCTCAGCTAAGATATCGTTGTATTTTGTAAAATCTACTTCTACTTTTATTTCTTCAAAATATGGGTCATCAGTTACCTGTGTTTTAGGTAACCAATACATCTTAGATTCTTTTTGGTTTTGTTTAAGCTTACCGTAAACGTGAAATGTTTTTTCAGTATCGGCCAGTATAAATTCGATTAGAATTTTCTCTGGTGTAAATGATAATTCATTTTGTTTTTTTAACTCATCACCTAGATAGCTAGTAATACCAATCACTCGATTGATGTATTGTGGTTGTCTATCGTGATTATCTAATATATATTTTGATTGGTTCTCAGTAAGAGCCAATTTTTTATTCTTTAAGTAAGCAATCTTCAATTTCTTAAGATATGGGTTAATACCTTCATAATCTTCTAGAAGTGAAATTGCTGAATGTCCTCGTATGTCGTCTAAATTTATCAATGTCTTTTTGTTTTATCCTGGTAATTATATCTAAATATAAGAAAAAAATAAATAAAAATCAAGTGTTTGGTGATATTAATCAAAAGATAAATATTTATAATAAAAACGATGGACAACAAGAAAATAACACCAATCACACGTATCAATAAATAAATAACACCAATAACTTACATAAATAGAATAATTATGATATTTATTTAAAAAAATTATTATGGTAATATATAAAACAACAAATTTAGTGAATGGTAAAATCTATATTGGTCAAGACAGTAAAAACAATTTTAATTATTTTGGTTCTGGTGATTTAATTAAAAAAGCAATAAAAAAATATGGTTTAATAAATTTTAAAAAAGAAATTTTGTGTCAATGTGACACACAAAAAGAACTGAATGAAATGGAGCAAAATTATATTTTAAAATATAAATCGACAGATAAATTAATTGGTTATAATATTTGTCTTGGTGGAACTAATGGGACGATGTTAAATCGTAAACATTCTGAAGAAACAAAAAAACAAATGAGTGAGGTTAGAATCGGTATTAAATTCACTGAAGAACATAAAGAAAAATTAAGTAATGCACATAAAGGTAAAAATATTAGTAATGAAACTAAACAAAAAATGAGTGAATCACAAAAACTTATTGAACGAAAACCAATGTCTGAGGAAACTAAAGAAAAAATAAGAAACGCTAAAAAAGGTGTTAAATTAAGTGAAGAAACAAAGAAAAAAATGAGCGAATCACATATGGGTAAAAAAAATCATTTTTATGGTAAAAACCATTCTAAAGAAGTAATAACAAAAATTTCGGAAACTAAAAAAGGTGTTCCGTCAAAAAAGAAAGGAGTTAAATATGTCTAAATCTATTGTACCTATTACGAGAATTAATAAATTTTTCTCTGAATCGGATTTTCAATTAGAAATTGAAATGGGTCGTGAGGCTATTGAAGGTGATGGAAACTTTACAGTGATTTTATATCGAGTTAATCGAGAAATGACTGAATCTGATAACTTGTATGGTGAGGCATCTAAAGATGGTATAAGATTTTTCCCACCTTTAGAACTTAAGATTATGCCAATTATGGCGGCTCCAGAGAATAAAGCTTATAACAAGGATGGTGGATTGAGATATCTTCAAGATGGTCAATTAACCTTTGGTATATACGAAGCTCAATTAAGTGAGTTAGATACTGAAATTAGCTACGGTGATTACATCGGCTATCCTGTTACGGAAACTGAAATTAGATATTTTAGTGTTTCCAATGATGGGGCTAAAAATTACGATAACATACATACCATTATGGGTTACAAAGGTGCGTTTAGAACAGTTGTTTGTGCAAGTGTTGACGCTAGTGAATTCAGAGGAATGTAATTAATAAAAAGATGAAACTATGGCAATGCCAAAAGGATACAAAACGAATATTGACATTACCCAAGGTAAGATAGGTTTCCCTAGAAGACAAGAAATTCTTGACGGAATTGCTGACAAAGGAACTTATTTACCAAGAGGAGTGATGGAAGAAGACATGGACCAAAGCTTTGTCGAATTTATGAATTTAGATGAAGGTCTTTCTATTAGTGTTGATGGTGCCAAGATTCCTGTTATATTTTTAACAATACAAAGATGGACTGAATTTAGTAGAACATGGCAATTTTCAGACAAATACAAAAACATAGAATTACCGTTTATCACAATAGTTAGAAAACCAGATATTCAACAAGGTCAAAACCAAGCTGGATTATGGAACATACCAGGAAAACAAACATATACATATATGAAAGTTCCGACATGGGATGGTGTTAGACGTGGTGTTGATTTATATAAGGTACCACAACCAACTGCTGTCGATTTGACTTACGAGGTTAGATTGTTTACTAATAAAATGAAGGACTTAAATAAGTTTAATGGTAAGATACAAAGAGCTTTCCAATCAAGACAATGCTACATCAACGTAAATGGTCACCCTATGCCGTTGCATTTAGAAACTATTGGTGATGAGAGTAATATTGAAGATTTTGAAAATAGAAGATTTTATGTTCAAATGTTTGAAATGAAACTTTTGGGTTATATTCTAGATGAAGAAGATTACGAAGTTATACCTACGATAAATAGAAGTGTTTTAACTATGGAAGTTGATGATACTAGGATTTATAACAATGTAATTTTTGAACCTTTAAAAAAGGGTAACGTTGTTACTTATAGTTTTGTTTGGAAACCAAAATCAGAACCACAATTCTCGTTTACAGCATTATATGATGTAAATTTTACACAACTAGTTGATATTGAGTATCTTTCTAGAATTGTAATTACTGTTAATGGCGTTGGAGTATTTGATGGTACGGTTTTAAGTAGTCCTTTGATTATTTTCGCAAATGATGTAATAAATATAAGGGTATATAAAAATTTCTTGGCAACTGGAACTTTCAAATTAATAGGTAGTACAATATAATGGCGTATTTTTTCAACACATCGGATATTAACCAAACATTCATAATCGAGCCATTATCAATTACTGGTGGTTCGCCAACGCTTACAGCATGTACAGGATTATACACTAACGCTGTTGTTTCATGTGATGGCAATACTCAGATTTTAATGGGTACTGGTTTAATTACATTCGATGGTAATTTATATACCAATGATGATTTTACTGCCAATGTAGTTAGTGGTACAACTTTTTATGGTGATGGTAGTAACCTTACTGGTATATCAACTGGTGAAACATACACTAATAGTGCTTCAACACCTAATGTAATTGGTGGTATAGCATCTGGTTCTAGTTTTAATAATAAAACGATGACAGAAATGTGGAATTTATTATTATATCCATATCAAACACCAAGTTTTTCTAACTTTGGTAGGACGAATATATCAACAGAATATGATTTAGGTCAACCAGTATTGGCTGGTAGTCAAACTTTTTCATGGGTAACAGCAAATTCTAGTAATATATTACCAAATACCTTAAAAATTGACCAATTATATCCTAGTATTGTTAATCTAATCAGTGGGAGTACCAATGATGGTAGTGAAATTATAAATCTTACAGGTTCGACAATATTATTATCTGGTGCTGGTACTATTTCTATGTATAAAATAACTGCAACTAACTCTAATTCAGTAGATTTTACGTTAACAATTAGTAGAACATGGAAAAATAGATGGTATTATGGTAAAGATGTTAGTACAACCTTAACAACATTACAAATAACGGGTTTATCAAATACAAATTTGGTAACTACTGTTACAAATACTGGTATTTCATTTACAGCTAGTTCTAGCCCAGAGTATCTTTACGTTATAATACCACAAGGTTTAGGTCAGCCAAGTGACTGGAGAGATTCTACAACTGGTTGTTTCGGTAATAATATACCATATTCAAATGTCGGTACGGCTACCATAGTAAATACATATGGTATTTCAACAATTTATAATATTTATAGAAGTACAAATCAAATAACAGGGTCACAGAATGTATGGTTATGTTCGTAATAATTAATAAAAAAGTATAAATGGCATCAATTCAAGGGGTTAAAGTAACGGGTATTATAGTACCTTCAAATACGTTAGATACATACGCTGTAATTGACTCAATCTATGGTATAGATGGGTTACGTAATTTAAGTGGTGGTACAACTGATTTGAATTCTATCACAACAGATAGGAGAAGAGCTGGTATGCTTGTTGGTGTGAATAATGGGGGTGATTATTATAAATTAAACCCAGCTCCATGGACAAATACAATTTCAGATTGGACATTGTTGACACTTAATGAATTTACTGGTGGAACAGTAACTGGTGCTACACAATTTACTAATGGTTTAACTGCTAATACTTTTAGTGCGACAACTTACTTGGGGTTACCCTTAGATATTCATACAACTGGTATGACATTTAACCCTTCTACATATGATATCACGATAAAGGGTAATGATGGTGTAGATTATACACAAAGTTTAGGTATTCTAGCTACAGATATGAGCGTAACTGGTGGTACTTATAATATCAACACAGGTGTTGTTACCTTCACTAATAATAGTGGTGGTACATTTAATGTTACTGGTTTTACTAGTGGTATGACAGATTCATTTACAACTAGTGCTAATCTTAGTGGTGAAACAATTCAATTTAATAATAATTTACAAGGTAATAATTTTTATAATGTAAGTTTAACACCGTTATTAAGTGATAAATTTAACATATCTGGTGGAACTATATCTGGTGCTACACAATTTACTAATGGTCTTACCGCAAACACTATTTCGGCAACAACTTATCAAAATGTTAACCATAATACAACAACAGGGTTACAAGGTGGGTTACCTAGCGAATATTATCATTTAGGTAGTTCTCAATATGCTAGAGTTTTAAATTTAATATACGTTAATAATTCAGTTACCTTTAGTGTTACACCTACTACAGGTGAAAAAGGTTCAGCAACAACATTGACATTAAATTACAATATAAAACCTAATGATGATACTATTAATAGTGCAATTATTAATCCTGGTTCTTATGATGTTACATCAAACGCTGATGGATTACCACATACACAAGCTATAGGTAGTTTTAATTTAACCACAGCTCATACATTGAGCATTAATTATACTAGAAACGGAAGTGGTTTAACATCTACAAATACAGCAACATATACAACTTATGCCCCTCAATGGAATGGTTTATCGACTAGTGTTACTGGGGTTACTGGTAATACTACTTATGCTGCTGTAACGGCTTTAGGGTTAAATAAAGTGGTTCAATCTTCTACTGTTCAAACTCTAAATGTGTTAACAACCAATAATTATATTTGGCTTATTTCAACTAAACAAAATGCTGCAATAACTCAAGCTGGGTTTACCACTACTGTTAGTGCTGTTGGTGTTGAAGACGGTTCGTTCTGGTGGCAAAAACAAATACTATTAACTTTGGCTGATGGTGTTACAACACAAACTTTGTATACATATAGAACTCAAGCCATAGTAAATAACACAACTTCAGTAGTAATTCAAATATCTTAAATAATGGCGAAAAAATATAATGGTGGTATAGCATTACTAACAGGGTTTAAAATACAAGCAGCTCAACCAGTAGCAGATTACATGGTTGTTGATAATATTTCTGATTTAACAAATACAACAATCTTACCTTCTCAATTTATAGGTATGATAACTTTTGTTTTGGAAGACCAAAACACATACACAAAAAAATCTACTGGTTGGGAAATATCTGGTGGTTCAACATTAACTGGTGGTACGTATACTGCTGGAACAACTACCTTTAAAAATAATAATGGTGGTACTGCGTTTACAGTTACTGGTTATACTGATATAAAATGGTATGCTGAAAATGCAATAGCACCAACAATTAAACCAATTGCAACTGGTTCTGGTAGCGTTGCTTTTGGTAAAAATGCACAAGCATTAAGTTATGATATGTTTGTTTATGGTAGTGACGCTGGGTATACTGCAAAGACTGCTTATAATTCAAACTTTATTGGTAATCAAGCTGGTTATAGTGCAAAGACTGCTTATAACTCAAACTTTTTTGGTAATCAAGCTGGTTATCAAGCCACTACTGCTTATGATTCAAACTTTATGGGAATTAGTGCTGGGTATCAAGCGACTAGTGCTAATGCTTCAAACTTTATGGGTAATCAAGCTGGTTATCAAGCGACTAATGCTAATGGTTCAAACTTTTTTGGTTATTTTGCTGGTGGTGGTGCAACTAATGCTTATTATTCAAATTTTATGGGTAATTTTGTTGGGCAATACGCTACCAATGCGGCTAACTCAAACTTTATGGGTCTTTTTGCTGGTCAATATGCTACCAATGCTACTTATTCAAACTTTTTTGGTCAATACGCTGGTAATAGTGCAACTAATGCTAGTTATTCAAACTTATTTGGTTATTATGCTGGGAAATCTTTTACTAGTAATAATATTGGTTCAAATAATATAATAATTGGTACAAATATATCGTTACCATCTGGAGCAACCAACAGTATTAACTTAGGTGGTATTTTATTTGGAAGTGGGACATATAGTGCTATAACAGGTAACCCAAGTATTACTGGTCAAACAAACGGTAGGATTGGTATTAATGTTGTTAAACCTTTACATGCTTTACATGTATCTGGTAATACATTGATAAATGGTAATTTAAGTGCGACAACTATTTCTGCAACAACATATTACAATATACCAAGTGGTATTTCTATAACTGGTAGTACTTTTAATACTAGTTCTAAAACATTAAGAAATACTAGAAGTGACAATACAAATATTGATGTTGTATTGCCTGTTAGAACGTTTTTAACTGCTAGTACAACAACGAGTAATAATACATTACAAACAATCGACACAATAACTGGAATTACTGATAATTCAAATGTATTTATAATTAACTATGTTAGTGCTTTTAAAGATTCTGTAGATTATGGTTTTTGGAAAAGAACAATTGCAATAAATAAAGTATCTGGGTTGGTTAAGGTTGTTGGTGAAAATTCTGATTTTGATAGGGTTTCTAGTGGTATGACAGCAAACTCAGTTATATATTCTGCGAATAGTGGTAATATTTTGATAAGTGTAAGTGGCGAAACAGCCAAAAGTTATACATGGAAGTCAAATTGGGAAATAATAAAATAATAAATTGATATTTATAAATAATAAACTAAAAACGAATGGCATCAAATAATATAAGGTCAATATCTGTCGGTGATGTAACCATACAAAGTGGTAATGGTTCACCAAACCACATAGCAATAAAAGGGTCAATTTATATTGACATGCTTACCGCTATTGAATACATCAATAAAGATGGTATTGCAACATGGGCAGAATTTTTAGATTCAACAAATACATCTATCGGTTTTAGCGGTGGTACAGTATCTGGTGCAACATTTTTTAGTGGTGGGCTTAGTGCTACCACCTTTTCTGCAACAACTTATTTAGGGTTGCCTACTGATATATTCACAACTGGTGGAACATATTCTGCTGGAACAGCAATATTTACCAACACAACTGGTGGTACGTTTAACGTAACTGGTTTTAGTACTAGCAACGGAACTACGTTTACAGGTGGTACAGTATCTGGTGCTACTAATTTTACTAACGGTCTTACAGCGAATACATTCAGTGCTACTAGTATAAACATGGTTGATTACATCGTATTTAACACTGGAACAACTAGTGCTGCTACAGTAGCTGGTACTGTTTATTTTAATAATACAGAACATGCTTTATCATACAATACTTCTATTAACCAAGGTGTTACCGTTAACATGGGACAACAAAACTATCTACGAGTATTTAATAATTCTGGTGTTGATATCCAAAGAGGTAAAGCTTTGGAAGTACTTTCTGCTTATAGCGGATTACCATCTGTAACTCTAGCTGTGAATAAACATACTGGTTTTAATAGCGTTGGTGTTTCTGCTGAAATCATACCTAACAATACTGAAGGTATTGCTATTACTTATGGTGTTATTTCTAATATTGAGTTGACTGGAATAACCGTTGGTTCTTTGGTTTATGCTTCAGATACAGTACCAGGTAAAATAGATGATGCTACAAAATATTTAAACTTCCCTCTTACTGCTAGAACAAATAGTATTGGTTATGTAGTACAAACTGGTACTACAACTGGTAAATTATTTGTTAATATTAATAATGAAAATTCTGTTTTATCACTTACAGATTTAGAACGAAATGTATTAGAAGGTAACACATTATCTACTGGTTTGTTTGAGTTTACTGGTATGACAACAGCATCAACAACAACTTTTAATGTTGCACCATTGAAAGGTTGGTTGGTTAAAAACACATATACATATGCTTTATCACCAGATGTTCAAAGTATTAATTACACTGGCGGTACAAACATTTCAGTTACTAATATTGCTTCAGCGGATTCAACATATATTTTAATCACTAGTGCTTTAACAGTTACACAACAAGTAACATTTCCAACGCCACAAGAAAGAAGAGAAAATATATTTTTGGGTAAAGTTAATCACCCAAATAGAACGAGTATATTAAACATAAATAATACAGTTGATTACGATGTATCACCAATGTCATCTTTGCGTGATTTATGGTCACCTATAAGATTGATAAATCAAGGTATTATACCTTCACCAAATGGTGCTAATTTAAGTTTTAATACTTCAGCTGGTATTCTTTGGGGTAATGGTATTAATTGGCATAATAACCAATTAAGCCCTAATAATGTTAATATTGCTGCAAAAGTACCAGCGTCATTTTTTTATAGAACTCAAACTGGTGGTACTAGTGGTTCGGTTACAGTTATTGACCCTAGAAAATATGATATTGGTGGTGTAATAACTACTATTACACCAGCTGGTAGTAATGATGCGACTAATCAAAGAATTTATATGTACCCTACTGGGGTTATTAATGTTTTGTATGGTCAAACTAGGTATGCCACATTAGCTGAAGCTATCGCTAATATACAATCTGAAACATTTATACCTTACCCTAACGTAGAGTCTACTGGTATACTTATTGGTGTTCTTTCTGTTAGAAATGATATTGTTGCTGATGGTGAACCTTTAACCAACACTGATTATGCTAAATTTACACTAGTTTCTAAATTTGGTGAAAGTTTTGGTGGAACTGGTGGTTTATCAACTACAACACTTCAACAAGCATACAACAATTCAACAACCCCAGAAATTGTTATAAATTCAACTCTAGATGGTTTAAGTATCAAAAATGGTACTGGAAACGCTGATAACGTTACAAGATTATTAGAAGGTCTTAATGCTGCTGGAGATGCTACATCATTTATAAGAGCTGATGGTTATATTTCTGGTTCTAGCTTAGCAACGCCTAGCTTCTCAGCTAATAGTAATGGTATGAGTGCATCTACAGTATCAGCTACGACTATTTATAGTCCGACACTTGATGATTATTTGTATGATAAATTCATGACTAACCAGTATTCGTATTTCTTACCTTCTGATAATACTGCTACTTATAGTGGTCTTAGAACAGTCGGTGGTACGATACTTTCAACTGGTTCTATTTCAACACTAGTTGAGAATCCTATGGGTATATTGTTAACGACATCACTGGCTGTTGGTTCGGTAACGGCACAATATGGTACTGTTTTTGGTGGTTCGTTGTTAGGTACAAATTTTCAATTTGAAACTATTAGAAAATTCAGAATAAACACAAACAACGGTAATCAAAGAATTTTTGTTGGTATATCCTCACTATATTCTACTGCGGCACCAACCAATGTTGACCCGTTAACACTAATAAATAGTATTGGTGTTGCTAAGTTGCAAAGTGGTGGAACACTTAACTTTGTTTGGAATGACGCATCTGGTACTGCAAGTTATTTAGATTTAGGACCTAACTTTATGGGTACTGCAACAACTGTTACTTATAAACTTAAAATATCTAAAAAATTCGGAGTTGCGGCTATAAATTTAGAATTAACACAAATAACAAACTCAACTGGTGCTGTATTGGTTACTGGTACTACTATTACTAGTGATTATAATACTGGTGTAAACTATTATCCAGTAGCGTGGATGGGAAATAATACTGGAGTTTCTGGGGCTGTATCTTTTAAAGATTATGGTTGTCAGATGTTCAAACGTAACGCAATTAGTTCATAATGGAAGAAATATATAAAATTAACCCTAACCGAATAATAACCCTAAATGGGGTTGCTATACCTATGATTGAAGGGACTGTTCCTCACGATAAATATATTAAATATTTAAGGGGTGGTGGTACTGTAGTGGAAACTGAAGAAACAACTATCGCTGATATTGAATTAGAGCAAATGATTTTACCAAATGTTGTTGATTTGAATTCAACAGTACAACCTATTAGTAATATTCGAGCATTAGAAGTTGTAGCGTTACTAAGTCAACAACCTACTATTTCTGAATCTACTATTTCTGAAACTATAACTAGTACTGACGAAAACATTAAGATTGGTAAAAATGCCTTGCTTAAGAACAAGAAAGGTATTGATAATGTTGCGATTGGTAAGAATGCTTTAAACCACAATGTTAGTAGCGGAAATGTAGGTGTTGGTAAAGGTTCTTTAGCAACAAACAGAGAGGGTTCTAACAATACAGCATTGGGTAGACATTCAATGGCTGCTATATGGCGAGGTGTCGAAAACATTGGTATTGGGGTTAATGCTGGTAAAGTAACTAGCAAGAATCAAAACAATAATCAATCAAATGAATCTATATTTATTGGTGCCAACACAAAACCTCTACAAGATGAGGGTGTAAACGAAATAGTAATCGGCTCAACTTCAATTGGTCATGGTTCAAATACTACAACAATAGGGAATGTAAAAACAAAAGAAACGATAGTGCATGGAACATTAAAATCAGATGGTTATTCATCTAGTGATGGTTCTGTGGGTATCACAACAACCTTCAAAACAATTGATGGATTAATTGTTGTAATTAAAAATGGATTAGTCGTATCAATTGGGTAAATTGATATATTTATATAAAGATAATAATAATAATAAATAAAAACACAAAAAATTATGATGCAAGGTTCGATTAGAAAAAAAGTAGCATTACTTATAATGGAAGAAGAAGAAAATAATTCTGGAATATTAGAAACGCCAGAGGCTATTATTGAATATGACATATTAGTATATCATATGATGAATGGTGTTACTTTTGAGAAAAAAGGTACAACAACAAAAGAAAAATTAGAAGAAACTTTAAGCTTTGAAGCAGACATGGAAACTGGTTATTCTGTATCATTAGATTTAACAGCAATTATCAATGGAAAAAGATACCCATTTTTTAGTGTTACACCTAATGATAGGTTATTTCAAAATTTAGAAAACTACATTGGTGCCGTGCCAAAAATTAGTAGGGATATTATGGTAACAGAACCAAAATTTCCTATGTTTGATACCATGGAACAATACTATGTTACAGATAATTTTAGAGCTTTTATACAAGATTATAGAAACACAACAGGTATTGTTCAAGGGGACACACCAGAAAATATTGCTTTAATAGAACAAGCAGAAAAAGAAGCTACGGCTGTCGCTTTTGAAAAATGGAAAATCTCTGAAAGAGAAGTGGAGCTATTAACAATTAGAGCAGAATATGAGGCAGAAGGTCATATTGATATACCTTTTTATGTTGTTAGACAATCGGTTATTGATAAATTGATTACTGATAGTTATCCAAATGGTAAAATGCCAGTAGTGTTAACTGATGTTATTACTGAAGTTAATTTTTTAGAAACACAAGCAAAGGTGTTAGAAAGACAAATAGCTGCTACTAAAAAACAATCATTAGGAGCGTTATTCGCTACTGATGAAGAAACAACAATTCTTGATAACTTTACAAATGAAAAATTATATACAAATTTAATGAATCTTATTAATGGTTATAAAAAAGCTGGTTTATCAAATTTATCAACTTATAGACTTGGTGTTTATGAATCATTAAAAGCTGCAACTGATAACCTTATTGTACTTAAAGGTAAATTAGAGAACATAAATTATGTTCCTAAAAAATCTAAAGTAAAAAAAACGTATTAAAACGTATAATAATAAATAAGGGTTGAGAAATTAGTTGGGAAATGCATGGTAGTTATTAATTCTACCGAAAGGGGTGGTTACCATTCCGTGCACAAATGACTAAGGTATAAGAAACGAGGTATCTACTGTGAGTGGATGAGATGGTTAGCTCCTTCTGCCAAACCAAGTTAATGTATCTAGATTTGGCTAAGCCATTTCGAAACTCAACCCAAAAAGAAGTGATATGTCGGTAACGACTCGGTTATCATAGGGCTAAAGTAAATTTATGACTGTAAAAGTCGAGGCGTGGATTTAGTGGTGCTTATTTTGTAATCGAGTTGGTAGTTAAGATATTTAACTTAATTTGTGTCATGCTGTAATGCTGGCGAGGAATTGTTGGGTTATAGACTGTTCTGAGAAGCAATGTGAGTAATCATGCTGTGGAGCTTAGTAAATGTAACTGTGTGCGACCCTAACTTTTTTGGGTCTTTTAAATAAATATTCGAGTAACCCCCTATTACTTAAGGGAGCCCGTGAGCGATAAAACTCAATGAGCAAAACGGTGGAAGCGAGGACTTTATTTGATTGGGTTTGGTATAGAACAGTGGAGACGTATGACTATATCGGGCCTTTATCCCTGTAAAGGTTGCACACAACAATAAGTTCCGTTTTTGTAAAGGGAATGACTCAGACTATCACTTCTAATGATTAGGAGTGGTTAAGCGAAAAGAACTCTAGAACTCTATTCGATAAAAACCAAGCTCTCTCAACTAAGTTACGGAGAGAGCTTTCTTAATCTAATTGAATATCACTATTCACCATATAAATCTTTTTTCGGTGAACATCTTTCTCGAATTAATTTTTCCACAAAAGCAAACATTTTTAAACCATTTTCTTCACAATACTTTTTTAAAAGTTCATGTGTTGTTGGTGTTATTTTTAAGTTTTTATCCCTTTTCATCATTGTTTTTATCATAAGTATGACAAAAGTATGAAAAAAATCACACTAAAAACAATATATCTTTTTAATACTATCTACTTTTGAAAAAAAGTTAATATTTATAATAAAGAAAACTGTAAAGTAAATAATAACATAAAACAAAACAAGAAACAATATGTCAACAAAAGTATTCGTAAGTCCTGGAGTTTATACATCTGAAAAAGACTTAACTTTTATTACACGTCAAGTAGGTGTTACAACGCTAGGTTTAGTTGGTGAAACAACTATCGGACCAGCATTTCAACCAATTTTTATTGGAAACTACGGTGAATTCCAATCTTTCTTCGGTGGCCTTAACGCTACAAAAGTAAAAGATAATGGGGCACCTCAATATGAGTTACCTTATATTGCAAAATCATACTTATCTCAATCAAACCAATTATTCGTTACTAGAGTATTAGGTTTCTCTGGATATGACGCTGGTAAAGCTTGGGGTATTGTTCTTGACGGTGCTTTAGACCCAGCAACATCTGCTGTTACTGGTACTAACACATATGATAGTGCTAACCCATTATTAACATTTACCGCAACTTCTGCTGGTACAATGGTGACTGTAACGTCTCCAGACCCAATGGTTCAAGCACTTATTAATGATGGTCAATTAACAAACGATTTAGCTTACTTGAGTTCTATGAGTATTGGTGCTACTTCTAATGTTGCTCCTAAATTCATCAAAACTGGTAATGTATTTAATGGTGTATCATTTAACATCTATTTAGATTATAAATCTTATGACCCTTCTGGTGCGTTTATCACTGGTGTAACTACTGGTGTAACTGTAGATATTACAGGTACAGCATATACTGATGTTGAAAACAAATTAGTTGCTTTGATGCGTTCTAGAGGTGGAATTGATTTAGCTACACAATTACCAGCTTTTGAAGTTACTGGAAATGTAGTTCTTGACCCAGCATTTACTGGTTCAATTACTAGTCCGTTAGGTGATTTCTCTTTGAGTGGTTTTTCTGCTACACAAGGCTTATTTGAAAATTTAGCGTCTTTAGATAAAACTAAGAAAAACTATTTACCTAGAGTATTAGGTAGAAGTGTTCAAAATGGTAACACTCCATTATTTTTAGAAGAATTTTACAACAAAATGTTTGATAAATTAAACAATGAAGGTAAAATTAGAGGTATAAAACAAACTATCGTTGATTATAATCGAGATTACTCTGATTATTTACAAGAATACAAACCAGCAGTTACTCCTTATGTTGTATCTGAATTACGTGGTACAAAAGTATTGAGACTTTTCAGATTCTGGACTATCTCTGATGGTAACGCTGCCAATGAACAATTTAAAATTTCATTTAGAAACATTAAACCAGATACTAGAGAATTTGACGTAGTTATTAGAGCTTTCTATGATACTGATGCTCAACCAACCGTATTAGAAAGTTACAGCCGTTGTACAATGGACCCAACTTCTAATAACTACATTGGTAGAAGAATTGGTACACTTGATGGTTTATATCCTTCTAAATCTTCTTATGTATTGGTAGATATGGATGATACATCTGATACTAGTGATGCTTTCCCAGCTGGTTTTGTAGGTTTCCCAATTAGAGATTACCAAACTAATGGTAATACTTCAGTTGTTAACCCTAAATTAACATACAAAACTGAATACACACAATACGAAAACAAACGTAAGTTCTACTTAGGTCTTTCTGAAACTGTAGGTATTGATGCTGACTTCTTCGATTACAAAGGTATTCCTTTAACTACTTCTCCAAATATGTGGACTGGTATGACAAACGGATTCCACATGGATATTGATGCTAGTGCTGTTACAATTGATAACGTGACTGTTGTCATCGATTCAAGCGGTAATACATATTCACCTGTATTCTCATTTGATACTGGAGATTGGCAATTTAGAACTGATTCTGGATTGGTTAATGGACCATACGAAAAAGTTTATGCTCGTAAATTTACTATGGCACCATTTGGTGGTTATGATGGATGGGATGTTTATAGAACTAGAAGAAGTAATTTAGATAGTTTCTTAATCAACGGAACATTAGGACAAAACGGTACAACTTCTGGTGCTTTTGTACCTAGAAACTTAACAAACGGTGACTTGGGTATCAACTCTGATTACTATGCTTACTTAGAAGCTATTTGGACATTCAAAAACCCAGAAGCGGTTAACATTAACGTGTTTGCTACACCTGGTATTGATAACTTAGATAACTCTAACCTTATTGAGGCTACAATCGATATGATTGAAACTGATAGAGCTGACTCATTATATATCATGACAACTCCAGATTTAGATGGTGGTGGTGATGTAATGACTGTTGAAGATATCACTGACTCTTTAGATGGTGCTTACGATAGTAACTATTCTTGTACTTACTGGCCTTGGATTCAAGTAAACGATGCTGAAAACAATGTTTACATATTCATGCCACCTACAAGAGATGTAGTTAGAAACATCGCACTTACTGACAACATTTCATTCCCATGGTTTGCGGTTGCTGGTATCCAAAGAGGTGATGTTGATGCTATTCAAGCTCGTAAAAAACTTACTCTTGCTGAAAGAGATGTTCTTTATGAAAATAGAATCAACCCTATCGCTACATTCACAAGTGATGGTATTAAAATCTGGGGTAATAAAACACTTCAAGTTAAAGATACAGCACTTAACAGAATCAACGTTAGAAGATTGTTATTACAAGCTAGAAAACTTATTTCTGCTGTTTCTATCAGATTGTTATTTGAACAAAATGATAACGTAGTTAGAAACCAATTCTTGGCACTTGTTAACCCAATCTTGGATAACATTAGAAGTGAAAGAGGTCTTACAGATTTCCGTGTTGTTCTTTCGAATGACCCAGAGGATATCGATAGAAATCAATTAACTGGTCAAATCTTCTTGAAACCAACAAGAGCTTTAGAGTTCATTCAATTAGAATTTGTAATTATGAATACAGGTGCATCTTTTGATAACATCTAAACCATATAAATATTAAACACTAAAACCACCAAATCGGTGGTTTTTTTGTTTTGTATCGATATTTATTACTAAAGATATTATGAGAAAGATAAAGATAACTCAAGCACAGTACGATACTATACTTTTAAGAGAACAACTTAATCGTCCGTCAAAAGAACAGCAAATGATATTGGAGACTTCAAAAGAAGCTCTCTTAGGTATTGCAATGTTGGCTGGTGTTAAACTATCTGGTCAAAACGAGTTTATCGCTAACAAGGCTTTAAAAGAGCCAACAACGATATCTATGATTAAGAATACGTTAGAAGATAAATCAAAAACGGATGAATTGATAGCTACGATGACTGAAAAAGGGTTTAGTGACCCTACTAGTCTTTTATCTACCAATGCTGATAAAATAAAAGATAAATTTAATGAAATATCACCTAATGAAAAATTAGATTTTATTTCAATTACGAATTTAAAGGAATTACAAGGAAAGTAGTATTTCGTAAATCATTGATATGATTTCTGGAATACCATAGTTTTCACGCCATTCTTCTGGGGTTAATTTTAAAGAGGAAACCTTCAAAGAATATACTTCATGAAGTTTTTCAGCTGAAATAGATGGTTCTTCATTATTTTGTTTAAGAATATTGTGCACCAATTGACAAACTTCTTCACCAGTAAAATTAGTTTTCCAATCACATTCGTCTAGTATATTATCAATTATTATGTTGTATTTTTCGAGTAATTCCTTTTCAGTTATTTTCATAGTTAAATTATTTTAACAAAGATACGAAAAAAAAATAATAAAATAAAGAATATTTTATATAGTTACCATATTTATAGGTAAGAAAGAAATTTTTCTAAAAAAATAATTCTTAGATATTTATTAATAAATAAGAACAAAAAAATTAAAACAAAAAAGACATGGCTGATTTATTGATGAAAATGCCCTTACCATACGAGCCTAAGAAAAAGAATCGTTGGTTAATTACATTCCCAGCAGATTTAGGTATCCAACAATGGTGGTTATCTTCTGCATCTAGACCTTCAATTACACAAAATGAAGTTGAAATCCCATTCCTTAATACATCTACATGGGTTATTGGTAGATTTACTTGGGAAGCAATTGACGTAACATTCCGTGACCCAATCGGGCCATCAGCTACACAAGCTATTATGGAGTGGGTTCGTTTACACTCTGAATCTATTACAGGTCGTCAAGGTTACGCAGCTGGTTATAAAAGACCTGTTGAACTTGAAATGCTTGACCCAACTGGTGTTGTTATCGAAAAATGGTTACTTGACGGTACTATGTTAACAAACGTTTCATTCGGAGATTTATCAATGGATGATGATGGTATTGCTGAGATTACTGCAACACTTAGATTTGACAGAGCTATTTTATTATTCTAATAAATTATGTCAAAGTCAAAAAAAGAAGGTAAGCCTAAAAAAAATAGGGTAAACCAAGTTAAACGTCTTAGTGTTATTAAGAAAAATGAAGAACTATTAAAATCACTTAGTAAATAATAAAAAGAGCTACCCCATGGGTGGCTTTTTTGTTTCTAGTGTTTTTTCTATATCTCGGTAGTTAGCAGCATCTTCATAATGCTGTTTAAGAATTGCTTCTTGTTTAAGATTTATAACATATTTTATCAAAGTATCAATTAGTTCTGAGTATTCTCCTTCAAGTTTTATCTCATCTTCAATATCTTCGAAATCTAGAATAAATGTTTTGGGGTCGAATACAAATATTTTATAATCTAGTTTACCTTCAAAATAACCATAAATAATATCTATCATTTTAATTTCTGTAATATCAAAAATTTTACATTCTTGTTTAAAATAATCACCTTTAACAAAAATATAATTCTCAAAAACACTAAAAACACCACTATGTTTTAAATTGAGTTCTTTTTCTAAGTATTTTAGTATTATTTTTTCCATATTCAAAGCTAATACTAACTAGATAAAAATAAAGCTATTTACAAAAAAATTTCTTTTTCTATATTTATTTGTAAAGTTATAACAAACAACAAATAGTTTTAAAATGGATAAAAAACCAAACGTAATCCCAAGTAAAGAACAAATGAATGCAGCAGCAGCTGAAAAGGCTAAGATAGATGCTTATGAAACAGAAAAAGCAATAGTAACAAACGATATCTATGCAACCGCTACCAATGAAGCCAACGTACCAGATGGACAAATTAGTGCTGTAGAAATGATGCGTAGACGAACAGCAAATCAATTACAACAAATTCAAAATGGTGATGTTGTTAAAGAAAATGATTTTGCGGAAGAAACTTCAGCTTCTAGCTATGGAATAATGGCTAGGTTAAAAAACGAAGAACAAATGAGGCTTCGTGACGAACAATTAAAAAAGAACCTAGAAAATACTCAAAACTTCCAAAGACAAACTGAAGAAGCTACAACTAGACATAATAACATTCCAACACCAACAGAGATGCCACAAAACGTACAGGCTAATAATTATCAAAATAATTATACACCACCAACACCACCAACACCGCCTTCAACACCAATCACAAATTACAGTGATAGTTATGGTCAAAACCCTTCTAATATCAACCCAGCAATTTATGAGTTAAGTCAGCCAAATTACAACGCTCCTTTTGATGTTATACCGTTGCCTTCTAAAGGTAAATTATATAAAAATAAAAAAGCTAGCATAAGAGTTGGTTATATGACTACAGCTGATGAGAATATTCTTACTAGTCCTAACTTATTACAAAGTGGTGAATTCTTAGAGATTCTTATCAACAGAAAAATCCTTGAACCAGAATTAAGATATAAAGACTTATTGGTTGGTGATAGAAACGCTATTATGATTTGGTTAAGAGCTACTAGTTACGGTGAAATGTATCCAGTAACATTGTTAGATGAATTAGACGAGCCTTTTGATTCTGTAGTAAACCTTAATGATTTAAAAACTATTGAATTGAGTGTTGAACCAGATAGCGATGGGTTATTTAGTTTTACACTACCATTAAGCAAGGTACAATTAAGATTTAGACCTTTGACATGTGGAGATATTAGTGATTTAGAAAAAAGAATTGCTAAGGATAAAGAAAACAATATGTTGGTTGATAATACATCAACATACAGATTGGAGCGTATGATTTTCGAAGTAAATGGAGATAGAGATAAAAATATTATTAGAGATGTTGCTAATGGAATGAGAATTGGTGACGCTAAAGCGTTTAACGAATATATTGAAACTGTTGACTGTGGTATTGATTTGAATATTAATGTCGAGACTCCTGGGGGTGGGTCTGTAGCCACCTTTCTTCCACTTAACTTCAACTTTTTTTGGCCTAACTTCCGATTATAAGATTCCATTATTGGAAGAGATTTGGATTTGCACTCAACATATGAAAAATATTTCATATTCAGATGTTCTGGTGATGCCGACATATGAAAGGCGTTATTTCTTAGGGTTATTAACAAAAGACCACGCTAAGAGACAAGAACAATACGAAGAAGCAAAAGAGAAATCGAAAACAAGTGGTACCAAAGGTTCTAGACAAACTAGAGTATCTGGTGAGGCTTTAAAAACCAGAATGAAAAATGGTGATTTACCAACAACATAATAAAATCCCCGCATAAAGTGGGGATTTTTATTTTATATGATATTTATAAACAAAGATTAATACGATGAGCAATAAACTAATAGTAACCGAAGCACAATATCAAAGGCTTCTTAATTTTATAAACGAAACACCTTTTGACACTATGGTAAAAAATACTATGAAAGTTGGTGACACCGTAGTTATAACATGGAAGAATAGTAAAAATAATTTTAAAGTTATTGATAACACTTCTGGTCATGTCATCATGGATAATATTGATTCTGGTTCTAGCAATATAAATTATCGATATTATATGGTTTATACTGGGTTGAGTGGTGATGATTTAGAGTTAAGAAGAGTTCATAAAATCAACGAAAAAGACAAATTGACCGATTTTAAAGAGTGGTCACCAATGACTGTTAAGGATATTACCAACATTCAAGTATTTAGAGGTGGGAAACAAATTGATATTGTTGACCCATTATCACCTACAGCTGAAAAACAACAAAAACAAGGTACCAAGAATAATTTAAGTGGTAAAGACGTATCTAGTGATTTTACTAGTGCAATAAACCAAGAATTAAGGTATGTCTTGGAAAATTTAGATAAAGAAAAAGGTTTTAAATTATCATTTAATAATGGTGATATTATGTTTTGTTGTTTAGCAAAATCAAATAACACATTTACTTTAGAGTTAATAAAAGAAACCAACAAAACACTACCAGATTTAAACAAATGGGATACTTATATCTTAGAAATCAAAGGTGACGTTGAGGACGAAACAACTGATTTTTATAGTGAAAACCAAGATATACTTTCAACCAATGATAACCTTAAATTGAATCTTAAATTTAAAGTTGTGGCTGGTAATAACAATGGTGAAGCTGTTATTAGTGGTATCCAAAACTTTTCAGTTACCACTTCATGTGAATCTGATGAAGAAGAAGGTGAGGAAAAATCGAAAGAAGAACAATCACCAGAAGAATTAAAAGCTGATGGTCAACTAGCGTTTAAAATGATTTTAGCTGACCCAGAGTTAAAAGCAGCGTTCTACACTCAACCAACTTTTTGGCAAGCATTTGTTGCTGATTTAAGAGGGGATAAACCGACTGGGGCTGGTATTATACCAACACTAGATTTATTGGGTAAATACGGTATGAATAAGATAAAACAAAAGATTGGTGATGGGTTTGTTATCGATAACGATGCTAAATATCAATTACTAAAAACAATCGAAATACCTTACAAAACTAGTAAAAATACCAATGATATTGAAACTCTTAGAGCTGAAACGGATTACATACGTGTTAGACGACACGTAATTGAAGATAGAGACCAAGTATTGATAAAGCAACTTAATAAAAATTTAGATTTAAGAATAATAGTAAAAAATAAAACAGAAGACCCTAACATTTACAATTGTGAGATAGAAGTTGGTAAATTAAAAAAAGGTGGAAACTGGGAAAACCTAACACTAGATACTGTAGAAGCTAATGTTAGATTTTTACAATCAAAAGGTTATAACGAACAAAAAGAAGAAACAACTAAATAAACCATGGCAAAAAGTGATGAAGAAAAAGCAGCAGCTAAAGCCGCCAAACTACTAAAAGAAGAGGCGGCACTTTATGCTAATGAAGTTGAAAGAGCAACCAGAGCCCTTGAAGAAGATGCTAGACTTAGACAAAAAGTAAGTGCTAGCCTAGAAGACTATATTCAAGGGTTAAAAGATTCTAAAAAAATCAAACAAACTATTGCTAGAAACGAAAAAATAGCATTAAAATTAGAAGATAAATTAAAAGATGCTATTGCTTCTAAAGATGCTACAGCTATTGAGGCTGCAAAAAAGAAATTGAGAATCCTTGAGCTTCAAACCAAAGAAATAAAAAAACAAGGTGAAAAGTTAGACGAAGCATTAGGTAGTGTTAATAAAAAAGCACTTGTAGCTAGTAAAGCTTTTACTACATCATTAAAAGGTTTAGAAAAAATTGTAGTTGGATTACCGAACTTAGTTAAAAAAGGTTACGGTGAAATAAAGGGGTTAGGGTTATTTGAATTAGATAAGGCGATGAAAATGTCGGCTTTATCTATGGGTATTCTTTCTAAAGGAACAGAAGGTTTTAGAAACACCATTAGAGGTGCTGCTACTCAAACCAACATGATGGGTATTGGGATAAAAGAATTATCTGCAATGCAAGCTCAATATAGTGAGGAATTAGGTAGAACAGTTGAGTTGAGTCAAGATGGTTTAGTCGCTATGGGTCAAATGGCCGCTGCTAGTGGATTAGGTGCTGAAGGGTCAGCTAAAATGGCTGCTGATATGGAAAATCAAGGTCTTTCAGCTGAACGTACTGGTAAGTATGTTGAGCAGACTATGAATGATGCTCATAAAATGGGTCTTAATGCAACCAAAGTAATGAAAAATATATCTGGTAACATGAAAATGCTTAACAGATATAATTTTAAAGAAGGTACCGCTGGTTTGGCTAAGATGGCTAAAACAGTTACCAAGTTGGGTGTTAATATGGAATTTGCTTCTAGCATGGCTGATAAAATGTTTGATATTGAGGGTGCTGTTGATATGTCTGCTCAATTGCAAGTTATGGGGGGTGAATGGGCTAAGATGGCCGACCCTTTCCATTTGATGTATATGGCTCGTAACGATGTTAACGGTTTAACAGAAGAATTAGGTAACGCTGCGGCAGCTTCGGCTAAATTTAACGCTAAAACTGGTGAATTTGACTTGGGTGCTATGGAAATGCATAAACTTAAGATTATTGCTGAGCAAACAGGTGTTGCTTATGATGATTTGGTTACTGCTGGTAAAAACGCAGCTAAATATACAAAGATTAAATCTCAAATTAATTTTAGTGTTGGCGGTGGTCAAGATGGTAAAGATTTACAAGAATATCTTACAAACAAATCAGTGTTAAATAAAAAAGGTGAGGCTAGTATTATGCTTAATGGTGACAAAAAATTACTTAAGCAATTAACACAAGCCGACCTTACAGCAGTTAAAGCTCAAATGGTTGAACAGGAATCAATGAAAAAAAGAGCTGAGGATGCTAGAACTTTCGATGAATCCTTGGGTGATTTAATGAATCAATTGAAAGTTTATCTAATACCATTTATTGATACTCTTAATAAAAATTTAATACCAAAATTAAGAGAATTAAGTGATAAGTTTACTGCTAAAGGTGGTTGGGGTGAAAAGATAGAAAAATTAGCGACAACCGTTGGTGAGTTAGTATCTGGTATTGCTGGTTTTGTTATTGATAACCCTATCATGAGTGCAGCTATTTATTTAGGTACTAAGTTGGGTGGTATGTTATGGGATAAGTTAAGTTGGATTTCTAATGGTGTGTTGTTGGCTCAAGGTTTTAATTCAGCCGCTAGTGCTGGTGGCGGTGGTGGCGGTGCTATGGATAGTCTTGGTGATTTATTAGGTAAAGGTGGTAAAAGAGGTAGACTTAGAAGTGCTTCTAAGATTGGTAAATTCGCTAAAGGTTGGGGTGGTGCTGGTGCTGGTTTATTAGCTGCTGGTGTATCTGGTTATGATGAATATAGTGAAAACTCTGCTGCTGGAATGGGTACTGGTGAAAACGTAGGTAGAACAGGTGTTAGAGCTGCCGCTGCTGGTGGTGGTGCATGGGGTGGTGCTGCGTTAGGTGCTACTATTGGTACTATGATTTTTCCAGGTGTAGGTACAGCTATTGGTGGTTTGATTGGTGGTATAGCTGGTGGTATGGCTGGTGATAAAATAGGTGATGTTGGTGGTGACGCTGTTTGGGGTAAAAGTAGTAATGGTGGGTTATCGCTTGGGACACCAACACATGATGGTTTCTTTGAAGGTGGTATGGATTCTATGGCGGCTAGGGTTGGTGGTGCTTTTCTAAACCCTTTAGGTGCTATGGGTGATATGGCTATGGGTTTAGGTTCAGATTTTTCTAAGGGTAGAGGTGTTGTTCAAGGTGGTAAAATTCACCCAATTGATAATAAAGATGATTTAATTGCCTTGAAGGATAAAGGTATAGTTGATAATGCTAGTAAATCTGGTGGAAATAATATGAAAGTAGATTTTGGTGAGATAGTTATCAACGGTAAAATAACCGTTGATAGTCCAGGAAATCCTAAAGCTGCTGTAGACTTATTAAAAAATCCTGGATTTATTTCTGATTTACAAAGAGCTGTTGCTTCACAATTAGAAAAGAATAGAAATGGTGGTACAAACGTTGCTTAAATATCGTTGATTATCAATCAATTAGAATATTGTTATAAAAGTTTATATGTATTAACTTGACTTTATGAAAAAAAAACCGTATATTTGTACAAATAAAAAAATAACATATAATATATAAATAATAAAATTAATATATAAATAATATAATATATATAAATAAAATTATATATTTTTAATTAAGGCACTAATTGTGCCTTTTTTTGTTTTTATAAAACACCATAAGCATTTATTTTTTCAAAATTTTTACTACTATAGTATTTATATATAAAATAAGTTACTTATGCCAATCTTTTATAACACTTCAACACCTTCGCCAACAACAAGGAATACTATCAACAGTACTGCTGTAACGTATGGTATTAGAGATTTTTTACTTAATAAAAATTTATTACCAGTTTATCCTCAACTATCAACTTCATTGAATGGTAGTCCTAGAATTGGTCAACCAGTATTAGATACTATGGTTGGTACTGGTAATGTTACTGTTCCAATTGGGTTACCCTTACAAGTTGAAGGGATTTTATTTAAAAATTTAAACGTACTTCCAAATACATTTCAAAATGTAGGTTCAAATGCTAATGCATTAACACAAATAGATTTTGTAATACCAACTGTAAATTCTAATTTCCCTAACGCACAATGGCCGCAAGGTATTACTTCGTATCCAACAGGTGCTAATGACGATGTAAATAATTATGGGTTGATTGGTAAAACAAACGATGGTCAATTTAGAAAGAAAAACACGATTAAAAATCTTTATTTAGATGCTAGCAAACAAATAGATATGTCGGCATTTATAGGTTTACAACCCGTAGATACATCTCAACAAATAAGTGGTTATTTAGATACCTATGGTGGTTTAAATCTAGGTGGTAGTGGTGCGATTCAAGCTGCTAACGTTATTGGTAGTGTATTGAATGGTCAAGGTTTAGGTTTGGCTAAAGGTGGTGTTGTAACAAATTTTGATATTAGGTCTTCATTGGCTGGTAGAATATTAGGTGCTACAGGTCTTATCAACGATACCAAGTTAGGAACTATAGGTGGACAACAATTAGCATTGGCACTAGCAAATAATGCTGCATTCAACGTTCAACAAGAATTATTGGGTGCTTTAAATGTTCAAAATAACATTCTTAGTCTTGTTAAGAACGGTACACTTGCTGGTTTTAGACCAAGCTACAAAATTACAATCCCAAAAACAACTGGTGGTAGAATATTAGATACTGCTGGTAAAATATTAGGATTTACGTTACCTAGAAGTTATCTAGAAGATGATGGTTCGATTTTTCAATCAGAAAGTGGTGTCATATCAAATGTTGATAGAGCTAACCATATGATACTACATACAGGTAAGGGTCAAATACAAGCCCTTTTAACGAACGTTAGAGCAAATCAGCTAGGTGTTAGTCCAACTGGTATAGATAGTCCCTCTAAATCATCGTTTAGAAGCGGATACGCACCAGCATATGCTAACAACAAGGGTGAAGTTCAAATAACCGATGGAATCCTTTATGCTTTCAATAAAGGTGGTCAAATAATAAATCTATTTGGTTCTGATGATGGTGTTATTGCAAATATTAGCTACAACAGAGAAGAAATGGTTTCTAATGCTGGGTTTAAAAGCCCAGAAGAAACATATACGGGACCAAAAGGTAATGTTGGTTATGATGATAGAAAAATAAGTGATGTTGGATTTACATGGACAACTAGTAATGGTGAATCGGTAAATAAAACAGTTCAATATGATGAATTATTAGGTGATAAAAAATCACTTTTGGTTAAAACTCAAAAATTATTCAATAGTAAAGCGATGAAAAACATCGTTTCACAAAAAGGTGATATGGGTAAACATTCAAGTCAAATATCAACAGCCAATGGTGGTGGGTTTTCAAAGGGTAATGCTGTAATGCAAGGTTCTATGTTTGACCAAACTACAGGTAGATACATGGGTACAGCAACTGGTAAAACAGCTGGTGATGTATATTGTAGAAGTTGGACGACTTTAGATAGATACGATACGGTATACAATTTGGTTAGAGCTCGTGGATTATGGGATAGCCCTAATGTACCATATAGGTTTAATACTGAAAATTCAGTGTTAGATGATAATGGTTTTGTTAAAATAGCTCCATACACAACTGATAAAGCTACAGACCCTAAAAAATTTATGTTTTCAATTGAAAACCTTGCATGGCACGATGCCAAAGAAAATTTGCCAGAATGCGAGAGAGGTCCTGGAGATTTAAGTAGCGGTAAAAAAGGTAGAATCATGTGGTTTCCACCATACAATATCAAATTTAGTGAAAATAGTTCTGTAAACTGGGAATCTAACAATTTTATTGGTAGAGGTGAACCTGTTTACACTTATAATAATACTGAAAGAAGTGGTAACTTATCATTTCAAATCGTTGTTGACCACCCTAGTTATATAAATGCGTTTAGAGGTGAAACTGGACCAGATGACCATTATATTAATTCATTTTGGGCTGGTTGTATTGACCCTAATAGTAAATGGGGTGAAAAATTAACTGTAAGTGAGAAAAGTAAAATAGCAACTAGAGATTTAGTGATACCACAACAAAAAGTTGTTCCAGAAGAATTTGTTCCAGATGATATGGTTGTATATTTTCCAAACGATAATGCAATTCTACCAATGTCTTATGAAAGTGGTTTAAGTGGTTCGTCAACAACAAATACAATTGATTACAATGTAAACCCAGCTGGTATCGGATACGGGTTAGGTAATTATCCTAGTAGTTTTACACCTGGAAATACTGAAAAATGGCCAGATAGATATAACTTTGGTTTAAATTATAAAGGACCATATACCGTACCTTCTAGAATCGGTGTTCAAGAATTTTATGGTTATTATGACCCGTTATATATTCCAGCTCTTATCGACCATTTATCACAAAAATGTCCACATTGTAGAGTTGAAGTAACAGGATATGCCAGCCCACAAGGTAGTGCTAAATACAATCAAAAATTAGCTGACGCAAGAGCAAAAGCTATTATGGAAGACCTTAGAGATGTAAAATTAGGGCCACACATTGGTGGTGACACTAAAAAAAGATTTAAAGCTAATCCAGGAATAGCTTTAACTAATACTGGTTGTATACCTAACCATGGTGCTGATACTGATAGTGTTGCATGTAAACAAGATAGAAAAGCGGTGATACATTTTGTTTTTGACGCTGAATTAGCTGCGGCAGATGTTGCACAACCAGACCCAGTTATTAAAAAAATACCACAAAATGTGAACACAAAGATTACGAATAGGTTTTATGATGAATGTTTATACTTTGAAAAACTAGCAGATTATGACCCACTAGTGTTTGATTCGTTTAGAGAGAAAATTAGATATTTTCACCCAGCGTTTCACTCGACAACACCAGAAGGTTTAAACTCTAGACTTACATTTTTATTACAATGTACAAGACAAGGACCAACTTCTGAAGCTCAAGGTGCTAACAACTTAGCATTTGGTAGACCACCAATTTGTATCTTAAGAATAGGTGATTTCTATAACACAAAAATTGTTATGGACAGCGTAGCTATTGATTACGAACCATTGGTATGGGACCTTAACCCAGAAGGTATAGGTGTTCAACCAATGATTGCCAACGTTAATATTTCATTCAAATTTATAGGTGGTTCAACGCTTATGAGTCCAATCAATAAATTACAAAATGCTTTGTCGTTCAATTATTTTGCAAATTCACAAGTATATGACCCTAGAGCTGATTATGTTACAAAAGAAAGACCAACTTATAACGTTAAAGGTAAAGATGGTAAAGATTTACCGATGTCAAATATGGCACCATTGAGCAACACTGGTTATTATTTGAATAACGGTAATTTAGATATGTCAAATCCAGAAACAGTTATTACAGCGACAGACATTGTAGATAACACACCAGAAACAAACCAAGTAAAAACAGCTGAGATTGCCGCTGGAGCACCAGTAGCACAAGTAGCGGCAGTTTCACCAACTGGCGGTCCATTTACAATAGATAATATTACAGCTGTTGATGAATACTTTCACGTTGGTAAATCAAGTCAATTTGTTTATTCTTTTTTAAATTTTAAAACAGATAGTGCTGGTGTTGTTATAAAACCAACAACTGATTTCCAAATAGATATGTATTTAGTTCAAGCTATGATACCTAAAAACGGTGCTAGTTATGACAACTGTGCAAAAGCATGTCCAAAAGATATGATTGCAAGCTCAGACACCAACGGTGACTTTATCGGTAGTATTTTATTAACAAAAGATGGTGTTGTTGAAACTAAAGAAGGTAAAAAGATAACAACACAATGGTTTAACCATGCAAACGTTTATGTTTGGGTTGATGAGGACACTCGACTTGGTGGTAGAGCTAAATTTAATAACTTAATTGCACAACAACAGAGTTTAATTGCTTGTAATGTAGCAATACAAGAAGCAAAACCAGCTAGCGAAAGAAATTATACTATTGATATCGGTTTTAGGTTAAGACTTGAAATAAAAGACCTTGTAGGTGGTGGTAAAAAAACAATAACAGCAACAAAAGCACTAGTATATCAAAATTAATTATGGCAGAATATTACGACAGATATAACGCATTTAGAGTAAATGCAGATATGAAACCTTTACCTGGGATAACTATCCCAGAATCTGGTTCGGATAAATCAATGGTTTATAAACAAGGGTTAAGTAGACTTGACAAAATGAGTAACATGTATTATAATAATGCATACAGTGGTTGGTTGATTATGTTAGCCAACCCACAATTTGGTGGTTTAGAATTTAATATACCAGATATGACTTTGATTAGGATTCCTTTTCCTTTCGATAGTGCTGTGTCAAGATATATAACACAAGTAAATAATCATAAAGCATTATATGGCGAGTAACATAACAAATAAAATAGGTTGTCAATCTGGTGGTTTAAAAATTGTCGACCCAAATAGTTTTGATGGTTTTAATTCTAGTAGTAATATTTCAGTTCCTTTAGAGGATTTGAATATATCTGTAGTTTTAAGAACTAAAAAAAAGGGAAGAACTGTTTTAACAAAAGAAGGTGGTGATGATGGTACTAGAGAAAGTACCAGCAACATTTCTATTAATTTCATTGAAGGTAGTGAAATTTCTGGTCAAAGAGTTTTAACAACAAAATACACCGACTTAACAACGGTATTTGATAAAGATACAACCAATGATGAAACATTAGGGATAACGTCTATTGATATAGATTTTAATTCGTCAATGGCCCCTATGGTTACTATTAATTTTATTGACGTTAGAGGAAGTTCAATATTTCAAAATGAGGAAAAAATAAGTGGAAATAATAGTGGTAATAAATATGCTACGTTTTTCCAACTACCATATCCATTGTTTGAATTGGAAATAAAAGGATACTACGGGTTACCAGTAACTTATTGTCTTCACATGCTTAAATTTAGTTCTAAATTTAATTCACAAACTGGTAATTTTGAAATTCAATGTCAATTTATCGGTTATACTTACGCAATGTTATCAGATATGCTTATTGGTTATTTAAAAGCTATACCTTTTACAACAATAGGTGAAGATAAATACCAAAAATATAGAGACAATAGAAAAGCTGATGCACCACAATTATTAACTTTGGTTGAATTAATGCAAGCAATTTCTAAGGTTAATAAAGGTATAAGCAAATTATCATCATCATCTAAAAACGCAGCTGCTACAAATACTATAAATAAAGCTTTAGAAAGTCTAGACGCTATAGAAATTGTTATGAGAGTATTGGGACAAGTTATTGATATTGATACCAATAAAGAAAGATACCCATATATCGTGAAACTTCACGAAGTTTCAGACACTGATAAAATAAATCAAGATAGAGCAATAGGGTTATACTCTGAGAATATTAAAACAAACATAGACACATTCAACGCATTTAAAGCTGGTGCTCAATTAGTACTTAAAGAATTTCAAGATATAAGCATAGCTGGTCCAGGAAAGGGTTTTTATGGTAATTTAACTTTAGAAATGCTAGACCCAGCAACTAGCGACCCAGCGGTTGATGAAGTTTTAAAACAAACATTAGGTTCACCTAGTGATTTTTCTAAATTCAAAAAAGAATTGTATGATTATTTAAACACAAATTATAAATTTAATCACCCAAAAGTGGTTGTTGATATTTACAACATGAATTTATTATTTGAAAAAATATCTGTGGCTAGAACTCAAATTGAACAAAATTTAAAAGGGGCAAAAGAAGAATTTGCTAAAGAATTAAAAAGTAGCGTTGCAAAAGATTTAGGGTTTGAACCAACCGTTAGAAATATTACAGAAGTATTTACAGCTGCCGTTGAAGTGTTTATGGAAACTATTTTTGATGTTTCGGTTGCGGCTGAATTTGAACCAAACGACCCTAGAACAACCCAACTAGAAAAAAAATTTAAAACTGATATTGTAAATAGTGATTTAACGCAAAGACATTTAGATACTAAAAAATATTTTTCATGGCCAGATTATCGAGAAAAAGATGAAAAAACAAAAAGCTATGTTGAAAAATATTTAGGTACTTTAGGTGTTTTAGAAAAACCTAAAGATGTTAATGAATTAGTATTTATTGATGATTTATTGGCGGCATTTTTAAAAGCCGCAAAAGCTAGTGAAGATGTTAAAGCGGATACCGAAAAACAAGAAACAACTTGGTTCCCAAGCAACCCAATTGATACATCTATTTTTAACACTACAGAGCCATACAGTAGAATGGAATTTAAAAATTACGATGAAGTTGCAAGACTTATGGTTATTAGAGGTATGACTTTTTTAGGTTATACAAACGATGAAACAATTATGACTTCTGATGATATTATTAGTATGGCCGAGATTGAATCTGAAGCCATATTAAGAGGTGTTAAAGACCCTAAAATAAAATCATCGATGTCTATGTTAACTCTAAGTGCTGTGACTAGTGTAATTGGTGAAATAGATTTAAACGCTAGAGGTGCATTACCAACAAATGTAATAAAACCTCTAGGTGATAATTATTTTTATAACTATATTGGTGGAAACCCAGTATCTACAAAAACAAAAACATATACGTACAGTAATCCAGATTTACACATGGTAATACCAATTAATGGTGGTTATACTGGTAAGTGGATTATTGAACCAGCTAAAACTTCATTAAAATCAAAAGAAGAAGGTTACATTTTTTTAACTAATTACAGCTCTAATTATGGTACAGCAACGACAATAAATGGTGATTTTAGTAAACCAGATGATGGTGGTGTTTATATTAAAATACTAAAAGCAGATGAGTTTAAAACAAAAGCACTTTTATATCCAGCACCAGAAAAAGTTAAACCAGAAAACAATATGTTAATATTGGAAAAACTATCAGCCGATGAAATTGTTGATAATAGTGCTGGTTACAATACATTTGGTGGACCTTTAGGTATTCAAGAGTATGCTAATTTAGATTATGGTAATGGAATGACTAAATTACCCTTAGAGTTTGTGTTTTATAAAAATACAGATGGTGGTTTAGCGTATAATAGAAAAAAACACGATAATTCACCAGACGGAAGTTCAGCAACATCATGGTCGGATTTCAAAAAAACTGGAAACATTAGGCTACCAGCAAATAAAGAAGAGTTTTACAAAGGTTGGTATAAAGGAAAAAAAATAGATACACTTCACTTAGATTTAGGTAAAAACAGAGACTTTTTTAACGAATGGATAAACAATAATGTTAAAGATATTACTTACCCTTATGTTGAACAAAGAGCCTTTATGTTTAAAGCATCTGAAAACGTTAATTATAGAGATGCTTATGATGAGGATTCTTTTAGTTTATTTGGTAGTTATTTTTATTATAACCAAGGATATGCACGTATAACAACTTCAAGTAACTCAACGGTTCCATGTGGTGATTATTCAAAAGCGTTTTTATTTTTAAATTCACTTCCATGGAATACAACCAAAGGTAGTGCTTTAGAAACAAATGAAATTAAACACTTGTTTGATAAAAAAGGTGGTTTTGTTCACGCACCTAGACTTTGGTGTGCTTATATAGGTAGTATAATATGGCGAAAACAAACAAACAACCCAGTGGTTGAAGGTGGTAAAATAACGGGTGGTGGTTCTGGAAAGAACGACCCAATACTTTGGCATAAAAACTTAACACAAACATTTACACCACCTACACGAGATATGTATGTAACAGCCTTAGAGCTTACAGCGTTAATAGATTATCAAGAAATTGATGATGAACACCTTATTAATAGATTACCACAACAGGTAAAAAATGAATTCAAAAGAATGTTCTTTGAATTTGTTAATGGAACTGACGGTATGATATCATGGAAATCTATAAGTGAAAACTTAGAAATATGGACTGGTTCTGGTGGTGATTTTAATGTATGGTTAAAAGCATTGCGTGTAACAATAACACTAGATAAAGATAAAGATGTCTACAACGTTCCAGCATCAAGTTTCACAAATCCAAATTTTAGAAACGGTTCAAACGGTAAAGCATATAAAATAATTACACCTTTACCAACAACAGATGGTTCGTCAGCATCGGTGCATACTGATTACTTAGCTTTAGAACTAGATGGTGATTATACAAACAATAGTGCTGTAACCACATTAATGTCGGCATTGATGCAACCTGTTATCATCGCAAATACTGGTTATAAAATATGGACAAAAGTAGGTACAACTACAACACAAGTAGGTACATATGGTGGCTCTGGGGCTATTGGTGGTGGTGGGTCAGCATCTGTAGCCACAACGAATAGAAATGAATTTGAAGAAATTTCTGTAACTAAGAAAAATTTTGATTTATACATTAACACTATATTAAAAAAATTACAAACAACTGCTAGTGCTTATTCTGATGTAAATGTTAAAAAAAATTTAGAACAATCTTTATTTGGTACTGCCAATGAAGATGTGATTAAGTTACAATTATATAGAACATGTAAAAACATACGTGATAAATGGTTAGCTGGAACAACTAGTGCTGATAAAATACTTTATCAATGTGGTGGTGTTGACGGTGGTCGAAGCAACGTAGATGCTAAATTAGGTGACCATTATGGTAATAAAACACCTAAATTTATAGACTCTTTTAGATTTGTTAGTAGGTCGTTTAAAGATATTGGTGATAAGTTATATATTAACCCACTACCAATCAATGATTACTTGGTTGAAAATTCAAACACTAGTGCTTACGATGCTATTAGTTCAATGTTAGCGTCTAATAAATTTGATTTTGTGGCGTTACCAACATTTATTAATTTCCGTGACCCAAAAGAAGTTGAATCAATTTTTAAACCATTTCCAAACTATGGTGAGGCGGTAACAAAAGGTTCGTGTGGGCCAACTTTTGTATGTGTATACTCTGGACAAAAATCTAAACACTTAGACTACAAAAATGCTGATTATCCAGATGATGGTATAAATTTACGATGTGATGAAAATGGTAACGTTAGTCCAAGTACCGTTCCAGATGATTTTACAACCGACTTAAATGATTTTGAAGATGGTATGGGTGTGTTTACTGTAAAATACAGTCAACAAAATCAAAATATATTTAAAGATATCAACCTAGACCAAAGCGAATTTTCAGAAACTGATGAGTCACTTCAAATACAGGAAGACATATCACAAAAAGGTTCTGAAACAAATAGAACAATAGCTGGTCAAAACATTTATAATGTATATTCAGTAAGAAGTTATACGGCAGAAATAGAAATGATGGGTAATGCTATGATTCAACCAATGATGTATTTCCAATTGGATAATATACCAATGTTTCATGGTGCCTATATGATTACTAGGGTTAAACATTCTATTAAACCAAACTCAATGATGACAAATTTTAGTGGTGTTAGGATTAAATACACAGAAACACCATTAATGACAGCAATGGATTTATACATGTCGTTAGCCGAAGGAATGGATACAAGCCAAGCTGGTGATGGTGCGGTTACTAATGTTTCTAGTACTAAAGCATACCCAGCAATAGTATTAACAATAATTGATAACGGTGGTTCACCGTCTAATATTGAGGCTAAAAATATTAAATTATTAGAAATACCAACTATAGCTGGTATCTCAAATCAACTTACATCTAAAAATGATAAACACAAAAATCGTTTAATTGCTGAAGCAATTGTACCATTAGAAAATATGTTAAAAGATTGGGTTACATGGATGAAAGAAAATGGTTTCAAAGGAACTGATAATGGTAAAACTTTTGCTAGAATAACATCAGCTTATAGAACTGAAGCCGACCAAGCTGCGGCTGGTTCAAATGCTAGTAAAGGTGTGTCGAATCACCAATGGGGTATTGCTATTGATTTAGGTTATTTTGAAAAAGATGGAACTAAAATAGATAATACAAATGGTCTAGTCAAATATTTTGATATTGCCAACAACCCAGCATTAGAATGGTTATTAGAAAATTCATATAGATATGGTTTTGAATTACCATATTTAATGAGAGATGGCGTTGGTAGTTATAACGAATACTGGCATTTTGAATACCAAGGTACTGCTGCTCAATATTGTGCTAAAGATAACCCAACATCAACTGGTGGGTATAAAATTAAAAAATTCCAAGCTCAATTTGATTTTGTTAAAAACCCTAAATCAAATGATGGTAAGGATAGTATTTATAAAGATTGTATTTATAAACAAATAAAATATAAAGATGGTGTTGAAATTGTTTTAGGTGATAAAGCAGATTATTGGGCGTTGATGGCGATATGTTCTTTAGAAGCTGGTGGCCCACAAAGTAGAGCCGATGTTGCACAATCAATTTATAACAGAGTTTCAGTACCTAAACAACCATACGGTAAAACAATCAAAGAGGTTGTGGTACAGGAAGGTCAATACGAACCAACATTTAAGAATAGACCAGAATGGAAAGCTATATCTGACGAACAAACTGCAATTAAAGCAGTTATGAATTCTAAATCAATAACTAGTAGTAAAGCTAAATCTTTCTTAACTGAAACAATTGCGGCACTAAAAGATACAACATTACAGGAGAATTCTAGGTCATTTATAGGTACTAGGACTGAATTTTTAGCTTATAACCCAAAATCGTCAAAAGCTGTTGGTGTTATTAGTAGAACACCAGATAAAACTAATAATAATTTTTATTGGGAATATGCTGGTAAACAAATAAAAGATGGTACACCACCTAACCCACCAAATCTTGCAAGTTACGCATAAATTTGGTTTATTCAAAATAATTTAGTACCTTTGCAGTATGAAAATTGCAAATATAGTTTCAAACAATAAAATAGACGTTTCAGAAGAATTTAATGTAGTACAATCCATGGATGAAATAATCCATGGGTTACCTACACTAATTGTCGGGTATGACTATGTAAACAAACACTACCCAGATTTTGATATTATGGATATTCGTGTTGAACCTAATCTCTATTGGACATTCAAGCGAACCGAAAAGAGGGATAAATTCCAAGAAGACATGTCTTGGTTTATTCGTAAGGTATATGGTGATTTAACAAAAGAAATAACTTATATTTTTGTTGACCCATTACAGTATCGAAGCAGAACACTTTGGAAAATAATAAGAAAAATTTACTCATTGAAAAAAATTATCACATATGTTCAAGGTGATATGATTTATCTATATGGTGAAAAATATCTATTTGGTGTGGATTTGAAGCTATTATCTTACATTGGGTTAAATTCAGATAAGATAAGAAATAAAATTAAGTCAATGAGTGCGGTCTTTTTGGGTGCTGATGAGATACTTATAGAATATAAAAATACTGTGGAAGAACTAGGTAATAAAGTTCGATACGTACCTTACTTATTTTCTATAAAAAATGAACAAAACGATACTACTAGCATCATTCATATTCCCAGAGAGAGTTGAATGGTTTCTAAACTATTTAGAAGTAAAATTTAATATCAATAAAGATAAAGTCTTTGGGTATGAGAACCTAGATGATGAATCTAAGGTCGTTATTACCTTCAAGATAGTTATTCCAGAAGATAAACCTTTAAACCTTAAAAATCTATTCCCAAGTGCTGTATCCATACACAAACGAGGCAATGCTTTATATACAATAAATGCGTTAAATAAACTTATTGAACAAAAATTTCCAGAATCTATCGGTAACGTTGATAATAAATCAATCAAGGTAAATTGGGATGAATATCAAAACAAACTTATACTATTAAACGGTAAAGACCTTACCATTTTCAACATATCTAGGATTTTTTAATGTTTTTGTGATATTTATATAAAAGATAAAAATATACTTAAAAATTAATATCATGGAAAATAAAAAAATAGAAAAACAACCAACTAAAAATTTGGATAAAACCTTAGATAGTTTTTTGAATACTGAAGGTCAAGACCCTAACTTAGATTGTAGTTCTGGTGTTTGTATTATCAAAGGTGATAAAAGCATCTTAGAAAGAATAAACAAAAAAATAATAACAGAAGACGGAAGACAATTATTATTCTAATGAAGAAAACAAAATTTAACCCAGAGTTACTTAAAGAAGAGCTAAAACGTTTCAACCAAATGGAAGGTTACCAATGGTACGCTGAAAATCAAGAACCTGTAGCTTATGAAAAACCTCTATTAATCGATAAAAAATTAGAAGAAGAAGACGAAGTTCCTACAGATTTAGAACCAGCAGATGATGCAGCGGCTAGTATTGGAGCTGAATTAGGTGTTGACGATACTGCACCAGCAGATGCAGAAGCACCAGCCGAACCAGCAGATTCGGTACCACCAGTTGAACCAGCACCAGCGATGCCAGCTGAACCAGCTACAGACGATGTTGAAATAGACGTTACTTCATTGGTAAAAGGTTCCGAAGAAGCGAAGATGGCAGCTGATAAAGCTAGTCAAAATTCTGAAATGCTTTTACAAAAATTAACTGACTTAGAATCTCGTATCGCTAAGATGGATATGGTAAGTGCTAAGATTGAAGAATTGGAAAATGAAATCATAAAAAGAAACCCAACAGATGTTGAAAAATTAGAAATGCGTTCATTAAGTTCATTCCCTTACTCACAAAAACTTACAGATTATTGGGCCGACAAAGAAGGTCAATATGATGTTATGAATGGTGAAGAAAAGAAAAAAGAATATGTGTTGACACAAGATGATGTTGATGCTGATTTTAGCGAACCACAAATAAAAAAAAGCTTTGGTGCATCACCAGAAGAGTTTGATGAAGAAGACATGTAATCAATTATAAATAACAATTAAGCCCCTATTTTAGGGGCTTTTTTATTTAATATACTTTTTTTTCGGTAAAAATGTTGCAATCTTTGAAAAACATTCGTATCTTTGTTTAAAGGAAAATTACATAAAAATACTTTAAAATAAGTGTTAAAAAAGCTTGACTTTTTTGTAAAATTTCGTATATTTGTAGTATAAAAAGAAGAGAATAAATAACGTAAATATATAAACAAAAACAAAAATGAGTAATGAAAAAAATGCATTAGATGCAATGTTAGCACAGTACGAGAAGAACAACGCTCCGAAGTACGTGAAATCAGAAACCGCTAAGGTTTATGACTTAAAAAATTATTTTAACACTTTCATCAAAGAAGGTGTAAAATCGGCTACTAAACAAATTAGAGTCCTTCCAACAACTGATGGTTCTACACCTTTCGTTGAATTACACGCACACAAAGTTCAAGTTGATGGTGAATGGAAAACATTCCCATGTTTGAAACATGAAAAAGGTGAGGCTTGTCCTTTCTGCGAAGCTCGTGAAGCTTTATTGGCTACTGGAAAAGATTCTGATAAAGAATTGGCTAAAAAATACAATGCACGTAAGATGTACGTTGTAAAAGTTATCGATAGAGATAACGAAGATGAAGGAGTAAAATTCTGGAGATTCAACCACGATTACCGTAAAGAGGGTATCTATGACAAAATCATTGGTGTTCTTAACGCAATCAAAAAAGATGTTACAAACGCAGAGACAGGTAGAGATTTATTGTTAACTATTAACAGAAATCAAAACGGTATTCCAGTTGTATCAGCTGTTGCTTCTTTAGACCCAAGTGGTTTATCTGAAGACCAAGACCAAAAAACGGAATGGTTAGAAGATGCTAGAACATGGGAAGATGTTTATTCTGTAAGAACTTACGATTACTTAGAAATCATTGTTAAAGGTGGTGTTCCAGTATGGGATAAGGACGAGAAAAAATTCGTTGACAAAGCTTCAATCGGTACTGATGAAAATTCAACTTTAGAGTCTGAATTAACAATGGGTGTTGAAAACGTTAAAGCTAATGTACAAGCTGCTGAAGCAACTACAGAAACTGTAAGCGTTGAAGAAGACGAAGATGATTTACCTTTTTAATTAGAGGTTTAACTAAAACATAAAGAGGTGAGAAATTGCCTCTTTTTTGTTCTAAAATAACAAGAAGAAAAATTAATAAGAAGAATGGCACAAAAAAAACCAGAAAAGAAACCTATTGAAAAAAAAGCTTTTGACAACAAAGCATTTAAGAAAAACCTAGGTTTAGGTGAACAAATCGTTAAAGAAAAAGATTTAACATGGATTCCGTTTAAAAAAGCTTTCCATGATGCCGTTGGATTGCCTGGGGTTCCAAGAGGTTACACAACACAATTTAGAGGGTTTTCAGATGTTGGTAAATCAACAGGGATTTACGAATCGTTAGCTGGAGCTCAAAAATTAGGAGATTACTGTATCATCATAGATACTGAAGGAAGTTTTAACTGGGAACACGCAAAGTTAGTCGGTTTTAAATTCGAGGAAGTTGTTGATGAAGACACTGGAGAAATCCTAGATTATGATGGTGAAGACTTTATGTATTTTGGTGGTAGTGATTTACTAGCTATGTATCAAAATTTTGATTATAAAGATGCCAAAATGAAAACAACACCTTTAAGATACATTCCAGTTGTTGAAGACATCGCACGTTTGATGAACGAAATCTTAGACAAACAAGAAAAAGGTGAATTTCCACACAACATTACATTCCTTTGGGATTCTATCGGTTCCATCGGTTGCTACCAAGGTGCTGTATCAAACACAAACAATAACCAATGGACTGCTGGTGCTTTAAAAAGAGAATTCGAATCAATATTGAACTTCAGAATTCCAGCTTCTAGGAGAGAAGGTGCCCCATACATCAACACATTCGTTGCTGTACAAAAAATTTGGTTAAGACCAAATGCTGTGGGACAACCAACAATCATGCATAATGGTGGTGAAGGTTTTAAATACGGTGTTAGAATGATTTTTCACATGGGTGGTAAGTCAACATCATCAGCTAAAAAATTAGATGCTGTAAATGGTGGTAGAAGTTTTAATTTCGGTGTAAGAACTGATATTGAATGTGTTAAAAATCACGTAAATGGTATTGAGAGAATGGGTTCCATTTGTTCAACACCACACGGGTTTGTTAATCCAGATGAAAAAAATGCGTATGTTAAAGCAAACAACGTTTTCATCAATGCTAAATTAGGGACTAGTTTTTCTGATTTTGAGGTTGTTGAAGAAGACTTTAAAGCTGATGCTTACGAAAAAGACTAAGAGTTAGTCTATTAACCTTTTAAATGTTCTAACATGAACAAAAGACCACCACGTAACGGTGAAACTGTTTCAAAAATACAAAATACTTTATTGGTAGACGGAAATGCCCTGTTCAAGACAGGGTTTTTCGGAGCCAAGGACACTTATAATGTCAATGGACACCATGTTGGTGGCCTATACCAATTTATCACGACACTTAGAATGTTATTAACTGAGGACCTATACCATAGAGTCTTCGTATTCTGGGATGGGAATTTTAGTGGTAAACTTAGATACGAAATTTACGAACCTTACAAAAGTGATAGAGGAAAAGATTTCATTAATGGCACTCAACCTACAGATGAATCAGAATTATTACAACGTGAATTAGCTATTGAATACATAGATGAAATGTACATCAGACAATTAAAACATGAAATTATCGAAGGTGACGATTTCATAGCGTATTATTGTCTAACCAAAAACCCTAATGAAAAAATAACCATTTGCACCAACGATGTGGATATGGCTCAACTAATTAGCGAAGATATTAAAATTTATTTCTTACATTTGAAGAAATACGTTGGAAAAGACAATTTTTCTTCGTACTTTTGTTATAATCAAGAAAACTCCGTTTTAGTTAAGACTATGTTAGGAGATAAAAGTGATTCTATTAAAGGAATAAAAGGTTTAGGTGAAAAAACATTATTAACTCACTTCCCACAAATCGGTGAAAGACATGTAAGTCTAACTGAAGTACTAGAGGAAGCGAAAATACTACAAGAAAATAGAATTAAAGAAAAAAAACCACCTCTTAAGGTGTTAGACAACATCGTCAACAAAGTCACAGAAGGTGTGCAAGGTACTAACGTTTACGAAATAAACGAAAGATTAGTAAACCTAAAGAAACCAATGATGACTGAAGATGGAATAAGAGAGTTAGAACAATTGATAGATGGTACCCTTGACTCATCGGGTAGAGATTTAAAAAATGTTCTTATATACATGAAAAGAGATGGGTTAGATAAAACAATTGGCGAACACAGGTATCCAGATTATCTGATACCATTCAAAAAGCTTATCGAAAGAGAAAAACTAAATTTTTAACATTAAAAAACAAACATGACAACAACAACGACAAAACCAAGTGTACGTACAGACGGAAAAAAAATCGAAGACCAAAGATTCGAATTTGTATTGTACATTAACGACCACATTATCTGCCAGAGATATTTCAACATCTATGACTTTAATGAGGATTCTATTAAGTCTTTAGAGCTTAAAGAAATGATGGACAACATTGCTGGTATGAATAATGGTGACTATGGTAGTCAAGGTATTATTCCTAACCATTTAAAAGAGAAATCTTTAACTTATTTATGGGATAATTATAACCCATATTTCTTACAACCAGAAGAAGGTTCTAAGAATATTTTCGAAAAAGAAGACAACTTCCAATTCGAAGTAAAAGTAGACAAAGCGTCTGTTGCTAAAACACAATTTAGTGGAAACTTTTTTCCACCTAAAGTTAGATACGCAGTTGATGTTAGGGAAATAATCCCGTCAATCATGTCTGAAATCAGACATTCAATGAGTCAAAAAAAATATACAATTATTGAGCGTTAATCGAAAATATTCGCATATTTATTATAACAAGGTTTTTAAAAAAGAAGAAAAAAAATGGCAAAAATAGACAAAAATAATTTAGGGTATTTGGGGTATGACTACCAATTAAGATTAATAGCACAGATTCTTACTGATAGAAAATTCGCAAATTCAATAATAGACATTGTTGACCCAAATTATTTTGAAGACCCATACTTAAGGGTTGTGGCTGCAACAATTAAGGATGCTAAAATGACCGATGATATCGTTCCAGACATTGGCAGTCTGGAATTCAGATTATTAGAAGATGTAAAAGATGATACGCAAAGAAAATATGCTATCTCACAACTTCGCAAGATTCAAGATGCTAACCTACACGATACTCTTAAAGTGCAAGATATCGCAATGAAGTTCTGTAAGCAACAGGAACTTAAAAAATCAGTAAATGAAATAACCAAAATCATCAACAAAGGTGATATCGAAGATTATGACAAATGTGAAGCTATTCTTAGAAAGGCTTTAGAACATGGTGATAATAAAGACGATGGTATGGACATTTTCGACAATATCAATGATGTGTTGGTAGATGACTTTAGAAAACCAATTCGTACTGGTATTACAGGTTTAGATGATGTAATGGATGGTGGATTATCTAAGGGTGAATTAGCTGTTATATTAGCACCATTTGGTGTTGGTAAAACAACTATGATGACCAAGATAGCCAATACAGCTATGACTGATGGTAAAAAGGTATTACAAGTGTTTTTCGAGGACAATCCAAAGGTAATCCAAAGAAAACATTTATCGTGTTGGTCTGGTTATGATTTGAATAGTTTATCATTACATAAAGATGAACTTTTAGCTATGGTTACTGATATGACAGTTGGTCCAGATAAAGGTATCTTAAGACTTAAAAAGTTTTCTAGTGACGGAACAACAATTCCAGTTATTAGACACTACATTAGAAAATTAATAGCACAAGGTTTCAGACCAGATATCGTACTATTAGATTACATTGATTGTGTTGAACCTTCTAGAAGATTTGATGACGTAAATGCTGGTGAAGGTAGTGTAATGAGACAGTTTGAAACTATGTTATCTGAATTAGATATGGCTGGATGGACAGCGGTTCAAGGTAATAGAAGTTCGATTAAAGCTGAAGTAGTTGAAGCCGACCAAATGGGTGGTTCAATCAAAAAAGGTCAAATTGGTCACTTCATCGTGTCAATTGCGAAAACTCTAGACCAAAAAGAAGCTGGAACTGCTACAATGGCAATTCTTAAATCTCGTTTCGGTAAAGATGGTATTATTTTCACGGATATTAAATTTGATAACGCAAGAATTCAAATCGACATGGGTGAGAGTAAAGGTGGTAGAACACAAACACAACACAAACAAGACGTGAATGTCAACAATCAAGATAGAGTTAACTCAGTTTTGACTGCGGCAAAAAATAGACAATCAGTTTTAAGTGGGATTACGGTTCCAAAGGCTGAAGAATAAAAATTAACAATAAAAATAACAAACAAAATGACAGAACCAATATTAATTAACAACCCAAATCGTTTTGTTCTATTTCCAATAGAACATCAAGACCTTTGGCAACATTATTTGGACCAGAAGGCAGCCATGTGGACTGTAGAGGAAATCGATTTATCAAAAGATATCTCTCACTGGGAAACTAAATTAACAGATAATGAAAGATATTTTATAACTAATATCTTAGCTTTTTTCGCAGCTTCAGATGGTATAGTAAATGAAAACTTAGCTATCAATTTTTTAAACGAAGTACAATACACTGAAGCCAAATTCTTTTATGGTTTTCAAATCATGATGGAAAACATTCATAGTCAAATGTATTCTTTGCTTATCGACACGTACATTAAAGATACGAAAGAAAGACAAGAGTGTTTTAACGCTATAGAATATATGCCACCAGTTAAAAAGAAAGCGGAATGGGCTTTGGATTGGATTGAATCTGATTCATTTGTTGATAGACTTATCGCATTTGTTGCGGTAGAAGGTATTTTCTTTTCTGGGTCATTTTGTAGTATTTTTTATCTTAAGTCTAGGGGTCTTATGCCTGGTCTTTGTGATTCAAACGTTTTTATCTCTAGAGATGAATCAATGCATGCTGATTTCGCTATCCACTTGTTAAACAATCATATTGTTGATAAACCAAGCGAAGCTAGAATTAGAGAAATATTTTTATCAGCTTTGGAAATTGAAAAAGAATTTATTACTGAATCTTTACCAGTATCACTTATCGGTATGAATGCTGATTTGATGAAACAATATTTAGAGTTTGTTGTTGACGGTTTATTAAGTCAATTAAATTGTAAAAAAGAATTCAATTCAAAAAACCCTTTTGAGTTTATGAATCAAATCGCTTTAAAAACAAAACAAAACTTTTTTGAAGGTCGTTCAACAGAATATAAATCAGCTGACTTAAGTGGGCCAATCTCATTCGATGAGGAAATTTAAACTAACATAAAATATGCAAGTAATAAAAAGAAACGGGAGTAAAATAGATTTTAACCCAAACAAAATATTAACTAGAATAAAGAAACAATCGGAAGGGTTGAAGGTTAATGCTGATGAAGTTTTCATTAAAGTAACGCAAGGTATAGCTGATGATATGACAACAAATCAACTGGATGACCTAATTTCAGTTGTTGCCGAATCTTTGGCGATGAACCACCCAGACTATTCAAAATTAGCTGCAAATATTTCAATAACGAAACTACACAAAGAAACTGAAGATTCGTTTATGAAAGCCGCTAAGAAAATGTACAACGCTGGTTTATTAAATGATGCTTATTTCAATAAAATAAAAGAGAACATTGAACTTATTGAATCAACAATAGATTACAAAAGAGACTTCCAATTTGATTATTTCGGTTGGTGTTCACTTAAAGATATCTACCTATTGAAATCTTCTGAAGGTATAATATTAGAAAGACCACAACAAATGTATGTTAGAGTTGCCCTTATGACAACCAATACCCCAGAAGACTTCAAAGAAAAGTACAACGATTTAAGTAATCAAGGTGAAAGTCCAGCAACGCCATTAAAAATGAATATCGGAACAACCATAGGTCAGATTGCTTCATGTAACTTATCTATTGTTCCAGATGATTCAACTGAAGGTTTGTTAAACATATTAGGTAGAATCGCCATTTCATCTTCAAAAGCTGAAGGTATTGGGTTAGCAGTTTCGAATATTCGTTCCAAAGAAAGTAACGTTGGAAACTCTAATGGTAAAGCTGGTGGAATACTTAAATACCTTAAAGTTGTAAATGAAACACTTAGATTCTGGAACCAACGTGGTAAAAGACCAGGTTCGTGTGCTATTTATATTGAACCATGGCACAAAGATATCTTTGATGTATTGGATATCAGAAAGAAAATCGGTGCTGAGGAATTAAGAGCTCGTGATTTATTTTCTGCTCTTTGGATTCCAGATAATTTCATGAGAGCTGTTGAAACAAATGGTGATTGGCATCTATTTTGTCCTCACGAGATAAAAACAGCTGGTTTAAAGCCATTTTATGAGATTTATGGGTCAGAATACGAAGAAGAGTATAATAAGGCCGTAGAGATGGGTATTGGTACTAAAATCAAAGCACATGACTTATGGCTTAAAATACTTGAAGCTCAAATTGAAAGTGGAATGCCTTACATGTGTTTCAAAGACCACGCTAACAAAAAATCGAACCAAAAGAATATGGGTGTAATTCACTCTAGTAACTTATGTTCGGAGATTATGGAAGTAACCGATGCCAAAACAACTGCTATTTGTACACTTACAAGTATTCCAGTTCAAAAATATGTTATTGATGGTAAATACGATTTTGAAGAATTAGGTAGAGTTGCACGTTCAATAACTAAATCATTAAACATAGCCCTAGAGGTGAACGATTATTCAACGGAAGAAGGTAGAAAGGGTGGTTTAGAACAAAGAGCGTTAGGTATAGGTATTCAAGGTTTAGCAGACGTTTTCGCTATGTTAAAATTAGTCTTTACATCAGATGAAGCTAGACAATTAAACAAAGACATATTTGAAACAATCTACTTCAATGCGTTGAGAGAATCGTGTGATTTGGCCAAAGAAACTGGTTTAACTTATGATGGTTATGAAGGTTCGCCAATTTCAGAAGGTATCTTTCAATGGCAAATGTGGGATATAACTGAAACAGACGAGTTAGGAAACGTAACAAATAGAAAAAGAAAAGAAGAAGATTTATCTGGCATGCATGATTGGAAACAATTAAGAAAAGACATAAAAAAATACGGTGTTAGAAACTCACTAGTAACCACATGTCCACCAACTGCTAGTTCAGCTCGTGTAATCGGGTCTAATGAAGCTTTCGAACCATTCACATCTAACTTATATGTTCGTAGAGTAACTGGTGGTGAATTTGCAATGGTAAATAAACACTTGGTAAGAGATTTAGAATCTGAAGGGTTATGGAATAGAGAAATTCTTAGTGAATTAATTAAAAATGATGGAAGCGTTCAAAACATTCCAGTTATCAGTCAAGAAATGAAAGATAGATATAAAACAGTTTGGGAAATATCACAAAAAGCCCTTATTGAAATGTCGGCTGATAGAGCACCATTTATCGACCAATCACAGAGTCTTAATATTTTCTTTAGCACACCAACGGTGGGTAAATTAACAACATCACATACACTAGCGTGGAAGTTAGGTCTTAAAACTGGCCAATACTATTTAAGAAGTGAATCAGTGGATAACAAAGCAAAACACTTGGCAATTGATATGACTAAACAAAAAGCTGTTGAAAAACCAACAGAAAGTCAATTTGAATGTATTGGATGTTCATCATAAAAAAATAAACACAAAAAATAAAGGGACCATATGGTCCCTTTTTTTATTTGCCATATTTACTTATAAAAATACTTTAGTATTATATTTATCTAATAAACAAGTTATGGCTAACGGAAAATATATCAACATAAACTACCCTTTTAAGGATAGTCATAAGGGGTTTTTCTTGGATTTAAACGATGAAGATAACCAAGCAATAAAAGCTGACCTTCTTCATCTGATACTTACTAGAAAAGGACAAAGACTTTACAATCCAGATTTTGGTACTGATTTAATTAAATTTATATTTGAACCAGAAGATGGGATGACACTTAACGACATTAAAAGCGAAATAAAAAGTACGGTAAAAAGATTTTTACCAAGTCTTCAAATAGATGAAATAACAGTAGTTGAATCAATTGAAAGCGAATATGCTGCGGTTGTAACTATAACATACACAATAACGGACGATGTTTTCACAACATCAGACATCATAGTAATAAAACTATAATAAATTATGGCAAATCAAGGAATACAATACACTTCTAGAAACTTCGCTGACATTCGTTCAGACTTAGTTAACATGGTTAAACAATACTATCCAGATATCTTTAATGATTTTAATGACGCAAGTGTCGGTATGATGCTTTTAGAGCTAAATGCGGCTGTCGGTGACATGCTTTCAACCAATACTGATAGAATGTTCCAAGAAACACAAATTGATTACGCTAAAGAGCGTAAATCAGTTTTATCGCTAGCTAGAACGTTTGGTTTAAAAATTCCAGGAAAAAGACCTAGTGTTACAATTGTAGATTTTAGCGTAACCTTACCTGTTTTGGGTGATACCTTTGACGTATCGTATGCACCAATAATTAGAGCTGGTTCTCAAGTTAGTGGTGGTGGTAAAGTATTCGAAGCCAGTGATGATATTGATTTTGCTAGTCCATTTACAATAGGTGGAATTCCAAATAGGATTATTATACCTAATTTTAACGCAAATGGTACGTTGATTAATTATACAATAACCAAAAGAGAAATAGTAAAAAATGGTTTTACCAAAGTATTTAAACGAGTTATAACAACCAATGATGTAAGACCATTTTTAGAAATAGTTTTACCAGAAGATAATGTTTTATCTATAGATTCTATAATAACACTTACAGGTACTAATTTCATTAAAGAACCTTCGTTGGACCAATTTCTAGACTTAAGTAATAGATGGTTTGAAGTAGACGCTTTGGCTGAAGATAAAGTTTTTATTGAAGACAATAGCAAATTTACTGATAATGCTGGTGTAAGACCAGGAAAATGGATATCAACAGTTAAAAAATTTATAACTGAATATACAGATTTAGGTTTTACCAAGATTATATTAGGTGCTGGTGCACAAGATACTAGTAGTCTTTGTGATTTTGATTCCAACACTGCTTTGGTTAATCAAATAGGTGATTTTGTTAATAATTTATCGTTAGGTATTGTACCAACGGCAAATACAACAATGTTTGTAAAATATAGAGTTGGTGGTGGTGCCGATACTAATTTAGGTCCAAATGTTTTGAAATCTTTGGGTATTTTAAGCATGAGTGTTAATGGTTCGGACGACTCGATAAATACTAGTGTTAGAAATTCACTTAAAGTTAACAACGCTTTCCCAGCTTTGGGTGGTAAAGATGTACCAAGTGTTGAAGAAATTAGAAATATGGTTAAATATAATTTTTCATCACAAAATAGAGCTGTAACCATCAAAGATTATCAAACAAGAATAGCTCAAATGCCTGGAAAATTTGGCGTACCATTTAGATGTGGTGTATTTGAGGAACAAAATAAAATAAAAACATATATATTAGGTTTAGATGCTAATGGTAGACTTACAAATGAATCTACTAGTGCTTTAAGGGATAATATTGCAACATATTTAGCTGACTATAGAATGCTTAATGATTATGTTCAAATAACAAATGGTAGAATTGTTAATTTAGCATTTGAAATTGATTTATTTATCGATAAGAAAATGCCATCATCTCAAATCATATCACAAGTTATTACTGACGTAAAAGACTATTTAGATATTAACAAATTTGGTATGGGTGATAATGTTTATATATCACCATTGTTAGAAACGATTAATAACGTTGGTGGTGTTTTGAATGTTACTGGGTTGAGAATATTTAATAAAGTAGGTGGTGGTAAATACAGTCTTAATGAGATTTCACAACCATATATTGATGCAGAAACTAGACAAATTGATTTAACTGACGATTATACTCTTTTCGGTGAACCAACAACTATGTTTGAGATTAAATACCCAACAATGGATATTATTGTAAGGGTTAAGTAATAGGGTTTCCTTATTGTTTTTAAATAACTATATTTGTGGATAACAAATAACTAAAAAAAGAAAAAAATGGGTTGTAATTGTAAATCATCAAACTTATCTCCAATAAATGGAGAAAATATAATAAAAGAAAAACCACTTCAATTAACATTAAAATATGTGGCTAAAACTATAGGGTTTTTAATAGCCTTAGCATTATTACCAATTATTATGGTGGTGATAATTTGGTTTATGTTTGACGTTATTATTTTAAATAAAAACGTTGATTTAAGAATCATACTTGATAAATTTATCAAACATGAAAAATATTTTAATAGTAACTATGAAGAAGAGGATGATGATGACGATGATGATGATGACGATGAAGAAGAATATTTGACTGAAGATGATGTTGTTATGTTAAATGTTGAAGATATAACAAATAAGAGTAAATAAGTTTTATGTCAAATAATACCGTAAGAATAAGAACTACACCAAATGGTAGTGATAAATACCTTAAAGTAAAAGTAGAGCAAGATTTCGATTTTATCGAAATTCTTTCGTTAAAGATTACTCAAGAAGAAGCATATACAAACTATTGTTCCGACTATGGTGTAGTTGCTGGTAGAGTAATAATTAATAGTGGTTTTGGTGTTCCAAATGCCAGAGTTAGTATTTTTATACCATTGGATGATGTTGATAAAAATAACCCACAAATAAAAGGGTTATATCCGTATGAAATAGTTACAGATAAAGATGACAACGGTATTAGATATAATACTTTACCTAGAAGTTCAGAAACAGACAATGAATGTTTTACTGAAATAGGTACCTTCCCAAATAAAAGAGAAATATTAGACAACGTAGACATGTTAGAAGTCTACTGTAAATATTACAAATTTACAACTACCACTAACTACGCTGGTGACTTCATGATTTTTGGTGTACCACTAGGGACATACACAATACATGTTGATGCTGATATTTCAGATATCGGTATTGCATCACAAAGACCTTACGACAGCATTACTCAAGGAACACCAGAAAAATTCTTTGAAAGCCCTACAAAATACAAAGGCGGTACAAACTTAGATAAGTTGATTCAAGTTAAGTCAGCCAACGCTGGTGTTAACGTACAACCATTTTGGGGTGATACAGATACATGTGAGATTGGTATTACTCGTATTGATTTAGATTTAAACTATGATATCAAACCATCAGCTATCTTTATGGGTAGCATGTTTGGTGACCAAGATAAAGATAGTGTTAGTAAGAACTGTAGACCTAGACGAAGTGTTGGTGCTCTATGTACGCAAGTAGCCAACGAAGGTACGATTGAAATGATTAGAGAAAAACTAGACGGGTCAATTGAAAGATTTGACATAGAAGGTGGTCGAGTAATGGATGAAAGTGGTGCATGGGCCTATCAAATACCTATGAACTTAGATTATATGGTTACTTCTGAAAACGGAACGTTACAACCTTCTGATGACCCAAATAAAGGGTTAGCAACTAGAGCCAACGTAAGGTTTAGGATTGGTATGGACCAAACAGGTGGTGAAGGTAGACTTAGAACTAGAGCAAAATATTTAGTTCCACACAACCCAAATATAAAGGGTGAAATTGACTATGAATTTGGTAATAAAACTAAAAAAAGTAGCTTTAGAAGTTTATATTGGAACAAAATATATTCTGTAAGTAATTTTATATCAAGATATCAAACAACATCAGCACTAGGTGGTGGTATACATACCAGAAGCATAACTGGTGTTAAAAATGTTGATGATTGTGGTGGTGATAAAACACCTTTCCCATACAACAAAGTTAACACATCATTTACAGCTTTGTTTTTTATTATATGTTTGATTATTAAAATTGTGGCATTTTTGATAGCCGTAATGAATGCAATTATTATACCTCTTATAAACATAGTCTTAAGTATTATTAACATTTTACTTAAAGCGTGGAACAAAGTAATGAGGGCTTTATGTCGTGCCAGTCGTAGAAGAATACTACGTGTTAGAATATTTGGTTTCTTAGGGTTTGCGTGTAGGTTAATTATTGATTTACTAAAATATATCCCATGTATTACGGTTAAATGTCCAAATGATGGTGAAAACAACATATATGCACCAGGTTGTTCTAAAGGTGGTTTAGATAGCGGTAAAGCTTATGATGCTACCAACCCAGATTATCCAACATATTACAATGGTGATAATTTTGGTCATAGCGGTATTTTTAGTTTAGTTGGTTTAGATGACTGTATTGCTTTTGAAATGGCAAAATCTATGAACTTATTTCAATTCGATTTCTACAATGATTGGGTTAATGGTTCTTTGTATGGGTTTTTGTTAAAATATAAGAAAAAAAGAAAAAAAATTGAGAAATTTTGTGAATATGACTGTGGACCAGACTTTGGGATAATCCAAGGTGGTGTAGACGGAAACAATGACGGTAATTCAGATAATGCGTGTAGAGCAAATAGCCTAGTTGACGTTTGTTATAATGGCGGTGGTAAAGATTCACAATTTAATTCACGTAAATCATCATTAAGAGAAGGTCTAATCAAAAAAATAGGTTCTGAATTTTATTATGCGGCATCAAATCATGATGGTTCAAAGAAAATATTTGCAACTGAAATTATAAATTTAGGTGCTGTTTTTAGTTGTGACTGGCAAGGTGTTCCAAAGACACAACCATTCCTTATACCAACAACATACAAAATGGCCCCAGATATTCAAGAAGTTGCTGATGACCAAGCTACTGTGCTTACAACTGGTTTATGCGGAATAGGTGGTTCAACAATAGGTATATTTTTTGATATAGATTGTTTGGGGTTACACGTTGATAATAGACAATGTCTTAACATTAGACATCAGTGTGAATTTGGTGTGGAGTTAGATGAAAATAGAGCACCACTTGGACCATCAGCTAACGGTATTATCGGGTTAGCAGATTTAGATATAGATGATGGTGATAGACCAAAATGGTTTAGAGATGTTTTCTATGGCTTAAATATATCTGCCAATACATGGACATTAAATTACCCATATACAACTAACTTTAACTTAGGTGATTGTGGTGTTTACGATTTTGCTGGTGGTGGTACAACACCATCACCATGTAAACCAACTGTGTTCACTAACGGTCAAGACTATGTTGATTTTAGAGGTTACGCAGCAAATGGTGCTACAGCCTTTTCACAACCAAAACATTCTTATTTCTTTTATTTTGGGATACTTCCTGGTAAAACAGGTTTAGATAAATTGAATCAAAAATTCTTTACGACATGTATACCAAAATCGGTAGTAGAATTTAATGTATCGATATCAATAATTCCAATTACATCTTCAAATTTAACGGCTACCGTAACTGTAACAATTACAGCTGGTGTTGGTCCGTTTAATTATATTATTAGTGGACCAGATGGTTTTACAGATTCTGGTCAGATTATCACTAGTAACGGTATTAGTCAAGGTATTATAACTGGCTTACCAGTTGGAACTTTCACAATTGAAATCACTAGTTCAGATGGTACTTTTGTAATGCAAACAATTCAAATTTTACCACCAGGACCTTTATTTGCAAATGCTTATGTTAGTGAGAATTGTACCAGCCTTCTTTCGTCTAATGGTGAAATAACTATTAGTTCAGCTGGTGGTGGTAATGGTGCTGGTACATATGAATATCAATTATTTAATAGTCAAGGTATTGTAGTATCACCAACAGGTACACCACCAATAACTAACTTAACAACACCACAAATCATTACAGGTTTACCTATTGATATTGGTATTAGCGTGTTCGACCCTAACACTAATGGTTATACATTAACGGTTACCGATACACTTGGTGCACAAGTTTCGGTTACTAATTTATTAGTAACTGGGCCAACTGCATTGACTGTGGTTAGTACAACTACTAATTTAACATGTTTTGGTGCTGATAATGGTGGTATATTACTTACAATAAATGGTGGTCTACCACCATACTCGGCTTCAACTATTGGTGCTAATAATTTTTACGAAGAAGGGACTAATATAACTGGTCTTTCTGCTGCTACATATATTAGTAGTGTTGTAGATGCAAATAACGGTGTACCAATATCTGTTGTTAGTACGGTATTATCATTGAACCCTTATATGGTTATTCTTAAACCTACAGATACTGAAGTTCAAGACGCTAATCCTAGTATTGCAGCTGGTGGTGACCCAAACAATTACCGCCTTCCATTTTATATAACATATGGTGGTTATTCACCAACAACACGTGTAGAATATAATATTGATGATGCAGAAGATGCTACTGGTGAACTGATTTGGCTTTCACAAACTCTTACGTTTGTTAACTCAACATTACCATTAATATTATTGGTACCAGCAGAGAGTGTAAGTGAAAATATAACTATTCGTATTTCTAACCCAATGGGTACATGTTTTAGTAACGAAATTACTTATGAAAAAACAGATATAATATTACCACAAGGTGATTTAAGGATTAACGTTAATGGTGTTGATAATTCAAAACAATGTGTAGCAAATCAAGTTACTTTTAGCTTTAATATTAATGACTTGCAAAACTATTCAACAGATGATACTACTCACTATAGAGGTGGTTACAATGGTGCTGACGGTTATCGCTCAACCATATGGGTAACTGGTTGGAATCAAGCTGGAACTGTAAGTGTAACAACAACAACCCCTACTGTGGTTAAATTTACTTTACTAGAAAACTTAAAACCAGTAACACTTACAGTGCCGCAAGTTGGTGGTGCACCAGCTTATTCATGTTCAGTATATATCGAAATTACTTATAGAAAACCATACAATATAATTGATGGGTATGTCTATTTTAGTTATCCAAATCCAGCACAACTACCACCACCAAACCCAACATTACCAGTTGTTTATCCAAATTTAACAATTCCAAACATAGTGTTACCAGTTACAACACTAACAGGTCAATGGGGTAATATACCAGCCCCAGCACCATCTACCAATGTGATTAAGAGGTTAAGTGTATTTGGTGGGGTTCAACCTTATTCGTCAACACCTTATAACGTATACGATGGTACTGTGTTAACACAATATGAAGTACCAAGTACTCAAGTGATTACTACTGTAGTAACTGATAGTACTGGTTGTAAAATTATAGTATAAAATAAAAAAATAAAAATATGTCAGATAGAATACAACAAAGATTAAATAGTGAAAAATCAAAGAAATCAGTTAATACCGATACGTTAGTTAAAATTAATGTTGAGAGTAGTGAGCGATTATTACCTACAAATGAAATTAATAAAATAGTTAACGTTGCGGAAAGATTTAACACAGAAAGACAACGTTGTAAATTCTATAGAATAATTGGAACTATAAATCCATTGGTTAGTAATACATTGTTTAATCTAAACGATTCTTTATTATTTGACAAATATACATGGGCTGGGTTTAATTCGTATGACTTTTTAGATTCTTCGTATCCCCAAGATGGTGATGTATTAGATGATGGTGATTTGACTTATAGACAAGGTATCAACAAATACCTTAAAGAAAAAGATGGTTGGTTTGGATATTATGACCCAAACATAACAGCATCATCGCTGTGTAATTATTTTGATATGGAACCTAAAAGACAAAGATTTTCTTTTTTACCAGATACAAAACCGTTTCATGGTTCTACGGGTCAACAACCAGTAAAAAATTGGGAGATAACAATAACATACCCATATTTCTCGGATAAAACACATGGTATGGTTTATGACACAACAAACGGTAGTGGTTTGTTAATAGTTGAAGTGGTTAATGTAGTAGTTGCAACTAGAAATATGGTGGCATTTGGCATGCCATGTTTACATAATTTGGTTGTTGGTGATACTGTTAGAATTGTTGGTACAACAGTTTATGACGGTGACCACACTGTTATTAGAACAGGGTTAGATAATGGTGATTTAAAAGATTATTATTTTGTTATTGATTCCACAAATTTAGGGCCAGTTGGTAACAATTCTAGAATGAAAAAAATAGTAAGTGGTTTTGAAACAGAATATTATTTCAGAAAATTTAAAAAAATAAAAACAAGAATGACAGCAGTGATAGAAACTGATGATTATGAAACATATCAAGCTGGTTTTAGTGAGAATTTTTTTAATGACCAGATTGTGCAATTTGTTTTTAACGAGGATATTGATGTTACAGATTTAATCGATAATTTAGGTCGACCATTGAGTGAGATTTATGTTAGTATGATAAAAACTGATAGTAACGGGTTATTTACAAATATTTCTTCTGGAATAGAAACACCATATATTGCTAGACTAAACTCTAGCGATATAAATACGTACTTGAAAGACATACCTTGTATAAATAAAATTCATAATGGTGGAACATCACCTTTCCCACAACCTTTTCCATCACATAACGCATTAGAAACAAACGTTTTGGTTGGTAATAATGATTTTTATGGTGATTTGGTTGAATATAGTATTAGCGAACTAAAAGAAACAACACTAGCTAGCGTTTCCCACAGGTTTAACACTAAAAACAGAGAAATACAAGCACCTGGGTTTACATATATAAGCAACGTAGTATTAAACGCAACACAACCAGAGACCAAGGTAACAGATTTAGGCCCAAGACATGAAGGGTATTTTTATCAACCACACCATAGAATAGAAATTAGAAGATTTTCAAATTACATTGAAGAAGGTGATATCAATACAGTCGATACACCTAGCTATGCTATAAATTTGGGTGATGATAGATATTTATGGCGTGATTTAATAGATATAGGTTTTAATGAAACAGATGAAAAACCATTAAATTATCCATTTTTAAATGGAGCACATTACATGTATCAAAATTATTGTTTTCATGTTAGAAGACAAGACCAATTTGCCGTATGGGGGTTATATTATGGAGACTTCCCATCTGACCCAGTAGGTGACCGTATAACGGATAAATTCATAGTTAATTCAGTAGACTCAGATGTTTGTTAATAATTTTAAAATAAACCTATCAACATTTAGTAGCGGTGCAACAGCTACTACTATCACATTTCCAGTTAGTATGGACTTCCAAAATGTAGACCAAGCTGAATTGATTGAGCGTGTTTTCGTTGATACAGAAGTTGAGGCTTCTATAAATCCAATTGTTGATAATGATAGGGTAAGATTTTTACCGTTAGATATGTTAGGTGTTAATATTGATAAAATAATTTACGATATAAAACTATTCAACACTAGTGGAACATATGTTGATTTTTATGGTGACGTTGGTTTTTTAGATGATGATATTAAATTTAGAAAAAATAGTTTTTTAGAGACTAGTCTTACGTTAAATTTTTATGATAGTGATAATCCTTTGACGCAAAAATTGGTATCTTATTTAACGTTATACTCTAATTTGAATAGCAACGATTTTTTATCTATAAACGTTACCAATGGAATACCAGGTCAACCAAAACCAGCAGTTGAAATTCCAGTAAATTTTATAGTTGAAAATCCTATCCTAAACCCTAGAGGGTTTGCTGAAGGATTTCATTTGTATGACTACAAAGATGAGTTAAAAATTGATGAATCTAAGTATTTATATATGAGAGCTAGTTTTAAAAATGCTAAAACGGGTAGAAATGTAAATTTAATGGTAAAGAATACAGCACAATCAATTGATAAATTGGTCCATGAATTATACACTAGGTATAAATTACTAAGAACAACAACAGGGTATTTCTATCAAATTGATGAGCAATATCAAGGAAATGTGGGACCACTTGGAAATGTAATCACTGGACCTAATAATGTTTCAAGTGCTTCAAATACAGCTGTCGTAAAACTATATCAAATAAAATCAACATAATGGAAGTAATTAAAAGAAAAATATTATTAGAAGACAGTGCCGATAGAAAAACTACCGATATTAAACTATGGGGTGAAGTTCCTAGTGGAACTAGTTTCTATGTAAATGTTTTGTTAACACAAAATATAGACGATATGGGGTTATTTACCGATTTAAATTATGTTCCAAAAGCAACAAACGCAACCGTTAATTATAGTCCATTAATAACTAAATTAAATGCTTTAGGTAATACATTTTCTGGTTTTACATTTATGAATGGTTCACCTACGGTTCCATATCTTCCATTTGCCAGCATTACACCTGTCACGAAATATACGTTAAGATTACCAGGATTAACTGGTACTAGTTACCATGCTTTTGGTAATTTTCCTATTACTGGTGCAACTGATAGTAAAATTGAAGATGTAAGGTCTTATGCTTTAGGTAATCCATTTAGGTTTAATTTTAATACGTCTGAACAATACTATGAAAATTATGTTTCATATGGATTTGTTGGGGTTGATAAGATAATTACATCTGTTGAACCTAGAATTTATGTGTTTGACACTAAAGATGATGTTAATTTAGGTACGAATAATCAAATATACGGATTACAATATTTAGACTACACAGGTAAAACTAGAGAAGTAGTTATTGACGAGATAAAACAAACAATTCCTTTGACAACCTTTAGGTTTATAGGTGAAGGTTTGAACGCTACAAACGTATCATTATCAGCATTAACCAAAGAAGAATATTTATTTGGAATTATTTCTCCACCAGAAGTTGAAAGCGATGTATTTATTGATAGAGGTGTGACAACAGTATTGGATTTACACTTAAGAATGTCGGAAATAAAGAATTTAGGTGAACTAAGTAGATATGGTAACGGTTGTTACAATATAAATAAACAATAAAGTTATACTTTTCAAAAAAAAAGATTATATTAAATAAAAAAACAAATTATGGCAACAGGAACATACGGTATTGTAAGACCAGCAGATATAACACCAGAAGACGTAGAGATTTTCTATCATTTTACACCATCTAGAGATAGTATAGGTAGCACAGGGTTAATTAAGTTAGACCCACCATCACAATATTTGATACAAACGGTAAACCCAAACGGGGGTGGTCTTGAGATTTTTGGTGGGTTATACACTCTAAAATTACCAGTAGCAACCTTTGGTACCAAAGGTTTTTATACTATCATGATTAAACCAGCCGAAATTAGAACAAGGATTGTTGACGTTGGTGTTTTGTCGGCTTTTCCAGATATTAAAGGTGTAATATTTGACTTATCAACTATAGACGCAAAATATTTAAGTAAATTTGAGAATGATGGTTTGGTAGGTTACAGAATTGAGTATTTAAACCCAAATCCTAGCGGAACATCTGACCCTAAATTACATAATTTTTTTAGAGTCATAACATCAAATAATAGAGCTGAACCAGTTAATCAAAATCTTACAAATTCTAATCAAAAAGCGATTCGTTATAGATTTAATGACAATTCAACACTAACTTATTGTACAGTTTCACCAGCGAGTGCTTCTAATGTAAAACCTAATGCACTACCATTTATCGGTCAACCAAATCAAGAAGTAATTATTACGAATACTTACTTTAACCCAATCATGCTCGAAGTAGAAATGGTTCAACATGATGTTGAAACGCTTGCTTTTGCGTTGTTTGGTAATCAAACTAAATCACTTGAAGATGGTATTTACACTATCTACAACTTCAATAACGATATTTACAAACAATACAACTTATACGAAATCAAAGACAAGTATACTGACAAACCATTATTTGAAGTTAGAGAAGAAAAAGCTAGTATTGATTTTACTAAAACGTTTACCAATATAACAACGATATAACTATAAAAAATGAGTAATAATAAAGTTAGAGTAGTTGCTGGGTATACTAAAAAAGAAGTTTACAATGGCAAGATAGAATATAGACCGTTTAGTCCAGACTTAGTTGGTGTACAATTAGCTAGTGATGGCGGTACCCCTTTGTTTACAATGGGTAATTTTTCTATTACTACCAATATGGAACCTAAAACTGATAAAACGTATGTTACTAGTAGGTTTTCAGACTTTATATCTTTAGATAGTTTAAATTTAACATTTGAACAAACTAAAAAGTTATTAACCGACAATGCTGGGGTACTTCTTAACTTGGATAAAACCAAGTTAAAATACTATGCATTATTCGGTTCTTTGACTGAATTTGTTAGAGTATCTTTAGAAGATATAATAACAAAATGGCCAGCATCACTGTATATTAGACCAATTTCTATGTCTAGCACTGGTCAAATGATTAATGGTTTAACATATGAAGGATATTCATACGATTCAATAAACAATGTTTCAAGTTTTAAAATAAACACATCATTTATTGAAAATAAATTTGGTATAAATTATTTAACAAACGGTACAATCGCTGATACATTCAATGAAACAAATGATTTAAGAAATATGACAATTAATTACGCAGCATATTCAATTTTATTGAATAACGTAGAGTATCCAGTGTTAAATTTCACAGGTTCAACTTATTTGACTAGTGATTACATATATTTTGATGTACAAGGTGATGTATTTTCTGGACAACCATCTACAATACTTTATCATATTAAACCGAATAAAACATACGAAGAAGAATTCTTTAATGAATTACCAGAATTTGAATATTATTTATTAAATAGAAGTTCTTATCCGCTTTACACAGCTAAATTTAACTTCCCAATAAAATCTGATAGCGGAATAATATTATACATATCCAAAACAATCACATGGCCAACTTCTGATGGTTATAACATTGATTTTGATAGCGGACAATACATTTCATATGCAACAGATTTATTTGATATTGCAGCAAACAACGATTTATACTCTAGTGACTTGATGAATAGGTTTTTGGTTTCAGAATCAATAACTTCTTTTGATACCATGCCAGTACATTTAGCTGATGAGCACATGGATAGTTCTGGTCAAAAAGTAAACAAAACACTTACAATATACGGTAGGTCATTTGATGATTTCAATAATTTTATTGTTGGTATTGCGTTTGCACATACAGTTACATATGATAAGCTAGACAACATGCCAGATATCTATTTAAAAGATTTGGCCAAGGTATTGGGTTGGGATATTATTTCTTCCGTAATGGAAAACGACCTTTTGTCTAACTATATTAAAACTGGTAAATCACCATATGCTGGTCAAAGTGTTGGGTTAACACCAGTTGAAGCCGATATTGAATTATGGAGAAGACTTATTCTAAATTCCCCTTGGATTTGGAAATCAAAAGGTGCTAGAAAATCAATTGAGTTTTTACTTAGATTTATCGGAACACCACAAGGATTGGTCACCTTCAACGAGTATATTTATAGAGTTGACGCACCAATCGATATAGATTTGTTTATTAAGGCTTTAGAATTAAATAATTTAGATGTCGATTTAACGATATACCCTATTGATGACGATGGTTACCCTAGAGTTTTCCCAGACAATCCAGATATGTATTTCCAAAACGATGGTTTATGGTATAGAGAAACTGGTGGTGCTAACTCTGTTGTTGACATCCTTACTGGTAACAATCCTCACGTAGGACCATATGATGGTGGGTCAAAATATATGAATCAATTCAAAACACTTATACCTAACTTTTCAGCCGTAACAATTACTGGTGAAACAATTGTAACTGGAGCTACAAATCTATTTACAAATTACAACTTAGGTATGATAACTGACTATACTGGTGCTACTTATGTTGAAGTAACAAATACTGATGGAAGTGAATTAAGTAACTGTGTTGTTGTAACATCTAGCATCGCTAAAGATGATATGCCAAAAGACGTTCTATCGGCTTGTGGCTGCCCATGTGGTGTTGAAGATGATGTGTTAAGCGTTTGTGTTAAAAGAGTTGAAGGAACACCAACTAAAGTTTGTGCTACATTAGGTGATACAGTAAAAGAAGATAAAGAACATGGATATTATATATTTTCACAATATCAATACAACCCAGATGGTTCATTATTTAGTGTAAATGGTGTTCCAGTTCTATTAACTGGACCATTTATAGATAAAGAGTGTTGTGCTTCATTACGTGGACAATCAAGTTATTATGATGTATATGACCCTAGGACAAACGTTGTTAATAGTGGTTATGTGTGTTGTTTTACAAATAAATGTGGGTGTGAGATATCGTGTAATTGGATTTTAAAAGATAAACCAGTAATGTTACCTTTAAATACACCTAATCCTAGCCCTTATTGTGATTTTACAACATTATATGGTTCTGGTATTAATAAAGTGGTAACAACTGATGGTTCAAATTGTCCACCAGTATGGACTGAAGCTATAGGTGGGATTACTGACCCATATACTGGTGAAGTTGGTTTTGGTTGTAAAATTACAACTTTTGGTCTAGTACCAAACGAATTTCAAACTATGATTAATTATTTCCAACTAAAAGCCAATGGTGGTATTATAGGTTATACCTGTTGTTCATTTACTAGAGAAGTTTATGTAAAATACGCAGAAGCTATAGGTTAACTACAAATGTACCAATCAAGGTATAACTTAATAAAAAATTAAAAAAGATATTTATATAAAAAAATAAAATGGCAAACGGAATAAAGGGTGAAACAAAAGGGTTCGATATTAATGCGGCAAATAGTCAATGTAAAAAATTTTGGTCGATAATTCAAAATGAAAATGGGTTGATTAAAAATGCTGATGGTACATTATCGGTTTATATTAAAAATGCAAATGGTATTGTTAGCCCAACACCAATTACTAGTACATGCTGTAAATTATTTGCCCAAATAAGTAGTGAACCATGGTTTTATGATTTAGATTCTCAAAAATGTAGATGGTCTAATAAAGTCGCTACTGATTGTAAAGAAGATAAACCAATTAAAATAGTTTTAAACCCTAAAGGTAATGATGGTACTATATTTTATTTTGAAAACAATGAAATATGTACATTAAAAATTGATTTTGATTATTTATTTAAGATTGATTGTAAAACACTTTCTGATTTATTGGTACCAACAGCTATTGACCCTAATTTGGTAAAACAAATAAAAGAATTAGAAAATCAAATCCAAATACAAACAGTTAAATGCGAAGCTATAACTGGTAAGTTAAATATTATTTTAAACGAATATAACAACACAAGTTATTCAATGACATGTGATAAATTTCCATTGAATTCATTCCTAGATATTTCTGCGATTCAAGCCGAAATACCAATAGTAATTACACCTAAACAAAAAAGTCCGTTTAAAAACACTGGGTTTGGTGGTGGATTGGCACCATTTTCTTACCCAAACCCAAAAACTAAAGTTACGTTTTGTCTTACAACTGAGGGTTTAACAGCATGGCAAACCATTTTAGGTGATAACAATTATAATGCATTTATCAATGGTGACCCAAATTCATATACATGTGAGCAAGTTATCAAAATTTATAATGAAAATTTAGATATATTAAATAATAATGATACAAATGTTTACATCAATGAATGTACAACACCTTTTGGTACTAAAACACAATTATTTAATGAAATAGGTGAATTGGTAACAATACAAACAGAATGTACTGTTGAATTGCAAAAACTACAAGATGCTTTAACAGCGTTAAACGCCATAGCTAACGTAGGTTATAGCAAGTGTAAAACAGCCGTAGATTTATTTGAAAGCTTTGATGTTTCTATGTCCTTGGATGTAGTTAAAGATGATGGTACGTTAGAAAGTGTTTCTGGTTATACATTACACCAAGCTATTGGAACTGGTGGTTTATATGATTATTTAACAACAGCTGGAACTAGCAGCGGTTTCTTTGTTTGTGGTGCCGCCAATGCAACTGAAACATGGGCTAATGACTGTACACCACTAATCTATCCAGAATTAACTCAAAATGGTGTACAAACTATAATTCCAGAACATAACATAAATGTAAATTCCTGTCTTAACGCTAAGGACGCTTTTATTAGTGAATTATTTAATGAAGCTGGTGTTTCACAAAGTGATTTTAACGCTAGCTTAGCATCGACTATATTAGCGTCTAACTGGTTACATTATACTACGTATATTACCGACCCAGTTGCAATAGCTAAATTTGCAAATAAAAAAATTAAAATAAGTTTAAACATCAATAGTTCATGTGGTGATTTCTGCGTATTGGTTGATATGATTTCATTGGAAAAAATTTGTACCGATGTAGATAGACATGACATTTATTTAACACAATCTCCAGGTTTTAACTTAGATAGAGTAGTAGATAATAAGAAATCTTGGTTAAACAATGATTATTTCGTAAACAGAGAATTTGATGTTAGTAACAATTTAGGAAACCAATCAATCCGTCAAACAGATTACGATGTTAACGATGAAAGATTAATTATCAATACAAAAGAGATTGATTTGGACATAAACATAGCAAAAGGTGTTGAACACGATGTTTGGTGTTATATGCTTGACAATCCTTGTATTTTAACAGGTGTAACGTATTGTGACCCTTGTACTGATTGTGGTAATAAACAATTCCAAGATGAAGATTGTTTCCAATTTCAAGATAAACCAATCTATGAATTTATGGATGGTAATTTTATTGATACGGAATCAAATAGCAACGCTGTATGTTGTGGTGATGATACTATTAATTTTATAGAGTTATTAACAACAGACCCTGTAACGGTAAAAACAGTTGAAAACTTTGAAAGTCTTATGGTTTCAGAATTTATTGATGCTAAAAATAGAAAAGTGCTTTCCTCGTATCCAACTCTTAGAGCAATCTATGAAAGATACCTAAATAGTAACAGATTCTGTGGTACAATTAGTTCAGCGTTTGATTATGCGACTATGGACCAATTCGCTAACCTTATTGGTAGTTATTGGGTTGATATTATTGAACAGGTTATCCCAGCTACTAGTATTTGGGGTAGTGTTAGAGTATATACAAATACTATTTTTGACGAACAAAAATTTAAGTACAAATCGTATTCAACTCTCACATGTGGAAATAAATTTTTCGGTGCAACAGTTCCTAGCCCAATAAATAGTACTACTGGTATATGTACTGGTATTGAAGTTCATTTAACGACAATTACAAATAAAACAGATACTGGTTTCGAACCAACAAAAATACCAAATACTTGCAATCAAATATGTTTAGCACAAATGAACTGGGGTTCTGAATTTATAGGTACCGTAAGTATTGATAACCAAGTAATAATACCAATTGATTTACCAAATACAAATAAAAAAGCATGTTGGTATAATTTACCAGCAACGCCAGATTTTATGAATACTTTTATTGAATGCAATCCTGGTTCTAATAATTTCACTATTACTAGTCTTAAGATAAATGGGTTAGAGAAAATACAATTACCGCTAACAGCACCAACAATTACTGTAGATTCATCTAACATTAATTGGACGTATAGTAACAACCTTGTAATTTCAGCATGTACTGCTGGAAGTACAACAGGTATAACATATACAAATTTTGTTGATATGTTAAATGATACATTTGCACTTTTAAGTTTGACTGACTATAGAGCAGAAATTTCACATACGCAACGTATTCCAGATGGGGTTAATTGTGATAGATATAATGGTTTCTACATAGTTTCACCTGTTGGTGTTCCATTTGAAATAATTGTTGAACAACCAATGGAGTTCCCTATTAAATACACAAATAACTCAATATCAACACTACTACCATATGAAACAGAATTTCTTGAAATGTACTGGTATGGTATGACATGTGATGTTAAATACAATGCAGTTACTGATACTATTTATGAAGTTAGTGATTGTATCCATTGGCAAATACAAACACCTTGTGTGTGTGGTGAATACCAAATAGTTGATACGATAATGATACCAGCTGAAAATGGTGGTGATATATGTCAGTTACAACCAACACAAACCTATCCATGTGGTTATACCGATAATAAAACAGCTTGTTGGTATAACTTACCAGAATCACCAGAATACATAAATAATCATATTGTAATAGGTGGTAATACTGGTAATATGACAATAACTAGTCTTAAAATAAGTGGAATTGAACAAATAACAACACCACCATCATTAAATATTGATTCATCAAATATTAATTGGACATATAGTAATAACGTAGTAGTTGAAGGTGGAATACCAGGTAATACAACTGGTATAACATATACAAATTTTGTTGATTTTTTAAATGATACGTTTGCTAGTTTATGTTTAATCAACTATAGAGCAGAAATTTCACATACACAACGTATAGCTAATAGTGGTAGTGGTCAGAGCAGTAGTAAATATAGTGGTTTCTACATTGTATCACCAATCGGTATTCCATTTGAAATGATTATTGAGCAAGACCTAGAACACCCACTTAAATACACCAATAATTCATTGGAGTTTGATGCTGATGAAGATGGTGTATTTATACCAGATAATTATAAATACGGTATGACATGTGATGTTATTTATGACAATATAAATGATGTGATAACAGAAGTTAGTGATTGCGTTCGTGGTGAAAATATAATTGGTCCATGTATTGGTGGTGTAGAAACAATTACACCAACTGTATTGATACCAGCCGAAAACGGTGGTGACCCATGTAACTTAACACCATTCATAGTACCTTGTTAATATGGAAAAGATAGTAATAATTAAAGGACGACAAAGAGAGTGTCGAGGTTCATTGCAAGTCTTTACTGATTTGCCATTGGAAAAACAAAATATATTCAATAGTATAAAAGCTAAGGTTGAGGAAACTCTAGGAAAACCAACTGATGTTTATGTTTTCGGTAGTCATCATCATGGCTACTGGGATGCTCAATCAGATTACGATATTTTAATCGCTGAATTTCCTGGTGTAGACTTAACAAAAATTCTAAGAGAAAGCTTAGAATACAAAATAGATATCTTATACTTTCATAGAGCAATAGATATCTTTAAATTGCAATTAATACCTTAAAATTTTTAAGTTTTATTTCGGTAGGATGATATATTTATAAATAAAGAAAAAAAGATGAAATTAACAAACAGAATAATAGCACCTACAATAGGTACAACCGATTTACTACACATTGTATTGGTTAACGATACAAGCCAAGACCCAGGTGGAAGCTCATACAAAGCTACAATTCAACAAATCATTGATTTATTGAACAATTCAAACGATGACTTATACTGGACTTCGGGTTCAACTGGTAATTTCTCTATTAAAGCTAAAAATGATTCTGGGTTGGATGCTATAGCGGACTACGCTGTTGCTGAAGGTAGAAATACACAAGCTAACGGTGCTGCTAGTCATGCCGAAGGTCAGAATTCAATAGCTGATGGTGGTCAATCACACGCTGAAGGTGCATCAACACATGCTATTGGTGATACAAGCCATGCTGAGGGTGCTGGTACTGTTGCTTCTGGTAATAATGGTTCACACGCTGAAGGTGCTAATACGCTAGCTGGTGGTGACTCAAGTCATGCCGAAGGTTCAATCACTGAAGCTAACGGTCAGTATTCACACTCTGAGGGTAATGAAACTTACGCCAACGGTCAAGGTTCACACTCAGAGGGTTATCAAACAAATGCTAACGGTGATAACTCTCACGCTGAAGGCCAATCAACTACTGCAAATAATATAGCAAGTCATGCCGAGGGTAACTATACACGTGCTGAGGGTATTGGTAGTCACGCTGAAGGTGATAACACATCAGCTAATTCTGATTATTCACACGCTGAAGGTCAAGAAACAACAGCTGATGGTTTTGCAAGTCACGCTGAAGGTTATAACACACAAGCTTTGGGATATGTTTCACACGCTGAAGGGTATATATCAACAGCTAGTGGTGAAGGTGCACATGCTGAAGGTGGTGGATATGCTGGAAAAGGTTTATATCTTAATGGTGGTACTGCTGAAGGTAATGCAAGTCATGCTGAAGGTATGGTTACGTTAGCTTATGGTTTTGCTAGCCATGCTGAGGGTAGAGGAACGTCCGCTACAACTTATTCACATTCTGAAGGTTATTATACCCACGCTAGTGGTGCTTACGCACACTCTGAGGGTCGTGAAACACGTGCTACGGGTAGTTATTCACATGCTGAAGGTTTCCTTACACTTGCAATAAATGATGGGGCACATGCTGAAGGTTTCCAAACATCAGCAACAACATCTTTTGCTCATGCTGAGGGTCGAGGTACACTTGCTAGTGGTTATACATCACATGCCGAAGGTGCTTACACAAAAGCGTTGGGGTTTTATTCACACTCTGAAGGTAGTGGAACAACTGCTAGTGGTCAATCAAGTCATGCTGAAGGTTATAACACACAAGCAAACGCTAATTATTCACACTCTGAAGGTACTGGAGCCATTGCTTCTGGATTATCAGCACATGCCGAAGGATATATGACTATTGCTGGTGGTGATGGTGCTCACGCTGAGGGTGCTATGACATGGGCTATAGGTGAAAGTTCACATACCGAAGGTTGGGGAACAACAGCTTATGGTAGTGCATGTCACGCTGAAGGTTCATTCACAGAAGCTAACGGTTCTTATTCTACACATGCTGAAGGTGGTTATACAAAAGCCAATGGTGATTATTCACATGCTGAAGGGTATGGTTCTCTAGCTCTAGGTGATGTTTCACACGCTGAAGGGTATCTAACATCAGCCATGACACAATATTCACATGCTGAAGGTCAATACACGTTAGCTAGTGGTATAACATCACATGCCGAAGGTACTTATACGAAAGCGTTAGGTAATTACTCACATGCTGGTGGTTCTGGCTCAACAGCCAAAAATGATTATTCTTTTGTCCATGGTTATAACTCACAAGCCAATGCACTTAACTCTGTAGTGTTGGGTGCTAACATAACTGGTGGGGTTGCTGACACAACATTCGTTGATAGATTAAACGTAAAAACAGTTCCAAATGACAATACTCAAACACAAGTTTTGGTTAGGGTATCAGACGGTACTGTTAAATATAGAGATGCTAGCACATTATCTGGTGGAACAACACCAACAAATACAATATGGACGGCTGGAACTGCAACAGCATCAGCTGTTTTGGGTAATAGTGATAGTACCGCAACAAATATAAGTGCTGTGGCTGAAGGAAGTGGAAGCACGGCAAGTGGTATTGCTAGTCATGCTGAAGGTAAACAAACAAAGGCTAGTGGTGATTATTCACACACTGAAGGTTTTCAAACAACAGGAACAACAACATCAGCACACGCTGAAGGTTATTGGACAATAGCTAGTGGTAGCACAGCACATGCCGAAGGGTATAGAACAATAGCTGGTGGTAATTATTCACATGCTGAGGGTGATAGTACATTTTCTAAAGGTCTTTATTCACATGCCGAAGGTTTAACCACATATGCTTTAGGTGATGCATCACATGCTGAAGGTAGATTAACACAAGCCACTGGTACTTACTCACACGCTGAGGGTCAAGAAACTTCAGCAACAACATTTTACACACATGCTGAAGGTTATCAATCAATAGCAAGTGGTTATCATTCACATGCCGAAGGCTATAAATCAATAGCAAGTGGTATTGGTGCACATGCTGAAGGTGGTACTTATCTTAGTAATATCAAGGGTGGTACAGCTAGTGGTATTTCGAGTCACGCTGAAGGTCAATTAACTATAGCTGGTGGTGTTGCAGCACACGCTGAAGGATATCAAACACTTGCTAGTGGTGATAATTCACACGCTCAAGGTAGTTATACATCAGCAACAACAATGGGTACACACGCTGAAGGTTATCAAACACTAGCTAGTGGTACATATGCACATGCCGAAGGGTATAGAACAATAGCTAGTGGTGCATATTCACATACTGAAGGTGAACAAACAAAAGCAATTGGTATTAACTCACATGCGGAAGGTAGTTATACCATAGCTAGCGGTAATTCAGCCCACGCTGAAGGTTATTATACTGAAGCTAGTGGTGGTGCAAGTCACGTTGAAGGTTGGTTATCAAAAGCTATTGGTTCTCAATCCCACGCTGAAGGTGCAGATACACGTGCTACTGGTCAAAACTCTCACGCTGAAGGTCAAGGTTCAGTTGCAAGTGGTTTAACATCACATGCTGAAGGTGGTTACACAAAAGCATATGGCGAATATTCACACGCTGAAGGTCAATATACACTAGCAAGTAATTTTGCGAGTCATGCTGAAGGTATGCAGACTTCAGCAACAACAGCATACGCACACGCTGAAGGATATCAAACCCTAGCTAGTGGTACTGCAAGTCATGCTGAAGGTTATTTGACATCAGCAACAACTAATTACGCACACTCTGAAGGTCAAAATACAATTGCTAGTGGTACGTTTGGTAGCCATGCTGAAGGTTATTACACAAAAGCAACAGGTGGTAATTCGCATGCACAAGGTTGGCAAACAATTGCTAGTGGTACTAGTTCTCATGCTGAAGGTTTCCAAACATTATCCAGTGGTAACGCATCACACGCTGAAGGTTATTCTACAACAGCAACAACTTCTGGTTCACACTCTGAGGGAACTATTACACTTGCTAGCGGTTCTGCAAGTCACGCAGAAGGTGATAGAACAACAGCTAGTGGTTCTAATGGAAGTCATGCTGAAGGTAACTATACACGTGCTACTGGTACAGCAAGCCATGCTGAAGGTTATAAAACACTTGCTAGTGGTGATAGTAGCCACGCTGAGGGTGGGTCACTCGGTTTTAATTTAACTGGTGGTACAGCAACTAACTTTGCATGTCATGCTGAAGGTGTTGAAACATTAGCTAGCGGACCTATTAGTCACGCTGAAGGGTGGAAAACAACAGCTAGTGGTTATGGTTCACACTCTGAAGGGATTTTAACACTAGCTAGTGGTACATATGCACATGCTCAAAATAGTCAAAATACAGCTAGTGGGCAAAATTCGCATGCTGGTGGTTCTAGTTCAATAGCAAGTGGTGCAACAGCGTTTGTTCATGGTGCTGGTTCGACTGCTGGTGGTAACAACACCGTTGTATTGGGTGCTAATATTATTGGTTTGGTTGCTGACACAACATACGTTGATAAATTAAATATAAAAACACTAGCTATTGCAGCCGACAATGCGGCTGCAATAACCGCTGGAGTACCTTTGGGTGGTGTTTATAGAACATCAATTGGTCAATTAATGGTTAGATACGTATAATATGATATTATTTAGAAATATACAAGGAGAAGTTTACCCAAATGTAATTGATAGCATCAACTACGTTTCTAGGGTAACTGGTGAGATACAACGAGAAGACTACATAAACCTAAATGGATTTGTAGCTTTCACGCAAAACCTTTCTAGAGCGGAATTTACAGCTGCTCTAGAAATACCATTGGCATTTGGGTTAAAAAATGCTTATAATATAAAACCTATAACACTAGAAATTAGTTATTAATGAGATATCAAGAAAGAATATACATACAAAATGAAAATGGTGCTGTAAGAAACAAAGATATTCTGAATGTCAATATGAGTTCAGATATTTGCGTATTCGATACACCGTTATTTTACCTTAGTGGTGCTTCTAAATTAGACTGCACAGGTTCAACTAGTGGCACATCGTATGTTATTACTGGTGATACCGAAACAATTCCGTTAACATTCAATTTTACTGGAAATACCAATAGCTTTGTTAACACCAACGCTAAGTTTAAGTTTGGAATATACAAGTACACACCAATATTTAGTGGGTTTTCAACAACACCAGTTTATATGTCGCCATTAATAGATTATTCAGCTTTTAGTGCGACAAATATTACAACTCAAAATGTCGTTGGTAATAATTTATCTTTGGACGGTGACTATATTGTTAAAGGATTTTATCAATTTAGTGCATGTACTGATTTTTTAAACAGAATAGGTAAAAACTTTGATACTTCTAATTTTCTTAGTGGGACACAATACGGTATTTACAATAATGAGTTAGATTATTATTTTATAGCGATAAAACAAGCTGAAAAACCAATATTTGTTAATAACGATAGTAACAACACAGGTATTAATAAATTAATACAAAGAGTTTTACCAGTAGTTGATAAACAAACAGTAATTCCACTCCCAACCAACATTATTGGTGATTTTGTTTTAACATTGAATGGATTAGTTCTGGCTCCAGATTTAGATTATATATTTAGTGGTGGTTCCGCAACGTTAAGTGGTGAAACATTTGACGATGATATTGTTACCGTTATTTACACTAGTACTGGTGGTAATAATTTAATATCAGATGTTATTGACGTTAATACAGCAATTACTAGTGGTGCAACAGATGGTGAAGGTGCTAATTTAATTTATTACAACACAACAACAAATCGATACGAAATATATACATCAATAACACCTTTGAGTGATAATACTTTACTGGTTATGGTTAATGGTGCTTCGTTGGCTTTTGGGATTGACTTCTATCAATCGATAAGCAATACAAAAAGGATAATACTTGAGGGTGACATTATGGTTGACGATATAATTACAATTGTTTATTTTCCAATTATTAGCGTTGCAAACGGATTGGACACTAACAACCCTATAGTTACATGGACAATACCGACCCCACCTTTGTTGGTGAATGGTTATTTTTCACTGGAAGTTAGCACTGCTAACACATTTAGTAGTTTTTATTATAGTGGAACAACTGATTACGTTATTGGTGTCAATTATTATAATTTAGGGTTTACAGCTTCTGGTACGGTAGGCACTCAACTATTTTATAGAGTTAAAAATGAAAAAAATTACACAACTATTTGTGGTGACAATCTAAACACCACAGCGTATAGTGATATAATACCAGTAATAATACAAACTAATTCTATTAATTCGTATTAATATTATTTACTATTAGATATTTATAATTAAAATAAAGAAAAACATATTAACAACGTATGAGTTACATAATCAAAAGCACGAGCCCCTTTGTTAGCATAAAACTAACACAAACAGGTAGAGAACAACTAGCACAAGGAAAACTTAATTTTTCTTATTACGCTATTGGTGATTCCGAAATTAACTACAATAGAGAATCTATTGTGGATGCTAATCTAAGCAACCCAACACTTTCAGCTAGTAGCTTTGTGTTAAGACCAGTTGATAGAGAACCTAAAATAAAATCTTTTATTACACAAAGTGATAACGAACCGTTTCAACCAATAGATGGTTCTGTTTTAAATGTAGTTAAAGCGGTTGTAAACAATGCTGCTGATGAAAGAGGTTTCTTTAATCGAGTTGGTTCAACATTTACAACGTTAACTTCAAATACTTATACGACATATGTTACAAACATTCCTAATTCATCATTTACTGGTGGGACTAGTTTTGCAATACCAACATCATCAATAAATATAGGTGACGTTTTATTACTTAAATTAGCTAACGATAAGATAGGTAACATTATTGATAATGAAAACGCTAGAGCATTACCAAATCTTTGGTTTAAGGTTCAAACTGTAGGTTCTGGTTACATTACATTAGATAGAAATTTACCAAATACACTAACTCAATCTGCAACATCTCAAGTGTTTATCTATAGAGGTGGTGAAGTTTACAATAGTATAGCTACTGGTAGTACAATTGCGTATTGGGATTCTGGAACACTTTCTTTTGATTCAGCAAACAATGTAACATGTCACGACATGCCAGTTTGGAATTCAAATAGTGTATGGTGTGAAAGTCTTGCTGGGATGTCTGGTGGAACTTATGAAGACTACACAAAGTTTGGTTCATATCAATATTTAGGTGATAAAAATCCATTCATGGAATATGTTTGCCAATCAACAGCAACAACTCTATCATTTAACTGTAATGGCCCAGGAATAAGCTACCCAGATGATGTTACAAAATCAATATCTATTATTCACTACACAAACAATACTATTTCTAATCTATATGGAGAATTTTTCTATACAGATACAGCTAGTGGGAAATATCTTAATCTTTATTTACCAGATTTAATGTACCATAGAAGATTTGCAACAACTGGTAGTGGAACATCTATGGGTATGAACTTTGTAGCTACTGGTGCAACTAAATTTATAGGAAACTCTGATTTAGAATACATTGAATTATTTGAAGACTCAACACTTATTTCTTCAGCGAGTACAGCTATGGCTGTGGGTAGAATATTCCCACAATTAAAAATGGTTGTTATTCACGATGATGAAATTGTTTCGGCAACATCTTACAAAGGAAACAGAAACTGGACACTCCCAGAATTATCTGCATCGTTACAGTCACCAAGTGGTGGAACGTCAACAGGTGTACTAGATATAAATGATACAATGTATTTGACTTATAGCCTTGAGAATAATGGAACAACAGGTTTAACATCTAGTCTTTCATGTCAAAAATATGTTAAAATTACGAATAATACATCTTCACCAAAAGATGTTACGTTTAGAATGATTGAAACCGATTTATTACCATACATGCGTAAATTAGAATCTGGTTATGATGGTTATGGGTTCTATGCTCATGAGTTTAAATTGGTTTACCAAATTGTACAAGACCCAACAGATAGACCAGACCCTTCAGCATGGAAAGCTTATGATTTTACATCTACAGCTATTACTGGTGGTGTAGGCGAATCAATTGACCCAAAACTATTAGAAGGGCAAGTTCCTATGACTAGTGGTTTCGTGTTGGATAAATTAAAAGACAACGTGGCTCCAATTTTTGATTTAACTCAATTATTGAATATGTCGTTAAATTCAACGCCAGACATTCTTCAATTCGGTGACGAGAAATTTTTTTACGGGAACCTAACAACCTATATTGGTGCCACAATATATAAAACTATCTTTGATATTAGAATTGATTCAAATAAATTCAATTCAACCAGTAATGTTACTAGAAGTAAAAATTCGACAACAAACCCACCAAACATCAAAATTACAGAAGTTGGGATTTACGATACAGATAAAAATCTTGTATGTATTGGTAAGGTATCTAGTCCGATTGCAATAAAAAATAACACAATAATGCTTGAACTATCAATGGATTTCTAATATGGGATATAATAACACTGCAACGACCTTTTCATTAACAGCTAAACTTACTCCGATTGGAAGACAAAAGCTAGTTTCTACAAATAACGCATTAATCAAAACTTTTAGTCTTGGTGATTCAGATGCTAACTACTATTCAGCACTTAGCCTAGCCAGTGGTGAAGTTCCTAGTTTATCTGGAGATATTGGTGCCAACAATACTATCGGTAACGGTACAACACAATCTGTGGGGTTAAAAAGCGTTTTGATAGTCAACTCTAGTGGTACATTACAAAAACCAGTAGCTTCACAGTCAGTAAACATTTTAACTGAAATAACGCCAAATGGTTATACAACTATTACAGGTACTAGTATAACTCAAAATCAAATAAATAGAAATAATTATTTGACTGATAATTTAGTTAACTTATATTATTCTTTTGGATTACCTTTAAATACTATTGGTGATATCACTTATACTGGAACTTCATACACAAACGGTGGGTTTTCAGATACAGCACTTAGCGGTATTGCAACTAGCGACATATTGGTATTAGGTATCATAGATTCAAAATACGGTGAATGTATTGATGGTAAATCAATAAAAATAGAATTACCAACTAGTGCTGGAACATATACAATTTATAGTACTTTCCAAAGCACAATATCAAGTCTAGGTACGTTAGATTACGCTATTACTGATACTGCACCACAAACAGCCCAATTTGGTTTAAATGTAGTTGCATTGGTTTCAGACGATATCATGAAACCTAACGGTGGTGATGCAACTAAGAGTTGGGCTACTGGTTATGCTTTAGAAAAATCATTCTCTTTGAATGGAAAAGAAACATATAACTTACAAACAAATTCTAACTTAGCGGTTACAGCCGATACCGTGATTGGTATTGCTTATCTAGATAAAGGATTTATGGTTATAACAGACCCTACAATTGTTAGTAATTATGTAGCTTCTGCTGCAACAGGTACTAGCATTACATTTGATAGCATTTCAACCAATGTTTTTCAAAGTATCACATGTATTGCGGATAGAGGTGAATTTGGTAGCACAACTAACCCTACGTTTGAGTATGGTGATGTAGCTAGAATTAGCGAAGTTGGGTTATATGATGATTTGAATAATCTTATCGCAGTTGCCAAGACAGATAGACACATTACAAAAAATGTTAATGAATTTTTAGCTTTAGGTATAAAAATTAGCCTTTAAGTCTTTATTTTTGATTTGGATACGTTAAATTGATGTAAAAATTATATTATGGAAAAAGAACCAGAATTTTTATTAGCATTAGACGTATCCACTTCTACAATTGGTATCGCATTATTTGAAGACATGGGGACACATGGGGATTTAAAATTACTTCACCACGTATCACCTACTGTTAAACCAAAACCAGTTAGCAAGATGGAAGAATTATTTCGTAAGGTTGAAATCTTCGAACAAGAATTTCTTTCTAATTATGCTGACGTTGGGATTACTAAAGTAGTAATCGAAGAACCACTTTTACAATCAAACAACGTTTATACTATCGCAACTCTTTTGCGTTTCAATGGAATGATATCAAAATCGGTCTATGACACTCTAGGAGTCGTTCCAGACTTCATTTCTTCATATGATGCTCGTAAGTATGCTTTTCCAGAATTGATGGCTGTAAGACGCTTTAAAAAGGACGGAACACCTTTAGCTGAAAAAGCCATAGCAAAAAACCTTCCAGTATTATTTGGTGATTATTCTTTCGACATAGATAAAAAATATGTACTTTGGGAGAAAGTAGCCGAATTGGAACCACAAGTAACTTGGTTCTACGATAAAAACAACAAACTTAAAAAAGAAACATTCGACACTTCCGATGCTTATACTGCTGCACGTGGGTATATGAATAAAATGGGAATATGGATAGTGAATTAACAAAAACAATAGAATCCAATGAGGATGAACACTTTATACTAGTTCGATGGTTTATCGACCAATATATTATGTCGTTTAATATGGATTGTACTCTAGAACTTAGAAATGAAATGGTTGTAGAGGTTTTTAAACTAATTCAAAAAAAATATTTAGCTAGTCCTAATGCTAAATTTGAAAACAACAAAAGAGTAGCAATTGCAACTGTTGTTAAATCTTATCTTACACGAAAAATATCTAAAGATAAAAAAGATTTGGAAAATCAAAACTAATTTCGTACCTTTGTCGTATGGCAATGTTATTGGTAGACATACTCGAAAGTTTTTTAGGTGATACTAGAAAACACAATGAAGACACTGGGCAAATCGCATTTGATTGTCCAGCATGTTCTGCTGATGGTAATCACCCAGATGGTGATGGCAAAGGAAACTTAGAAGTTAACTACAATAGAGGCTTGTTTAAATGTTGGGCTTGTCAAGATACAAACCATATGCATGGCCCAGTAATGAAGCTGCTTAGAAAATATGCTACCCCTAAAAATATACGTGATTACTTACTAGTTAAGCCAGATGCTGACACTATAGGCGAGAAAGAACACTCTGAAATCATTGTAACACTACCAGAGGGGTATAAAAAACTATCAGAATGTACCGATAAAGACTATAAAGCCAACATAGCTCTAGCATATCTTAGAGAAAGGGGTATTACTGATGAAATTATCAAAGAATATGAGATAGGATATACGTATCGAGGTCCATTTTTTAATAGAATTATCATCCCATCGTATGATTCAACGGGAAAACTTAATTATTTTATCGCTAGATGGTTCGCAAAAGAGTATAATAAGTTAAAATACATAAATCCTACTGCTGAAAAACAAGAAATAATCTTTAATGAGAAGAAAATCAACTGGGATTCCACTATTTATATCGTTGAAGGTGTAACCGACCACATAGTTGTACCAAATTCGGTACCGTTATTGGGTAAATACTTACCAAATATCCTTTTAGAGCTGTTACATGACAAAGCACAAGGGTTTATTGTGATAGTTTTGGATGATGATGCCTATGAAGATGCGAAATTCTTGTATAGACAACTTAATTTTGGTGATTTAAGAGGTAGAATACGTATTGTAAGACCACCAGAGGGGTATGACCCATCTAAAATATTCGAAAAACTAGGAAATAAGGGTATTGTTAAGCTTCTTATGGGTGCCTTTAAGTTAGAAGATGGGGATATATACTAATTATTTAGACATATAGCCATTTTCAGTAGATATAGCATACCCATTTCTTACCAGACTATCCCAAACATTCTTAGCGTCTGGGGATTGGTAGTCATCTGAGTATAGTTTTTTACCCTCTTTACCTAGGGTTCTAATTATGTATCTATACATGTTTTTACCCATACCTTTACCTTTAAATCTATCGTATAACACAACAGCGGTAATCTTGTAGTCGTTATTGAATGGTTTCATCCTAAAAGCACCCATAACAACACCATCATAGAAAGGTGTAAAAACCAAAAGGTTATTCACCACTTGTCTTTTAATCCTAACTTTAGAAGGGTCTAGCTTTTCAACTTCCTCTTCAAATAATAAGGTTCTAACTTGTTCTTTTATAAATTCTTTCATCAATATCTTTTAATATAAATACTTGCATTTTAGTTAAAAATTTAGTATCTTTGTATAAAACGAATTATGAGTAAAGCGAAATTATGGGTTGGTCCAGTTTACCTAGAACCAATCGAACACAAATACATTCACAGGGAAACTGGTAAAAAATATAAGTCAGTTACAACAACCCTTTCCTCTATAGAACCACACTTCGATGTTGAAGGTGTGTCAGCAGCTATTGTCAATCAATTAGATTCGGTAAAACAAGAAAGATACGTAGGTTTATCACAACAACAAATCATCGATTACTGGCAAATGCTTAACGATGAAGCTAATGTTTATGGTACTATGGTTCACGATATTGTTGAACGTTATTTACTGGCCAATAAATGGTACTACCCAGAAGATACACCAGAGGGTGAATTTGAACAAAAAGTAATTGATGGTTATAATGCGTTACAGATAGATGAAGGTCAAGCTGTTTGGCCAGAGAGAATACTTTTTGCTGAACAATATGAGTTGGCTGGTATGTCGGATTTAATAATTGATATTGATGATGTTTTCTTCGATGTTCTTGACCACAAAACAAACAGAGTATTCAACTTCTTTAATCCTTACGGATATGAAACTCTACATAAACCATTTGACCATCTTCAAGCGTGTCAATGGTCAATATACACGCTGCAATTGAGTGTATATGCTTACATGTACGAATTAGAGTTTCCTAAGCGTAAATGTCGTCAAATCGTTGTATTGTATTGGGATAAGGTGAAAGAAACCTTTGAAAAGATACACATCATGTATTTGAAACACGAAGCAAAAAAACTAATCGAATTACATTACTATAACTTAATGAAAAACTAATAAATATGGAACAAACAAAAATAACCAAATATGTGAATCAAAACGATATATTTCCGTTTAATTTTGACACTGAAGAAATGAATAAATGTGAGACTGATTTTGATTATTTTTATAATCAATATTACTCAGTTTTTAACCCAGAAATAACATTAGAAGAATTTAATGAACATATTTCTACAATTAAAAACCCTAATTTAGTAATTTTTAGGTGGTGTTTAGGGAGAATAAAAAGAAAATAAAAAAACTAATAAATATGATACCAAACGTAAACGTAAAAGTAGGTGAAGTAAAAGTGTCGACAATAATTGATACTAGAGGTGTGGCATGGTCACCATTTGATTTACCAGAAAACATGCCAATGTTAAACCCATTTAGTTGGGAATTATCTGGAGAATGGGAAGATGGGTGGCATATAAACCAATCTATTTTTAGGGTAGAAAATAATAAAATTATTGAAGCATATTCATTAACTGTTTTAAATAAAGACAACGGTGATTCAATAGGCTCACCATTCAAATTAAATAATAATGATTAAAAAAATAGTACACTTAGCTGATATTCATATCAGAACATTTAGACTTCATGATGAGTATCAAGATGTCTTTAAAACACTTATGAGTGATTTAACCGAATTATTGATTGATTACAAGAGAGAAGAAATTAGAATCGTAGTTGCTGGTGACCTTGTACACCAGAAGATTGTGATTTCTAATGAGCAACTGATGCTTGGAACCTGGTTTCTACGTAAGCTAGAAGAAATAGCCCCAGTTATCCTTATTGCTGGTAATCATGACCTTTTAGAGAATAACAAAGACCGTATGGATTCGATTACACCGATGGTTCAGTTCTTACCAGACAAAGAAATAAACTATTTCAAAGAATCTAAGTGTTATTTAGATGGTGATGTTGTTTGGTGTGTTTATTCAATCTTTGAAGAAAATTCTAGACCAGACATTGAATCGGCTAGAGCACAATTCGGTGATGATAAAACTTATATCGGTTTATATCACGCTGCTTTGGTTAACGCTAAGACAGATATTGGTTACGAAATTGACCACGGTGCTGGATTAGAGATATTTGAAGGGTGTGACCTAGTAATGCTAGGTGATATCCATAAAAGACAGGTATTCAACCATAAAGGAATACAAATAGCTTATCCATCATCATTGATACAACAAAACTTTGGTGAAAATGTAACTAGTCATGGTTTTTTACTATGGGATGTTCCAACTAGAACATTTACCGAACATGACGTTGAAAATAAATCTCCGTATTATCAGTTTAGACTTAAATCTATTGCTGATATTGAAACTGGGAGTGAAAAGATAACAAATTTATAATGGAAGAAAGATTTAATTTAATTCTTTGTGATTTCACAGAAGAATTATGTGAAGAATGGAGACTAGCTTTTGCTGAGTTCCCAGAAGTTGAGATAAGATATGGTATATTCGAACATATCGATTTTGATTGTATCAATAGCCCAGCAAATTCCTTCGGATTGATGGATGGTGGTATTGATGAAGCGATAACAATGTACTTTGGTCAGCAAATGATGGATAGAGTACAGACTATGATTATTGATAAATATGCTGGTGAACAACCAGTTGGAACATCAGAAATCGTAAGAGGGACACCAGACGGTGCTGAAAGAGTTAGATATGTTGCACATACCCCAACAATGATTGTTCCAGAACTAATTGCTCACACGAACAATGTTTATATGGCCATGAGAGCTATGTTATTGGCAGTTGAAAACCATAACAAAACTTCAGACGATAAAATTAGAACAGTAGTTTGTTCTGGTTTAGGGACTGGTGCTGGTAGAGTTCCATATAGACAAGCAGCAACTGATATGGCTAAAGCTTACCGAACATACAAAGTAAGACCAAGACAATTATCATGGGCTTTTGCTGGAATAAGATATCAATACATAAAAGGAAATAACATATAAAACTATGACACTAAAAGAATTAAAAGTATTCATCAATAGTATTCCAGAAGGAATGGATGAATTTGAGATGGTTAACGGAGAATTTGGTTTAGCTTCTGATGGTAACACGTTTGTAATGACAAACAATTCAATAATGACAATCTATGTAGATGAGAATAACGGTGAAATCCAATTTCTTCATCAAACAGATAAAGACGTAAAAGACATATTGCTAGATGGAGATTCCGAAAACTCTTAAAGATGAAATTTGGGATTATTGTCGTTTGAACAATGTAACCAATATTGATGGTTTCACTATTAAATTATTGAAACAAGGTTTCACCATGGAAAAATTTGGTGCCACACCAACAACCAATGAAAAGATTGTTGAAAAGATTGTTGAAAAGATAGTTGAAAAAATAGTAGAAGTTCCAGTTGAAAAGATTGTTGAAGTTCCAGTCGAAAAAGAAGTGTATATCACTGATGATTCACAAACTAAAAAATTAACTGATGAAATCGAAAGACTTCAAAAACTTAAAGAAATCCACGATATAGACCAATCTAACATGACAAAAGAAATGTTAGAATTGATGGATAAGGTAAAGAAACTTGAAAAAGAATTAGAATTAGAAAAAAAGAAAAATAAAACAGATTTTTATGGCGAATAGTACAGACAGTAGGTTGATATCACCTTACGCAAAGATTAAAGTATATTGGGATGACCAACCGCATAATTACAGCAAAGATGGAAAAACAAAAATAAGAAATTATTTTGCCAGCAAGTATGGTGTGAACAAGAACAACATCAACGTTATTTACAGACCAGTAAAGTTTAACGATAAAGGTGATGCTATTGAAATTACAGGTGCTGGTATAGAAAACATTATGGATGTTAATTACCAAAGAGCCCTTATGAAAGAACTAATTACTAGAGATGGTAAAACGGTTGATTTCAATCGTATTGTTGCGTTAGATGACAAGGTTAACGGTGAATTGAACGTTGACTTAACTCACGCACAACATAGAAGCTGGGGAATAAAATGGGTTATGATTAATAACTTCCTATCTTTCGGTGAAGATAACTATGTTCCATTTAGTAAACTAAAAGGTTTAACGGTGGTTAACTCTATTCCAGCTAACCAAGGTGGAAAAACAACACTTACTATTGATGCAATTAAATTCTTGTTACACGGTACAACTACCAAGACTGATAAGAACGAAGAAATATTTAACACGTTTAGTGGTATGAATGAATTGGTTGTACGTGGTATGATTGAAATCGAAAACGAAGAAACTATCATTGAAAGAAAAATGAGACGTTCTGCTAAAAAAGGTGGTGGTTGGACCGTAGTAAACAAGGTTAACTATTACCGATTGTTACCAGATGGTGAAGAAGAGGAATTAAATGAAGAAGATGCTAAACAAACAACCAAAAAGTTAAAAGAAACAATTGGTAGTGAGAAAGACTTTGAGATGCTTGTATTAGCAACTGAAAAGAACTTAGATGACCTTATTGGTTTAACAACAACAGAATCTGGTAAGGTTTTAACTAGACTTATCGGTTTAGAAATATTGGAATTAAAAGAAGCAGCTGTTAGAACTATGTACAATGAATTTGCTAGAAAGAAAAAATCTAACGACTTTGATGTGATTACACTAGCTAACGAAATCGAGGAACACGTTGAAAAAGTATCACAGGGTGAAGAACTAGAAATAGAACTTAAAACTAAATTAGAAGCCACAAAGGCTGAGATTACAAAATTAGGTGATGAAAGAGATTCTCTTATCAATAGTAAAGAAAAGATTGATGTAACAATTTCTGAGTTGAACCCATCAAGGTTAGATAGTGACATTAAAACATTGATGGATAAAGGAATAGAAATCAAAGAAAAAATTGATGGTTTAACGACTCAAATTGAGTTAATCGGTACTGTTAATTTTGATGAAGATAGACACCTAGAGCAAACAAGAGCTTTCAACAAAGCAACAACAGACAAAGCATTGAAAGGTGCCGAAGTATCTAGACTTAAATTGGTTGTATCTGGCTTGGTTGCTGGTGGGATATGTCAATCATGTAATAGAAAATTAGATGATGTTGATAACACAATACACATAGCAAAACACGAATTAGAGATAGAAAAACTTAAAAAAGAGATATTTATAATAGAAGAGCAGCTTAAAACAATTCAAACTGAGATTGACGAATTAGATAAAACTAAAAAAGTTATTGATACTAAAAACAAATTAGAGTTGGATAAAGATAGAGCTGAAGTGGAAATCGGTTCATTAAGAAATCTAGTAACTGGTAAAAGAAACGACTTAAAGAAATATAACTTGAACTTAGAAGCTATTGAGTTAAATAAAAAAATTGATAGCCAAGTAATTCAAGTAAAAACACAATTAGATGTTTGCGATTATACCAAAGACACAACAATCACTAGAATCGAAAGAGTTCAAACTGATACTCAAACAAATAGAGTAGCGATAATTACGAAAAACAAATTGATTGAAACAATCAAAAAAGAAGAAGAAGTAGATAAAATTTTCAAAACATACATTGAACTGGTTGGTAAAAAAGGTATTAGCAAGCTGGTATTGCGTTCTGTATTGCCAATTATTAATTCAGAAGTACAACGTCTTTTAGAAGATGTGGTTGATTTTGAAGTTGAGATATCTATGGACGATAAAAATGACGTACAATTTCTTTTAAATAAAGATGATGTATCCAAATCATTGAAGTCTGGTAGTGGTTTTGAGAAGACAGCAGCAAGTCTTGCATTAAGAGGTGTGTTAGGAAAGATTTCTACGCTTCCTATGCCTAATTTTATCACATTTGATGAAGTATTAGGTAAAGTAGCTCCAGATAACGTAGAGAAGCTTAAAACGCTTTTTGATAAGATTAAGGACATGTATGAGATTGTGTTTTTCATTACTCACAACGATTTGGTTAAAGATTGGGGTGATAACGTGATAACTGTCGTTAAAAATAACAATTTATCGAAGATTACTATCAAATAGTTGTAAAAACCAACTAAAAATAGTACCTTTGTGTATATAAAAAAAATAACATATGAAATTTAGAAATTATTGTGTTGTAATAATGGGTGATACTCTTGGTGTAGTACAAGAAATTGAAAAAATTAGTGATAGTAAGCCAAACGTACTAGATGCTAAAGGTATCATAATTGCAACATTTACATCTTTTGTTGAACCTAGTGAAATATCAGAATGGTTCACTGTAAACAATCGAAGTTTTTTAGTGTTTGATTTGAATGAAAATAATTCTGGTTTCAACATAACAAAAAAAGATATACACGAAGGATTGTTCGGGTTTCTTAGGGATGTTAACCAAGAAGAATTAGAATCAAAATCATTAGAATTTTTAAGTACAATGCCATCTGGGATTATAAACGGAAAAAGTGGTTTTACCGTTAGCGATGCTGAGATAGTTGAAAACGAAATAAGTGAAGCTGAGATAGAACAGATGACAAAATCAGAAAGAGAAGAAATGATGAACCAATTAATCGAAAATGGTATTGAAAATCTTACTGAATATGATAAAAAAATATTACCTTTATTAGCAAAATAAGTGTTAAAAACACTTGACTTTTAAAGATTTTATCGTATATTTAACTATGTTAAACATAACAAAAAAGAAAAGAATGAAACAATTTAATGAACAAAAAATATGTAAATTTTGATACAGATGATAGCATCGCAAAATACTTTAAAGACGTAAGAAAATCAGTTATCTTAACTCCTATTGAAGAAGTTGATTTAGCTAAAAGAATAAAAAACGGTGATGAAAAAGCGACAGAAATATTGGTTAAAGCTAACCTTAAATTTGTTGTATCAATTGCCAAAGAATACCAAGGACAAGGATTACCATTATCTGATTTAATTAGTGAAGGTAATTACGGTTTAATAAAAGCTGCGAGTCGTTTTGACCACAAAAGAGGTTTTAGATTTATTTCTTATGCTGTATGGTGGATTAAACAATCGATAATTCAAAGTCTTAATGACAATGCTAGAATTGTAAGACTACCAGCAAATGTTATCAATAAAATTTCAAAATTAAACAAAGAAATTTCTAGGTTTGAAAATGATAACGAAAGAGAACCAGTTTACGGTGAGATATTCGATAAAGATAATAATACAATGGCGATGTTGTCGTATCCAAAATGTAGTTCATTAAATCAAATGATAAACGAAGAAGGTGACGAGTTGATTCAATTAATTCCTTGTGAAACTTATGATATGGACCAAATAGAGGTTGATGAAAAAGTTAAGGTAGAGTTAAATAAAACACTAGACGTTTTAGATGAAAGAGAAAAGATGATAATTGAAAGTTATTTTGGTGTTAACACAGATTGTGAGCCAATGACACTTGAAGCTATCGGAGAAAAGTATTCTTTAACAAAAGAAAGAATAAGACAAATAAAAGAAAAAGCGATACGAAAGTTAAGACATAACGCACACGGATTACAAAGTTTACTAAACGAATAAGAAAGGGGTTTTCCCCTTTTTTGTATATTAAGATATTTATAAAGATGAAAATAAAATTTAGACACATAATGTTGATTATGGCACTTTCAGTAGCTGGATGTGCCGCATATTTCTCAGTCTGGGGACTTAGCCAACTATTTGCTGGTGCTAGTGCCGCTGTTATTGTGATGGCTTCAGTGTTGGAAGTCGGTAAATTAGTAGTTACAACTGCTTTACACACTTATTGGGATAAATTAAGTAAATCTTTAAGGTTTTATTTAACGACCAGTGTTGTTATTCTTATGTTAATTACATCTGCTGGTATTTATGGATTTCTATCAAATGCCTATCAAAAAACAGCGAACAAACTTGAAATTCATGATGGTGAGTTGGGTGTGTTAGATGGTAAAAAGGGTATTTTTGAAAAGGGTGTTGCTTCTAATGAAAAATTAATCGAAGCCAAAACAAAACGTATCGACCAATTAAGTGGACTTAGAAGTTCACAAGAAAGTAGAATAGATGGTTCTAAATCAAATAGAGATAGAAATAACGTGAGAAAAGATATATCTTCAGCTAACGGTGAAATTCAAAAACTATCAACAGAAATTGATGGTTTAAACGCTAAAAACGCTGTGTTGGCTGACTCTATTGGTAGTTACAATGTAAAAGCATTAGAAATGAAATCTGGTAGTGATGTTGCTGGTGAAGTTGGACCTTTGAAATATATTGCAGAACTTACAGGTATTCCAATGGCGAGTGTTGTTAATTATTTGATACTTCTTCTTATATTTGTATTTGACCCGTTAGCTATATCACTAGTATTAGCAACTAACAAAGCTTTTGATTTAGCTGGTGAAAGTACACCACTAGAACCTAAGAAAGACTCAACCAAAGAAGTTTTAGAAGATATTCTAGAAGAATTGAAACATGAGCACGAAGATGAATATGAATATGAAGAAGTACTAGGGAGTGATGCTGTAAGTGATGCTGTAAGTGATGCTGTAAATGAGGGAGTAAAAGAAGAAAATGAGGGTGTAAAAGAAGAAGAGACAACAACATTTAACCTAGTTGACGGTGCTAAGGTTTTTACTAAAAAAATGTTATCACAGTTTAAATCACCAGGAATTTCAACACGTGAAGGTGATGACCCTATTTTTGAAAATATTGAAGAACCAGTTGAAGAAATCAAACCAGTTAAGACAACAGTTAGAAAAGAACCAGTTGTGACTACAGGTTCGGTTAATTTAGAAGACATAAAAGAAATAAAAGAAGGTAGAGGTTTTTCGGTAGATGTTCCATCGCCAAAAACAAATACTATAGAAAGAATCGGTTCTAACAAATTAGTTAAAAACGGTGATAACAACAAAGTTTATTTTAGACGTGATTAATGATTATTGATGAAACAAAATACGGGTTATCTGAAAACAACTATATTCAAGTAGAATGTATCAAAACTCAAATCGTTATAGCAAATTCGTTTAACCATGATATGCGTCACGTAATTGGGTGGAAAAATAGAAATAACGGAAAATACAAAAAAACAGCTGCATTCACTATTGATGCGGCTGGTTTAGTTTATAGACACTTCGACCCTAAATATATGTCTAGGTTTTTTGGGCAATTAGAGTTAGATACAAAAACAATTGTTATAGTGTTAGAAAATGACGGGTGGTTATTAAAAGATAAAGAAAAAAATAGATTTATTACTTGGATTGGGGATATTTATAATAAATCAAATGAAATTGTAGAAAAAAGATGGCGTGGTTATAATTATTGGGCCCCGTACACTACAGAACAGTTCGATTCAACGATAGAGTTAGTAAAACAATTATGTGATGAATTCTACATACCAATTACAGCTATCGGACACAATACAAAGATTGATTCGTTATTCGGTTATCAAGGTGTTATTTATAAAAGTAATATTGAAAAACACTATACTGATTTAACACCAGCTTGGGATTGTGTTGAATTTAAACATAAATTAGAATTAATATAAAAACTATGAAAGAAAACATTAATGAACACGATATGACCAAAAAAATGATGGATTCCATCAGAAATGGTTTTAAAACTTTGGTAACTGAAGAAGTTGAACAATCAGAAACCGAAGTTGAAGATGCTGAAACAGTAGCTGGTGATGATTTACCAGAACCTACTGAAGAAGAAGGTATAGAAAAAGAAAGTGAAGACACTATTTCACCTGTAAGTGGTGACGCTGTATTCAATGACGAATTAAAAAAATTACAAGATACTGTTAACGCTAGTGCAAAGATTACAAATTTTAAAATATACCCATCGGACGACAACATAATGATTGAAGGGGCATTCTTAAGAAATGAAAATGAAAACTCTGGTATTCATTTTACCATGGCATTGAATGCTCGTGAAGTTAAACTAGAGATGCAAGGTTCAAACGACTTAGATGACGATGTTATCGACTTATTGAAAAAACTTAAAGGATACTACAAGGTTTGGGCTGATGAATGGTATTTAAAACTAACAAATGAATATAAATCAAATAAATAATGAACGCAAAATACGATTTTAAATCAATATTTATTGTAGTGTTGGCTGTTGCTTTAATCATTAGTTTTATCGCTGGTCAAAAATCAATACCAACACAATATAAAGCAGATATCGAAAGATTAGAAAAAATCAGTGCTGACTTAGCAAGTAAAAATGATAGCCTTAACTCTGCAAATAAAAATCTAGACGCTCTTATTTGTGGGCTTCAAGGTAAGGTAAAAATAAACGAAGCTAAATTAGCTTCTACACAATCACAATTAGATAAATTAAACAAAAAAAGACATGAAATACCTAGTAACGTTAATCGTTTGTCTGCTAATGGCGTTGCCAATGCATTCACAAAATATCTCGATAAAAGAGCCGAGAGTTCAAGCACTCGTTAATTCAAAAGGAGATACAATAATCCAAATGAAAATGGTTGACGCTAAATTTATCCTAGCTGAAATCTTAGATAAAGAAATTGTTGATAGTCTTCTTAATGTTTACATGGTAAGAGATGGTATTAACCAAAATACAATTCAATTGCAAGTTAAAATAATCAAAGACTATCAATTAAAAAGTATTAATTATGTGCAACAAATAACAAATCTAAATGCTATGCTTAAAATCAAAGATGAAGAGCTAGCAATCATAAATAAAGTTGTTGCTGACCAAAAAAAAGAAATCAGAAAACAAAAAACATATAAAGTATTTGGATTCATCGGTGCCGTGGTGCTGCCAATACTAGTTCTACTATTAAAACCATAAACAATGAAGAAAGAGTTTCAAACAAAAAAAGAATCGATTACACAAAAACCAGCGAAAAATAACCAAGGTATAGTTGGTCCTTATCCACCAACATTAACAGATATACCTATGTATGACCCACAGACTGGAGAACCTAACCCAAAATATGAAAAATTAACTGGTAAGAAAAATCCATTGGCTGAAATAAGAAAAGTTGGTGCTAGTAAATCAATGCTAGTACCGCCAAATTTTGAACCAAAAACCAGAAATAGATTTCTGGTTAAATTTCCAGAAGAAATGAAAATAAAACCATTCTTTGTTGCTAGTATAAATCTACCAATAATTAAAAATGAAAGAGTTGCTCTTTTAGGTTTTCACTTCAGAACCAACACATATATTAGTGATTTTGAGTTAGAGATGATAGATTATATAGGGAATTCAAAAACTAAAACAAATATAAAAACAATTAATGAATGGTTTTTTAAAGAAAAAGAATTTAATTTAGATATTGAACTTCTGGATGCAACTGGAGTTGTTTACGAAAAAATTGCTTTAGGTGATTGTTTAATAAGCAAGATAGATTTTGGTGAATTAAACTATGATGACAAGTCTTTGTTGAAATATAAATTAACATTAAAAACGAATAGATTAGATTTATTGTAACCTATTTACACATTAAATAAATAAAAGCCCATAATAGGGCTTTTTTTGTTAAAACATAATATTTATAATAAAAACAATACTATGTCTAAAAATATAAAAAAAATTAACGAAAATCTTACGAAAGCTGATATCACCAAAGAAATTAAAGTTTCTATGGACAGCCAAGCATTTAAGAGTAAGATAGAGAAAATTGTTAAGGATAAACTTAAAGACAATAAAGAATTGGACGATAAGGTTGTTGAGATTACTAGAAATGTTATCACACAACTATACAAGACTCTATGGACTCAAAGAGGCGTTTGGAGAAATAACTTAACAAATAAAACTAGCTAACTATATTATGGAACAAAATAAAGAAAACGGAAAACGTTTGGTTAAAATCACCAAAGAACAATACAATAGAATATTTGCATCTAAAGTAATAAATGAAACAGCAATGCCTAAGATGCCAGTTGTAAAAGGTGGATTAGCTAGAGTTGATAAAGCTATGTCTAAAGCTCTACCAGCTGGTAGTGTTAAAACCCTAGAAGAAGAAAAACCATTCAATATTAAAAAAGATGCACTTGGAATTCCAAAAAGTGCACAAGGTAAATTTAAAGAACCAATGATGGAAGGTGAAGATAAAGTACAAGGTAAAGTGATTGAACTTATTCATTACTTATATGGTGAGACAAAAGACTTTCCACAATTTAAAAATCCAAAAGGTAGTGTTTTGACATTTGATGAAATCACTGACGAATTATTATCTAAAAAACTTATAGTTAAAAAAGACGGTAGATTCAAATTATCTAAATCTAGTGGTAGTCCAGAACAAGCTAAACAAGCTATTGAAGACGAACTTAACGCAATGACTGGCACATCTAACATGGAGTTAGAAACTGAAAACTATCCAGCTGGTGCTGAACACGACCCTAACGCTCCATGGAACCAAGAAGATAATTATGAAGACGATGAAGAAGAAGAAGAAAACTTCGCTGAAATAAACGGGCCATTAAAAACTATTGGTAGCAACTACGAAATCAGTATCTTAACTGATGGAAAAAATTACTTTGTATTCTTATATGGTGATTTATCAGAAAAACCTTTAAGTAGTGAATTTGTAAGTAACTTTGCTGCGAAACATAAAAACGAAGTTGGATACGGTTTAAATGCGTGGGATAGTGGTAAATTCAGACTTATACAAATTGATGAACCATTAAAACAAGATTTATTGGATATATACGATAAAGACCAAGCGATATTCAACGCTTTGGATTTCCCTTTAAACGAAGATGATGCTATTGATGCTTACCATACATTTAAAGCAAACACTAGTGCTGCTATGACTCCTAAGAAAGGTGTAGAAAAAACACCAGAAGAACACAACGCTATGGTTGCAAAATTAAAAGCAATTAGAGATGCTGAATTAGCAAAAAGGGAAATAGAAAAAACACAAAATCTAGAAGAAACAACTGGTACTGTTGGTGGTGATGGTAGTATTGGTAGCAGTACTACTGGTCAATACACAGGTTCTGCTGGTTTATTTAGTGATGACCCTTTAATAAAGAAAAAAATAGCTAGGGTTGGTCAAACCAAGGTACCAGTTGTCAAAGAAGGAAGTGAAGCTCACAATAAAACCCAATGGTCTGGTGGTGGCTTCGTTGAATTCAACGATTGTGTTGACTTGAATAATAAACCAGCTGGTACTGGTTGTAGTGCTGGTGCTGTTGATAACGTGGTTAGTGTTAAGAAAACAAAAGGTAACGTAAATGCACCATCATTGAGTGAAAACCAAATATACGAGGCAATCGCTAAAAAGACTGGTAAAACAATTGATGAGATAAAATCTATTATTGTAGCAAAAAACACTAAAGCATAACAACTTTACAAAAAACTAAGATATTTATAATAAAATCAAATAAGATGGATAAAAATATAATAAAACAACACTTAACTGAAAGATTCTTGTCTGAAGCTAAAGACGAAGCTAGTACTCCTGGTATTAACGTCACTAAAGCTGTGACTAAAAAATCTGGTGAAGTTAACAAAGCTGGTGTTAAAGCTATTGCGAAAGATGTAACTAGTTACGAGAAAAACGTTAAATCAGATAAAGATTCTGGTAAAATGGGTACGAACAAATTCAACTACAACGGAGACAAAGAAAAACAATACCATGACAAGATGGAAATCGAAAACGGTACAGAAATGAACGAATACGATAGAGAACCAAACAAAGACTTTAAAGATAGAGCTAAAGAAGCTTTAGAAGGAAGTTCTAGAATGGGTAACAAAGGTGGTAAAGATATGGGTAACGCTGAAGCATCACAAGGTTCATCATCTGATGACTTTGGTAAGACTAAACTTAAAAACGCTGAAGATTCAGCTGAAGAAAGAGCAAAAGCAACGGATAATTTATTGAGTTTTGGTGATGTGATTATCCCAAATCCAAACCCAACAAAAGCTATGAGAAAACACTCTGCATATACTAATGAAGGTGCTGAAGCTTCAGCTAGTAGAGATATCGAAGGTGGTAAACCTTATGGTGATGCAGACCGATACGATTTTGAAAATAGCGATGAAGCTAAAGAAGATAATAAAGAAGATAACAATAAACCAAAAATAAAAGAATCAATGAAAAGACTTAAATTTAAAAAAGAGTTTAACGGTGTTGGAAATGCACTTAACATGATACCAGAATCATATAGAACGGATAACAAACAATTCGAAATGACTGATGGTAACGAAACTTACACAATCCGTTGGGAAGGAACACTTTCTGAAGGTAGAGCAGTAGTATTAACAGCATCTGACAAGAAAATGGTTAATGAAGATATGCAAAAAATGAAACACCTTTGGGGTTACAAATCACAAGAAACTCTTGGATTGGTTAAAGGTAATGATAGACTTAATGAAAACGCTGTTTTCAGTAATATCTGGAACAAATCAAAAGCTCTTTTAGAAGGTGATGATATTGAAGACCAAGATGCAACTGAAGGTGATTTAGACAAAGCTGTTAAACACGCACCAGAAGCTAAGAAACACGTTGAAGGTTCTGTATCTACAGAAAAAGGAACGAAAGCTCCAGCTCCTAAAAAAGGTAACTTAGAAGACATTAAAAAATCTGCACCAGAAGCTACTAAACATGTAGAAGGTTCTGTATCTACAGATAAAGGTACAAAAGCACCAGCTCCTAAAAAAGGTAACTGGGAAGATGCAAACGGTACTCAAGCTGCTGAAGCAAAAAAACATATCAAAATGAATGAATCATTTAACGATGACGAAACAGAAGAAACAGAAGAAGATGAAACAGAAGAAGCAGAAGAAGTAACAACTGAAGCTACTGAAACGGTTCCAACTGAAAAAGGTACAAATGCAGTATCAACTAAAAAAGGTCATTGGGAAGATATCAACGTTCCTCACGCTGCTGAAGCGAAAAAACACATACACATGGGTGAAGGTCTTACTTTAAACGGTAAAGTATTTGCACCAATCAATGAAAGTGAAGAAGAAGAAGAAGAAGAAGATGTTGACTACAATATGGGTGACGACAAAGGTAAATTACCAAATCCAGCAAAAGAACTTAACATTGACATCAATGAAAATGAAGAAGAAGGTGAAGAAGAAGAAGGTAATGATGATTGGAATAAATCTGATGACGAAGATGGTGATGTTGATGCCGAACCAGCTGATACTGATATTTCTGGTGATGTTCCAACCGATACTGACGATGAAGATGATGTTAAAGTTCCAGCAGCTCCAAAAGCTAGTGGTGCAAGACTTATGGTTAGCAAATCAACAGGCGATTATTACATCATCGGTGCTGGTCCTAGTCCAATCTTAGTTCCTGTAGAGGATAAAGAAAGAGCTAAAATGAACCCAGCTAAATATGCTGAAGAAATGGGTGGTGAAGATGATGAAGACGAAATGGACGAATCATATGACGAAGAAGGAATGGGTGATGAAGCTAATATAGTAAACAAACTAAAAAGAAAAGTTAACCGTTTAGAAGCTGAATTAGCACAATGTGGTAACACAGGAATGTAATTAAAATATAAAATACTAAAACCACTCAAATCGAGTGGTTTTTTTATTTATAGGATATTTATAATAAAACACATACTATGAGTCTAATTAAATTTCAAGAGAAAATTGGTGCTCCAGCCGATGGTTCGTTTGGACCAACAACACTTAAAAAAGCGATGGAGTATTACAAACTTACACCAATAAGAGCTGCACACTTCTTTGGTCAAACATCACATGAAACAGGTGGTTTTGAAGTTTTTAATGAAAATCTAAACTATTCAGCCAAAGGCTTAGTTGCAACATTTCCTAAATATTTTACTGGGAATATGGCCGAACTATACGCTAGACAACCAATCAAGATAGCGTCTAGAGTTTATTCCAACAGAATGGGTAATGGTAACGAAGCATCTCGTGAAGGGTATTTTTTTAGAGGCCGAGGGGCTCTTCAAACTACGGGTAAAGATAATTATAAGTTATTGTCGGCTTATTTAAAGAAACCAGAAATATTAACAACACCAGACTTGGTTGCAACTGAATTTCCGTTTGAATCAGCTATGTTCTTTTTTCAAACGAATAAATTATGGGCTATATGTGACAAAGGTATTACTGATGATGTTATAACTAAATTAACACGTAAAATAAATGGTGGTGAGAAAGGATTGGAAGAAAGAATCTCACTAACCAAAAGATATTACAGTTGGATAAAATAAAAGATATGAATACAAAAGAAAAAATACAAAAAGCAGTTGAAACCAAAGGTTATGTTTGGTTCGATGATACAGATAATAAAGGTTTTGACGTTAATATCGTTGGTGTTAGAAATCTTATCGTTGGTAAGAAAGTGACTAATGTATTTGACGATGTGATTACGTTGTCATATAAAGAAAACGGTATATGGCAGTATCATGAATGGGCTATAACTACAGACCCAGGTACAAAAGCAATATTAGAATTCCACAACCCTAAAGGTGTTGCAAGATTAGTTCCAAACCAATATCGAGGTTCACACCGTGTTGGATTACATCAAGGCAAGTACGAAGCCCTATGTCAACAAAATAAGGTTAAAGTATATAGAGATAAAAACAAAAATATGACGTTTGATGAAGTTGTACTTGAAGAAGGTGTCTTTGGAATCAATATCCATAGGTCAAACCCTAAGACTGAATCTCAATTTGTTGAAAATTGGTCAGAAGGTTGCCAAGTCTTTAAAAGACTCAAAGATTTCAAAGAATTTATGGTAATTATAAACAAAGCAAAATTAATTCATGGTAACTCATTCAGTTACACATTAATAACAACTAATGACATCGTTTAATATTTATTTTTATAAGTTAACCATTATATTCTAATAAAATTAAATCTATGAATAACAAATATGATAGAATAAGCTTCTTGGCCTATATTAACAACCCTATGAGTAAAGAGAGTATTAATATGTTGTACACATCAAACAATATAAAGTTCGAGAAATGTGAACTTTATGGTGATTTCGTACAATCATTATTGATACTAGCATTCGACACATATTTAGGTGACGATGTAACTAACCCAGAGGCTCAAGTAAATCATTTTAAATGGTGTTGGGAAAAAAATATAGTTAACTTTGCCGAAGAAGGTATCATATTTATAAATCCTAGACTATATGATTATTTTTTAGAATTTATGCTTGAAGTGTTTTACAGTTATTCGGATAAAAAACCTTTTGATTATACCGACAAAGGATTACTTAGAATTTGGCATGATGTTTTTGATTATACAAAGATAAAAACCAATTCAGACATCGATACTCTTATTGAAATTTACAGTATTTTTGAAAAATCATTGAAATTTGTCTAAATTTTAGGTTTTACTATTTATTTTAATTAATAATATAGTAGTTTTACATTATGAAAACAGAAAGACTTTTTAACGTAGTACTTTTAGAGCTATCAGCCGAACAATTAAAATTGGAAGACGCTTTAGAACAAGCCCTAGTTTCGACTATGGGTGACATTGGTTGGAAATCAACCACTATTAAAGACCTTGTGGGTAAATTAGCCACATTAGAAATGACTATCGCTAAATTTAACGATATGATTTCACAAAATAACAATAACGAAGAAAAAAAAGAAAAACAAGATGGAAAAATTTAATGATTTAAAAGCTCTAATCGCTGGATTAGAAGAAGACGCAAACAAATTTTACGAAAAAGGTAACAAAGCAGCTGGTGTAAGACTTAGAAAAGGTTTACAAGAAATCAGAACATTATCACAGGCTTTGAGACAAGACGTTTCAGCTAAAAACAAAGACGCTAAAAACTAATTAATATGCTAGTAGATATACTCAATAAATTATTAATGATGTCGTTTTTTATGTCGTTGTTAAACGTGGTAAGACATGCCTACTATTTTATACAAGCGTTTTTTACTTCTACACCAGAAGAACCAACAAAATATAGGATTAGTAACACATCATTAATAATATTGGGTGTTTCTATCGCATATTTGTTATCTGTAATCTTTACAGGTATAAAACTATAAACTAAAACTTATGTCAAATATACAAAAAACCCTAGATTCACTTCAACCATATGTTATCGGTATCCGTTACTTAGATGGAACAGTTTTGGTTGATGCTGTATTCAAAGAAGGTTGGACAGTTCCAGAAGATGCTAATATTAAAAAGGTAAAAGGCGATGAATCGTTAAATTACCATATGATATTCAGTGAAAACCCTAAGATTGGTTTAGATGAACTACTAG